CGGCGCTTTATAGTTGCAAGCGTTTCATCCATGCAGGTTGAAGCCCTAACCACGCGTCCTTGCAGGTCAGAGCCCGATTTCTGGTTCCCTTCCGATCCCGGACAATCCGGGCGAATCATGCCCCATCCACCCCCTTCCGATGGATCCTCAATGGGGATCCATCCCCGAATGGGTCTCGGATGGATGGATCGGCTGAGAAACCAATGGATCGGCCTCCTGCAAAGCCGCAGGTGAGGCCACCTGTAATGGGTCCCCAAACGCACGAGAGCCCCGGATGGCTTGGCAGCTCCGGGGCTCTCCAGACACCAGGAGGTAAGGCTCCAGATGTCCACGCACAACGATACGGCCGAACTCCCCCGATGGGTGTTCTACTGCCTGGTCTTCGGCGCACTCACCGGCATGGCCGGTACCGCCGCCGTCAACGGCCCCGAGATCATCGAGCTCGGCCAGCGCCTCGGCCTGGAGTGGCGAAGCATCGTCGTCGCCGCCATGGTCGTGCTCTACGAGATGGTCAGCACCCTGCTGTTCATGTTCATCCCCAAGCACCTGAAGTGGCTGCGCCGGTCAGCGGCCTGGGGAGCCGGATTCGGCCTGATCCTCACGATCGTCCTGGGCGGCGTCAACCACGCCCTCGACCACGACACGCTGGAAGTGAACCTCTTCCTCGTCGAGGCCGTCACCCCCGTACCTTCCCTCGTTGCGGCGGCCTTCCTGCACATGCTTGTCCTCGCCGCCGCCGCCATTTCCCCCCGCATCAAGAATCGGCGCCGGGCGCGAGAGGTAGGGGAAGTTCCCGTCCCTCCGACCATTGAACTAACACAGCCCGAGGAAGAAACCGATAAGGGCCCCAAGACGCTCGTGGAAGACCTTCCCCAGCCCGGGGAAGACGACGAGACGCCGGAGAACCTCACGGAGGACGCAGAGGAAGACGAGAGCGAGGAAGAGGAAGTCGAGGCGGACGACGCGGAAGCCACTGTGTCCCTGGAGAACCTCGACATCGAAGCCGAGAACATCGGCTACCGCGCGGTGCTGAGGATCGCGATGGCGGCTTGCCGCCGGGCACGGAAGCTGGGGAAGCCGCGTCCCACGGGCGCAGCGATGCTGGAGAAGTTCGGGATCGTCTCTACCCCGAAGGCGTGGCGGAACGCTCTGAACGAGGCCGAGGAGAAGTTGGATGAGGAAGCGGCGCTCTTCGTCCAGTAGGTAGGGGAACGAAAGCCCCCGAGCTGAATCAGCTCGGGGGCTTTCGCGTTTCCAGGATTCATAAAAATGGCCGGTTGATTTCTACCCTCGAATTGAATGGTTTTCTTATGAGGGATGATTTGTGGCCGACGATTTTCTGGATGACGAGACGGATGGCGAGAAGGAAGCGCGGGCGAGTCTCGACGATGAGCTGGATGAGCTGTCGCGCGAGTTCGTCGAGGATTTGCTGGATAGGTTGCTTCTCGTCACGGACGAGTTGAGCGGCAATCCGCTTTATCCGTACCAGCGGCCTTTTGCCCGGCGGATTTTTGAGTCCCTTATTACTGGGGACGGTGCGGCGCTGACTGCGCTATTTTCCAGGCAGAGTGGAAAAAGTGAGACGGTCGCCAACACTGTGGCGACGGCGATGATTCTCTTCCCGTCGCTGGCCATTGCGTACCCGGATCTGCTGGGCAAGTTCCGCAAGGGCTTGTGGGTGGGTGCGTTCGCTCCTGTCGAGGACCAGGCGGAAAACCTCTACTCGCGGATCGTGTCGCGGTTGACTTCGGAGCAGGCGGTCGCGTTGATGTCGGACCCGGACTTGAACATTAGGATCGCGGGCAAGGGCCGGACGCTGTCTCTGTCGAACGGGTCGTTGGTGCGTCGGCAGACCGCACATCCTCGGGCGATCATCGAAGGCCGGACCTATCACCTGATCCTGATGGATGAGGCTCAGGGCGTTGACGCTCGGATGCTGTTCAAGTCGATCTCGCCGATGGGTGCCTCGACCAACGCGACCTTGGTCCTGACGGGCACGCCCTCGTATGAGAAGGGCGCCTTTTACAAGCTGATTCAGGACAACAAGCGGGAGCAGCTCGGCCGAGGCAAGAAGCCGCTGCACTTCCAGGCTGATTGGAGGGAGGCGGCGAAGGCCAACCCCTCCTATAAGAAGTACGTCAGCAAGGAGATGATCCGGATCGGCGAGGACTCGGATGAGTTCAAGCTGTCGTACCGGTTGATCTGGTTGCTTGAGCAGGGCATGTTCACGACCGAGGAGCGCCTGGAGTCCCTCGGCGACAAGAGCATGAAGGTCGAGCACACCTGGCATCGCACGCCGGTCGTGATCGGGATCGATCCGGCTCGCAAGCAGGACTCGACGATCGTCACGGTGGTCCACGTCGACTGGGATCGTCCGGATGAGAACGGCATCTATCCGCACCGGATCCTTAACTGGCTCGACTTGACCGGCCAGGACTGGGAGCGGCAGTACGAGCGGATCACGGATTTCTGCGCGAACTACAAGATCATGAAGGTCGGGATCGACGCGGGCGGCCTGGGTGATGTGGTGGCCTCACGGTTGCGGGTGCTGATGCCGCATACGGAGATCGAGGAGCTCGGTTCTGACCGTGCCAGCCAGTCCAAGAGGTGGAAGCATCTGGCCAACCTCATGGACCGGGGTCTGATCACGTGGCCTGCGCACGCCAAGACGCGGGAGACCAAGTTGTGGCGCCGGTTTCACCAGCAGATGACGTCGCTGGAGAAGGTGTTTGCGGGTCCGTACCTGATGGCTGAGGCTCCGAAGGAGCCCAACGCGCATGACGACTTCGCCGACAGTTTGGCGATGGCGTGCGTTTTGACTTTGGATTATGCGGTTCCGACTGTTCAGTTCTCGGATAACCCGTTCTATCGCCGCCGGTATTGATACGACATTTATATATTTCGGCCCTTGAACTCTAGCCTGGAAAGAGCTAGCTGATTTGAAAGGGCTGCGAATGTATAACGACCCTGAGCGCAATTCGCCGCTTGCGCCGACTCCGCGTTACCCGGAGCGTCTGACCTCGGTGTATGAGCGTAAGGCCGCGTCGAACACTGCCCGGCGTGGTGAGCTGCGGTTCCAGGAGGGTGTGGGCACTGACCAGGACGTTCCTCGCGACTTTGGCGTGGGCGTCATGAGCGGTTACGAAACTCCGCCCGGTCATCCGACGCACAACAAGGCCGTGTGGATTAAGCCCGCTTCGGAGACTCTGAAGGAGCGCGCCCACCTCGGTAGTGCTGCCTGGGTTGAAGCGCCGACATTCCTTGGCGAGTTTTCCGAGGGCGCGTTCTCTCGCGACGCCGAGGTGCATTACCAGATGGTGCAACGTAGCGGTGACCACTACATGCGTCACAACGCGTCTGTCGTCAACGACTAAAGGCTGAGGTAGCGCTCCGTTGAGCGGCATTAATTTCTACACTCCTGGCCACCAGGCCCTGGGTTCGACCCTCACGGTGTCGATTAGCCCCCTAGGCCTGGTGGAGCTTTCTGATGAGGAGTTTGAGGTAAATGGTCCTCGCTTGTCCCGCTATGCCCGAAATTGGGCGTGGTGGATGGGCATGCATTGGACTCACCGCCGCGCACCGGGTGAGCCTCAGCTCACGTTCAACTACACGCAGGCTCTCAGCGACTACAAGAACAACTTCTCGTTCAGTCGCGGCGTGACCTTCTCGGCCGCCAAGCAGTACCAGCACATCATCCCGGCCTTGGTCAACCGGATCTGGGAGCGTGACAACGACAAGGCCACCGTGCTGGCCGAGGTCGCGCAGAACGGGGGTGTGACCGGCGACGCGTTCGCCAAGATCGCCTACGACCCGGCCTGGGTCGACTCGGCCCGGAATGTCCATCCCGGGCGTGTCCGAATTTTGCCACTTAATCCAAGTACATGCTTTCCTGAGTGGCATCCTCACGATCGTGAGCGTTTGGTCCGATTCAAGCTAAAGTATCGCTTTTGGGGTACTAACTTGGAGGGGACTCGACAGGTATTCACCTACACGGAAGTCTTGACAGACGACACCGTGGAAGAGTACGTCAACGACGAGTTGATCGACCGTAGGCCCAACCGGTTGGGCCAGATCCCCGTCGTTCACATCCCCAACATCTCCGTCTCCGGATCGCCCTGGGGCATCAGCGACATTGAGAACCTCATCGCGCTGAACAGGGAATATAACGAAAAGGCCACGGAGATCAGCGATATCGTCAACTACCATTCGCAGCCGATCACGGTCATGCAGGGGGCCAAGAATCCCTCGACCGAGGTCGGTGCCCACAAGGTGTGGCACGTCCCCCAAGAGGCCAAGGTCTACACGCTCGAAAACGGCGTCGACCTCGTAGGCCCGCTCCAGTACATGGAGCTGATCAAGCGCGCCATGCACGAAATGTCGGGCGTCCCCGAAACGGCCTTGGGCCAGCAGCAGGCGATCTCCAACACCTCGGGTGTTGCGCTGGCCATTCAGTACCTCCCACTGATGTCCCAGCATGAGGCCAAGGTCCGCAACTACAGCGTCGGCCTGCGGAAGATCAACGAACTGGCGCTCCGCACCTTGTTTTTGTTCGAGCCGGAGACGCTGCTCTACGACCCTGACACAGACGGGATCATCGAGCCCGGCCAGCCCAGTGTCATCGATCCCACTGACCCGCTGGTCTACCGCACCGAGTGTCACTGGCCGCCGCCGCTGCCGGTCGACACCCTCATCAAGCTGAACGAGATCCAGCTCAAGATGGGCCTGGGCCTCGAAAGCAAGCGCGGCGCGCTCAAGGATCTGGGGACTGAGTTCCCGGATGAAAAGGCCGCCGAGATTTTCGAAGAGCTTCGCAATGACGCCATTGAGCAGGGCGCACTTGAATTTATAAGGGCGCAAATCAATTCTGCTATCTTGGCAATGACGGGAATGACACCGCAAGGTGAAAATGCCCCCGCACCGCCCACAGGCGCTAATTCGGATTCGGCGAGTGCTCCCCCGACCAACCCTGTTGCCAATCAGGCAACGGTAATGGCCGGTACTGAACACAAAATCATGACCGAACTCGTGACACTGGCGCATGGAAGCAGAACTCCTCAGCGCCGAGACCCGGACACCGATAGCGCCTAGGACTCGCGACAAGTGCAAGACAACATCACCACCCCTGGCTCCCTTATTGGTCATCGGAAGAACGGCGACCCGATCTACCTGATCGGCGGCGGTTCCAGCGATGACGCCCCTCAGTGGACTGACTCCAGCTCGACCACTCCCCCTGCTGCCCCACCGGCCAACGGACCGTTCTACACGGCCGAGGACCTGGAGAAGGCACGGCGCGAGGAGAAGGACAAGCTGTACAACCGCATGAACCAGCTGGCTACCAAGGTCAACTCGCAGGACGAGATCCTGAAGACCTGGCAGGCCGAGCGGGAAGCGGCTGCTCAGGCCGAAGAGGAAGCCCGTAAGGCTGCCGAGGAACAGGTCAATCAGCAACGGCGCGAAGAGATGTCCGCCAAGGAGTTGCTAGAGGAGACCACCCGGCAGTGGCAGGCCCGGCTCGACGCCATTGAGGCCGAGCGCGCTCAAGAGCGTGCCGCCCGTGAGAACGAGCGCCTGCTTGAAGCCAAGGAGAGGGAATTCCTTGAACTTCAGAACTTCACCCGTCAGCGGGTCACTGAGGAGTCGGAGAACATTCTCCCTGAGCTTCTCGACCTGATCACGGGAAACACACGGGACGAAATCGAAGCCTCCATCGTCGCCATGAAGGCGCGGAGCGCGAAGATTCTCGACCAGGTAAGCGCGGCTTCGGCCGAGCTTGGCGCAATGTCGCGTGGCGCCTCCCTCACGGGATATGGCGCGACTGGACCGCTGGAACAGCAATCGGGCACTAAGACGTACACGGCCGACGAAATCAGGTCCATGCCGATGAACGAGTACGCGGCGAACCGTCACCGCCTGCACGGAGCATCGGCGTCCGGTAACGGATATGGAATGTTCGGCTGATAAGAAAGCGATTCAGAAGTGCCTAGCGCAATCACGGGTACCCCCAATCTTTCCGCTTCTCCGACCGCTTATGCGGCTCCCGGAGTTGGTGGTTCCACACAATTGGGTGCGGTTATCCAACAACTGTGGTCGAAGGAAATTCTCTTTCAGGCCATGCCAATTCTCCGATTCGAACAATTTGCTGTCAAGAAGACTGAACTCGGAGTTCAACCTGGCTTGACAGTGCATTTCGTTCGATACAACAACCTCGGCCGCGCCTCGCAGCTGGTTGAAGGTATCCGGATGCAGACAGCGGCCCTTACCGCTAATACCTTCAGCATTACCGTCGCTGAGCATGGCTATGCCATCGCCGTTTCGGAATTGCTTCTGAACGCTTCGTTCGACGACGTCATGGCCACGGCCTCGCGTTTGCTCGGCCGAAACATGGCGACTTATCTCGACGAAGGCGCGCGGAATACTCTGCTTACTGCCACGTCGCGACTGTTCGGCTACAACAAGTACGCGCTGGAGCCACCGGCCACCCCGATGTCGCCGTACGACCAGGGCACTGCTGCGGCCAACCGCGCTGGCCTGGACGGCACTTTCAACTTCACGACGGCCCTTGTCAAGGACGCTGTCGAGACCCTCGCGACCAAGAATGTCCCCCGTTTGGGAGACAGTTATGTGGCGTTTGTTCACCCGCACCAATCGCGGCGTCTGCGTGACGACCCGCAGTGGATCGAAATGAGCAAGTACGCGCAGCCGGGAATGTTCTCCCTGGGCGAGATTGGCAAGATCGACGACGTTGTCTTTATCGAGACGACTCAGGTCCGGAAGCTTACTACCGGTACCCCGACTGCCGATAACCCGGACCTCGCGACGGACGTTCCCGCAGGTAAGAGCGTGTATCAGTCGATCTTCGTTGGGGACAACGCGTTTGGTCACGCCATTTCTTTGCCCGTCGAATTGCGCGATGGCGGTATCCTCGATTTTGGCCGTGAACACGCATTGGCCTGGTATAGCATTTTTGGCTGGGGACTAATTACAGACCAGTCTGTTATCGTGGCTGAAACGAATTAGCCCTTAGCCTCACAAGGCGTACCGCGCCATTCTTGAAGCCCCTGAGACGTGCCTCCTCAGGGGCTTCTCGCATTTCCATTCGAGTTGATCGACGAGATTAATAAGTCAAGGCGTCTTTACGGAACACTGAAATGGAGTACTCAGTTTCAAGACACGGAGATTCTTTTGAGTTCCAAGCGCATTTCCAGCCGGGACACGACCGCCAAGAAGGCCGCCGAGCTGTATGAGCAGCACGCCGAGGAGTTGGAGGGCCGATCGGGCTCTCTGACCACTATCAGCGGTGGTCCGGGCGTTACTGTCGACCCGGTCGGCGCGGTTGAGGTAAGCGGCATCACGGTCGAGGGCGCCAAGAAGCGCCTGCGCGTCAATGACGACATCATCGACATGACGTTCGGCAAGGACAAGCACTACACCTTTAAGCGCGGCGTCATTTATTCCGTGCCCACGGATCTGTACAACCACCTCGAAGAGTGCGGGCTGGTGTACCACTAATGGGCGGCAAGCTTGTTCCACCCGCTGAGGGTGATGTCTATGAGCTCCAGGCCGATTTCGGCATTGGCGCCGGGTCTTTGACGGCCGGTCAGCAGGTCACTGTCACGGGTGTTCATCCCCCGGGCACTCCCGGCCTTGGCGTCAGTAATGACGACCAGGTCACCGCTGACTTCCCTGAGGCCGCAGGAAACATCCGCACGATCGCGCTGGACGTCCCCTCGTTCTACGCGCAGTTCTCGAAGGTTGGCTGAACATGGCCGGTAATCCAAGCGTCTACGGCTGCCAAATCGCCCTGGACTATCTCACCGGCCGGGCCCTGGACTACGCCTCGGCGCGGACCACCTACCTGGCCTTGCTGACCGGCAACATCGCCGACGACGCTCTGATGTCGGCCATGCCGGAGGTGACGACCGCTGGGTACGCCCGGCAGGCGGTCACCTGGGGCGCCCCCAGCAACGCGCGGCCGAGCTCGGCCGCGAACTCCGCCGTGATCACCTTCGGGCCTGTGACGGCCGACATGCCGGTGCCGGTGACGTACGCGGCGCTGGTGACCGTGTCGACAGGCACGGCCGGAAAGATCATCCACAAGTGGCTGCTGGACGCTCCACAGCAGCCGGTCAACGGTCAGGCTTTGCAGATCGCGATCGGCAAGCTCGTCCTGACGGCGAACTAGAACAGGAAACCCCCGGCCTGGCTCTGTGGCATCAGGCCGGGGGAGACGGATCGGCCATCTGGACCGATTCCTGACAGACCTCAAGTACACAGGGGCGCTTGAGGTTGCACAACTTATCACGATGTTCAATCGGCCAGGAACGAAGAACCCCCGCCCGCAGATCGTCGGGCAGGGGCTCTTCACCGGCGCGGGGGTTCGACAGTCCAGCGCCAGTTCCACATGTGCTTCGTCCGTGTCACCCGACTAAGCAACCAACCAAGACTCTACCAAGTTGCTACGGCGTTTTGGCCGGAAAAGGCGAAAACCCCCAACCCGGTGTAACGAGTTGAGGGTCTCAGAGCCGGTCATGGCTGTGACAAGCCCTCCCGTGCCTATTGAGATCAGCACAGGGCGTGGTGACGCCGAATGAGCGTCCGGCGCCACCGATTTCTTCGAACAGATCCACCTCTTGCGGAGGTGGGATCACCCTAGCAGGAGACCATTTTCGTGGCGACTTCCGCCGACATCATCGCCCGGGTACGCACTGAGCTCGGTGACCTTGCCGAGGATTTCGTGGTCCCGATTTTCGGCTCCCGTCCGGTTCTTGAGCTGGGTGTTCGTAATGTCTCCACGGTTGGGCTGACGGTCGTCAAGCAGATCCCCGGCCAGCCGAGTGTGGTCATCGACCCGTCGCGGTACACGCTGCTGGCACGCACGGGGATCATCACGCTGCTCGACCCGCTGCCCGACAACGCGACCGTCATCACGACCGGCTCGCATTACCCGCTGTTCAGCGACGGCGAGCTCGCACAGTTCGTCGCCGACGCCGAGCGGCAGCACTGCCATGAGCGTGAGCTGAAGGTCCGTGGCCGCAATGAGAACGGCTTCATCACCTACACGCGGACGCCGATGACGCTGGCGAACCTGCCGGACATCGAGATCGTCCCGCTCACGATCTTGGCGACGATCAACGCGCTGTATTCGGCCGCCACCGACGCGGCGACCGATATGGACATCATCACGGCCGAGGGCACCCACCTTCGCCGTGGCCAGCGCTACGAGCAGATGATGATGCACGTCGTCCAGCTCCAGGCCCGGTACAAGGAAATCTGCACCCAATACAACATCGGCGCCTACCGCATGGAGACGTCCCAGTTGCGGCGCATCTCCAAGACGACCGGCCGTTATGTGCCTCTCTTTATCGGGCGCGAATACGACGAGGGCGGGCCGAACTCTTTGCCGACGCGGCTGCTGCCGCCGGTCGACTCCCCGCACGAGGACACCTCGGGTGTGCCGTCGCCGTGGATCTACCCCTATGGCGGCATCTGATGGCGCGTCTGGACCACAAGGCGACCGGCCGGTTCTCACCTCGCTACGAGACGACCGAGGCCGACCGGGCGATGCTCGGCTACGAGCAGGTCTGGGGCGATTGGCTGGAGTACTACCGGTACGACGCCGCCGCCTCTTCGCAGGATGCGGTGTACGAGGAGTCGCAGGGTCCTGGCCGGGTTTTCCGTGGCCCGCACCGTCTGCCGATCATGACGCTGGTCCGCGAAGAGGGGATGTACCGGCAGCAGCCGGGCGGTCTGTGGTGGGTCGACTCGGGTTATTTCGTCATCCCCTTCGCCGGTCTGGTCCGTGCCGGGTTTCACCGGATCGACCTTGACCACGGCGACTATCAGCGCGACCGCATCGTCTACGACAACCGGGTTTTTCGGGTCACGCGCATTCAGATTCACGGGCAGGTTGGCCGCCGCGACCTTATGGCCTCCATCTCCGTGCAGCAGCTCAAGCCCTCTGACTTGGTCGGTGATCCACAGTTCGCGGCCTGGTGGAACGTCGAGGACGCAGACAATGAGGAAGACGCAGTGATTTCCACTCCGGGACCGGCCGGACACACACCGGTCATGTACAGCGGTCTGGGGTTGCCGACGATTCCGCGCGAGAACGGCGACCTGTACCTGCGCGGCAACGGCGAGCTCTACCAGCAGCAGGACGGCACCTGGGAGTTGATGGGCGTCCTGATGGGCCCGCAGGGTCCTTCTGGTCCGGCCGGTCACACGCCGCAGCTTCATTCGGGCGCGGGTGCGCCCACGGTTTTGCATGTCAGCGGTGACCTGTATCTGAACACGGTCAACGGTGACCTGTACCAGCAGCAGTCCAGCGCGTGGATCTTCGCCGGGACGCTCGGCGGTGAGGGCGGCGGCCAGGGTCCGCAGGGCGAGCCGGGACCTCAAGGTGAGCCAGGACCTCAGGGCGAGCAAGGCGAGCCGGGTGAACAAGGCCCGCCGGGTGCCGATGGGCAGGACGGCGCCGATGGCGCTGACGGCCACACGCCGCGCTTGTACTCCGGGACGGCCGCGCCGGTCGCTCTCCAGGCCAACGGCGACCTGTACCTGCGGACCAGTACAGGTGATCTGTACTCGCAGATCGCGGGTGTGTGGACGCTGGCGGGCAACATCCGAGGCCCCCAGGGAGTCCAGGGTGATCAAGGTATCCAGGGCATTCAGGGTATCCAGGGTGTTCAAGGTGAGCCCGGCGAGCAGGGTCCTGCCGGACAGGACGGCGCCGATGGCGCTCCCGGCGCTGATGGTCCCGCCGGTCCTCCGGGTGTCGTGGCGGCCACGGCTCCGGCCACCTATGACGACGAGACACAGACCATCGGTGTCCTTGTCGGCACCACGGCGGGGACCGTCGCGGCCGGGAACGATTCGCGGCTGAGCAACGCCCGGACGCCGACCGCGCACGCGGCCTCGCACGGCACCGGCCAGTCGGACGCGATCTCTCCGGCGTCGATCGGCGCGGCGACCTCGGGCCACAACCACACGGGGACCTACGACCCTGCCGGGACGGCGGCGGCTCAGGCGGCAACGCGGCTGGCGCTGACGGGTGGCACGGTGTCCGGCGCGGTCACGGTGCAGGACAAGCTGACGGTCGACGAGCTGGAGATGGTCTCTCCGAACGACCAGACGCGCCTGGTGCGCTTGGTCGCTCCCCCGGCCAGTTCCACCGACCCGGTCACCTCCGAGGACATGCTGCATGTGGAGCAGGACGGGGCGCCGACGTGGTGGTTGAACGAGAACGGTAATCCCCGCGCGCAGTCGGCGAAGACGACGGAAGCGGCTGAGCGGCTTTATGGTCGTTCGGGTCAGGCTGCCGATATTTGGCAGGTGCTGGATAACCGGACGTCTGCCACGGTGCTGGCGTGCGTGAAGCCGAATGGCAACATCGTGGCGACGGGTGCGATTTCGGCGTCGAACTACTCCGATGGCGCGTGGACAGCTTTGACGGCGACGAACGGTGCTTATACGGCAGTCGGTGCGGGTGACTCTGATTATGAGCCCGCGTACCGGCTTGAGGGTGCGGCGAACGAGATCGTGCGGTTGCGCGGACGTTTTACCGTGACCAACGTGACATCGGCTGACGTGATCACGACGCTGCCTGTTGGTGCGCGTCCGGCTAAGGCGATCCGGGCTCAGGTTCCTAACGGCCAGTCGACGTACATCGGTGTGACCATCGGGACGAACGGTCAGGTCGTGTCGGGTCGTACGGTTTCGTCGGCGAACTGGGTGTCGCTCGACGGAATTATCTTCTCGAAGAACTGATTCCGGGCCGAGAATTTAATATCTAAGCATTTGTGACCTCTACAGTTGGAATAGAGAAATGTCTCTTTCCGATTAGCAGGGGAATTCGAAGCGGATGCCGTGGATCCTTAACGAGGATGAAGCCTTTCAGGCGCATCTTTCTGGTCTCACGGTTTCGCATGCGAACGGCGTGATCCCGGTTCCGGTGCGATTCATGTATCCGGAGGTGGAGGCGCCGTCGATGGACTATCCGATGATCGTGATCGAGCACGTCGGCGCGGAGCTGGCGACCGATCGCATGCATCGTGGGACGGTCCGGGTGGACGCGGGGCCGGAAGGTGGCGTGCTCCCCGAGGAGGGGGCTCGCTGGGGCTGGTACGCGCCTTTCCCCGATCCTTATGACCTGGATTATTCGGTGCGGGTCCTCACCCGTTTGCGTAGTCATCAGATCGAGCTCGCAGGTGCGCTGGCGAAATTCGACCGGCTGCCGCAGACGAGCGGGTTTCTGGAGATCACCAGCCGGGACATGGTGGCGTCGCTGGACGTGATCGGCGGGCCGCAGTTCGGCCGGTCGGTGGACGATGACGGTAAGCGGCTTTTTGAGATTCTCTACACGGTCCGGATCGCTTCGGAGTTCTACCCGTGGGACATCGAGCAGTTGTCCTTTCCGGATCACGTTGGCGGCACGATCTACAACCGGGAAAAGACCCGCCTTCTCTCAGATTTCGAGATCGATTACACGTGAGGCGTGCCGCCTTGCTAGGAGAGTAGTCTGTGGCGACGTATTTGACGCCCGGCGTTTACATCGAGGAAGACCTCACACCACGGACCGGTAACGGTTACGGGGACGCTCGGGCCATCGCCTGCTTTGTTGGTATCGCGGCCAAGGGTCCGGCCGTTCCTACTTTGATCACCAGTTGGACGCAGTTCAACAATATCTATGGCGGTTTCACCGCGTCGCAGAGTTTGCTGCCTTACGCGGTCGATCAGTTTTTCAAGAATGGCGGCGGCCGGTGCACGATTATCCGTGCGGTGCGGTCGGACGCGGTTGCGGCGTTCGTCAACCTGGTTGATTCGACACCTGCCGGGGCCCCGAACAACGGGCCTTTGCCCGCGTTGAAGGTCACGGCGCTGGCTCCCGGGTTGGGTGGTAACTCGCTGAAGGCGCAGGTCGTCCCCACGGGCGTCCCGGGCCGGTTCAATCTGCGGGTCCTTGAGGGAACGCAGCAGCTGGAGATCTTCGAGGACCTCAGTGTCAACCCGACCGACGCGCGGTATGTGACGGCGATCGTCAACAGCCCGTTCGCTGGTTCCCGGTTGATCAAGTTGTCCAACCTCAAGGTGACCGAGTCCTACGTCTATAACGCCACCAACGACGTCCTGCCCGCCCAGACGGCCAACCTCGGTTCTGGTGTGGACGGCGTGCAGCCGTATGACTACATCAACTCGACCAAGCAGCTGGCCGACTCTGATGACAACTACGACATCAACCTGCCGGGCATCACCGCTGCCTCGACGCTGAACCCGCTGATCGAGTGGGCCGACGAGCGTGGCAAGGCCATGTTGGTGATCGACGGCCCGCGTGCGCTGGAAGGTTCGACCTCCGCGCAGGTGCTGGCCGGTTACACCGGCATGATCACCGGCGGCTCGGCGATCGTCGCCTCCAGCCATGGTGCGATCTACGCGCCGTGGATCATGGTGCCGGACACCTCCTCGTCGCTGTACGGCGCGGTCCGGCTGATCCCTCCGGGTGGCGCGGTACTCGGTAAGTACTCGCGTAACGACGTCGTGCGCCACGTCGGCAAGGCCCCGGCCGGTGTGGAAACCCGGCTCGACACGGCGCTGGCCACCGAGACCAAGTTCACCGCCACGCAGCTCGACGAGGCCAACGACTCCCACATCAACATCATCCGCAACGTGCCTGGCCACGGCATCTGCATCATGGGCTCCCGCACCCTCAAGCGGACGCACCCGGACCACTACGTGCCGATCCGGCGCACGCTGATGATGCTCACCAAGCAGCTCACCGACATTTCCCGGTTCGCGATTTTCGAGCCGAACGGCCCGGACTTGTGGACCCAGTTGGAATTGGTCATCGGGAAGTTCTTGGGCACGATCGCCCGCGCCGGTGTGCTCGCTGGAGCCACTGAGTCCGAGGCATTCCAGGTTCGGTGTGACGCCGACCTGAACCCTCCCGCCTCTATTCGTGCGGGTTACGTCAACATCGAAGTCGCGGTCGCCTTGAGGTATCCAGCCGAATTCATCGTGATCAAGCTCGGCCAGTACGACGGCGGAACTGACATTTCTTTTAGCTAGGAAAGGCGCCGTTTAAATGGCTGAGCTCAAGAGGCTCGAATCCGACCCGTTGCGGAACTTCAAGTTCCGCGTCTCGGTCGGTCGTGGTTCCGGCTGGGCGAACATGGGCTTCATGTCGATCACCGGCCTGTCCATCTCGACAGACGTTATTCCCTACCGTGAAGGTGGGTATAACACAACCCCGCATAAGTTGCCTGGTCAGAGCGACTTCCCGCCAGTCACCTTCAGTCGTGGACTGGCGGTCGGCGGGGGTACGCAGATCATGGACTGGATGACGGAGATCTTCGACTTCACCCAAGGCACGACGGATACTCCGTCTGCGGGTAATTCGATGAACGACTTCCGGACCACGATTCAGATCGACATCTACTCCCACCCGGCCAAGGGTGGTCTGGGCGTGCCGATGGCGATTTTCAAGTTGCACCACGCGTGGCCTACGAGCATCGCGTTCTCCGACTTGGACGCTGGCGCGAACGCGGTTGTCGTGCAGCAGATGACCGTGGTCCACGAAGGGTTCCAGTTCGCTCTCGCGGACAACCTGAACAACAGCGGCGTGAAGCTGGCCGCCTAATTCGGCTTCATAAATCCGGGTCGATAGTCGGTACCTTTCTTATAGGTATCGATTATCGACCCGGAGACTTTTAGAGACAATGCACGGCACTTTTTACGAGGCTGAGGATTTCGGCGCTCAGCGGACCATGGCGGCCATCAGCTCGGTTCTCGACGAGCAGATCGAGCAGCCCGTCATGCAGGCACCTCCCGCTGACGTCGTCACCCTGCCTTGCGGGCTGATGGTTCCCGGCGAGGCGGTCATCACCACGGCGCAGGTACGTGAGCTCACCGGCTTGGCCGAGGAAGCCATCGCGCGGGCGGCCACCAGTTCCGGCCGGGGTGAGCGAGCGCTGGCGGCGCTGCTGGAGCACGGCGTGGTCAAGCTCGGCCGTTTGGAGGCCACCGACAAGCTGCTCAACCAGCTGACGATCGGCGACCGCGACTGCTTGGTCCTGGAGATCCGCCGGATGACCTACGGCGACACGATCGAGTACGAGCGCTGGGTGTGTCCGGAGTGCCAGGGCGAGTTCGAACTGTCGGTGTCCCTGGACGACATCCCCGTGGTCACCTCCGACGAGCCTGGCAAGAACACCCTCACTGTGCCGCTGCGCAAGGGCCGGACGGCGACCGTGCGGATGGCGACCGGCGCCGACCAGGACGCCATCTCCCAGACCAAGGCCAAGACCGGCGCCGAGATCGACACCGAGCTGCTGATGCGGACGGTGATGTCGGTCACCGACGTGAACGGCAACGAGCACAGCACGGTCGGGAACCGCCAGGCCGTCCGCGAGCAGATGAGCATGGCCGACCGTGCCTCCATCCTCAAGGCGATCCGCAAGCAGCGTCCTGGCCCCCGCCTGGACGAGGTGAAGGTGACCTGCCCCGACTGCGGTGAGTCCAAGGAGATCACCGTCACGTTGGACGCCCTGTTTCAGTCCTGATTACCCCTCCTTGCACGCCACCTACGAGACGTTGATCCATTTCTACGACGGGTGGCGGCTGGCTGACGTGAGGGAGATGACCCCGCGTGAACGCCAGTTCTACTTGGACGCCGCCGCCTGGCGGCTGCGTTTGGAAAGGCCGGTGACCTCTTGAGCGTCGCCCTCAGCGGCAGCCTCGGCGGCGGCTCTATGTCCGGCTCGGCCGGTGGCGCGGTCGGCTGGAAGGTGCTGCACTCCGGTGTCTCCAGCCTCGGCCGGGTGATCTCCGGATCGCTCACCAAGGACCTGCAAGGGCTGACCAAGGCGCTGACCACGCTCACCAGTCAGCTCGGCAAGAGCACCGCTCAGGGCGGCAAGGCCACCTTCGCGGCTGGTCGCTCGGGTGGTGTTGGGTCCATAACCCATTCCGCCTGGCAGTACGGGGGGCGTGGTAACGGCGGCCATCGGGACTTTCCGGGCCTTTGGCCTGAGGAGGACGACCCGTGGACGGACCACGCGTTCCCAGGCACGACAGCTGGCGGTTCGGGCAAAAGCAAGAGCGGTAGCTGGTGGAGCCGCGTAAATCCCCGCTCACAGTACGGAGGTCGCAGCAACGGTGGCCACAACACGTCCGGCGGTAGCACCCCCAGCGGCGGGTCCACACCACCACCACCGTCCGGAGGATCCGGCACCACTCCCCCGCCATCTCCAAGTGCTCAATACGGGGGCCGTGGTAACGGCGGCATGCCTCCGGCCTCGTCGGGGTCAGCGCCGTCGTCTCCGGGATTTTCCAGCAGCGCCATGTCGACACGGGCCCTGACCGGCACGAGCTGGATGCTGGCCGGTGGCAAGGTCTTGGCGCAATACGGCAACGAGCAGCGCGTCAATCAGCATCTGATGGAGATCGCCGCCAATAGCGCCGGACTGGGGACCAGTGATCCGGCGGTGGGCAACAAGGCCTTCCTCGACCAGACGTTCGGCAACCCCGGCGCCCCTCGCTCGGCGAGCGCCTTTTCAACGCAAGATGCCCTGGCTGCCGAGATGGCACGTATTCAGGTCTCCGGCGGCATCGTCCTGGACAACCCTCGCGACAAGAGCTTCGACCGGTCCTGGCGTGCGCTGGCCACGGCCAACCCATGGATGACCGCAGAAGACTCGGCCGAGACGATCAGCTACCTCACCGCGCCGGTCAACCAGCAGACGGCCATCGGCCTGGGCATGGGCGACCTGTTCAATGAGGACGGGTCGTTCATCGGCACGGGTGAATTCACCAAGAGGTTCCTGAAGCACACCTATGGCGACAAGGCGAGCAGCATCACGCCGGAGGATTTCCAGGCGTCGATGGCGCGCGGCCAATCCGGCTTCGTCAACCTGAGCCAGTTCAATCTGTCTGCCAAGGGACAGGCAGCGCTCACCGAGACGATGCGCGCCTACGTCCAGATGCAGCAGCAGGGCTTCGAGGGCCTGACGGCCGAATACTGGCTGCAAGCCGCCGGTGACCCGTCCAAGCCGATGCACGAAGAGGCGAAAAAGCGCCTCGACGGAATGGGCATCAAGTACAGCAACCTTTCTTTCGAGAAGGAACTCTCGGCCCAGGAACGTGGCTGGGACAAGGAATTGCAGGCCGAATACGTTCGCCTGCTCAAGGAGCAGAACGAACTCCTGACGGACGGCAACAAGCACTGGAAGGAGTTGATCGACCGGTGGCCCGTCCGCGATCTGGGAGAGGTGTCCGGCGCCTGGGACAAGTTCTGGTCCAATCCCGGTAAATCGATTCTCGGCTGGTGGCTCGGTGATCCCGTGGACATCGCCAAGCGTCCGAAGACGTTCGGCACCGAGGCGTTGAATTCGTTCAACAGGTTCCAGGCGGGACCGGGCAGCGACCCTGTCGGTGGGATGTCGCAGCAGCATTCTACAACTCAGGGAGGTACCCCGGCCTCCCCGTCGTCGGTTTCCCCTCTGAACGTGCCCAAGGTGACCGGGCCGATCGTCCCGCCGAAGAAGGACGGCCAGAAGCCCGGCGGTAAGAAAGACACCAAGGGTAAGGACGCCAAGGGTAAGCAGAACACCGAGACAGCACGCGGAAGCGCTAGTGCTGTCATCGCGGCTGCGCTTTCCCAGAAGGGTCTCCCTTATTCGTGGGGTGGCGGAGGCAAGAAGGGCCCCAGCTACGGAATCGAGCAGGGCAAGGACATTTTCGGCTTTGACTGCTCGTCACTTATGCAATATGCGTACTGGCAGGGTGCTGGAATTGACATCAGCCGCACCACGTGGACGCAGATGCGGAATAAGAACGGGCGCGACGTTCCGCTGAAGAATGTTCAGCCGGGCGACCTCATCTTCAGCTCCGGTGGATCTCACGTGGTGATGTGGCTGGGCGACGGATACGTTCACGCCCCGCGCACCGGCTCGCGTATCCAGACCGTCAAGGGCATGCCGTCCAAGGCGTTCCGCGCCCGCCGGTTCCTCGGTGGCGGCGGCGGTGAGACGTCTCTCGGTGATGACGTGTGGGACAACTCCTCTGCCGGGCCCCGGGGCGTGTCGACCGGCTCGACCGGTTCGGCCGATTCCTCTGCGGCTGGTACGGCCGATGGCAGCGGAAGCTCCGGCGGTCCCGGCACAGCGGGAGGTCTGCAAGGTCTGGCCGGAAGCATGGGCGGCTGGTCCAGTGAGCTGGACGTCCTCATCGGGCTGCTCGGCGATGACATCGCCTCATCCGGCTCGGGTGAAGGATCCTCCCGGGACGACGGGCCTGCCGTGCGCGGTGTCGCGATCGAGGGCGACAAGTCCGTCAGCGCACCGGACACCGGCGGCGCCGGATGGGTCGCATCGGCCAACAAGAACAACAAGAGCAAGAAGACCAAGGGCAGGAACCCCCAGCCGAAGAACACCAGCAGGTCGGCGAACCGGGCCCTGGGCAAGCGGATGGCCGCCGCCCGGGGCTGGGACGACGGCGAATGGACCGCTCTGGACAAGCTGTGGGAGCGCGAGTCCAACTGGAACCACCTGGCCAAGAACAAGTCGTCGGGCGCTTACGGCATCCCGCAGTCGCTGCCCGCCGACAAGATGGCCAGCGCCGGATCCGACTGGCGGACCAACCCGGCCACCCAGATCAAATGGGGCCTGGGTTACATCGGCGACCGCTACGGCAACCCGGTCAAGGCCTGGGGCCACAGCCAGCAGGTTGGCTGGTACGACAAGGGCGCCTGGGACGTCCCCGCTGATCAACCGGCGGTCGTCCATAAGGGCGAGATGGTCGTGCCCGCCAAGCAGGCCGAAACCATCCGCGACGCGCTGCTGCGGGAGAACGTCCCGACCTCGGCCGCCACCGGCGGTGGCGGCATCGTTTTCGGCCCCGGCAGCGTGCAGATCCAGCTAGGCCCCGGCGTTGACGAACAGGCCGGGAAGGCGCTGGCCGCGCGTTTCTTCGAAGAGCTCGACAGGATTACCGTGCACCGCAAGATTCAGGCTGGCGTGTAATGGCGCCACCGTCAACCAATCCCCCCATTCACCCCAAGTTGGCCGCCACGATCGGTCCCGATGGGCGCAGCATCACCGTTCGGCGCGGATATATCCGCAACGAGGACGGCAAGTACAAGCTCAACTTTCTGTTCAACCCGGGTGGTCTGTCGACTTCCTATGGGCTGGAAACCAATCTGTCGTTCAACATCATGAACGCGTGGGACCAGCGGGACCAGGGACGGATGCGTGTTCTCCCGAATCAGCATCTGAACCTGAGTCTGCTGTTCGACCGCACCTATGAGGTGTACGAGGGATCCATTCCCAAGGGTGTCGAGATTGACATGGAAGTGGCCAAAGCCGTCGTCGGATTGTACGAGACGGTTTCCGGCGGAACCCTGTCCGGGTCGACGACGGGCATCATGCTTTTCGCGCCGGTGGACATCGTGCTGGCCACGACGAGCCCTTTGAAGTTCTTCGGCGTCATCGAGTCCCTGTCGATGAACTACACCATTTTCAATTACGCCCAGGTTCCGATTCGCGCCCAGCTGGACGTCGGCATCAAGCTCATGCCGAAAACGGTTTTCAATGGCGCAGGTGTGGACACCGGTGGCGGCGGTGTTCTCCAGCCGGGAGTTCAGAGTAATCCGGGCGGAATTCTCGACGACCTCTTCATTCTCCGGACCCGGAGGGACTGACCATGGCATCGCGTTACGAGAACATGCAGCCGGTCAAGACGTCCTTCCGGCCGGGAATCCTGTACGGCCGGGATCTGCGCACCCCGCCGGAAGGCGTCATCCGGTTCACGTTCCACCAGATGTCGGAGAAGGACCGGTGGGACACGCTGGCGTCGGAGTACCTGAAGGACGTCACCCTTTGGTGGATGATCCTCGACGCCAATCCCGAAATCCTCGACCCGTTCGACATCCGTCCGGGCCAAGTCATCCGGCTGCCATATGTATTGGCGTAGGGTATTTTTCGAGCTGCGGGACGCGCAGGGCAGGATCATCAATCCCGGGCCGATGGATCTGCGGGTACAGCAGCGCCTCGGTGAGAACACCATCATGTCGGCGCGCGTCCACCATGCCTACCATCAGGTGAAGAACCCCAAGATCCTCAAAGAGGATTCCTTAATTCAGGTGAACTGGGGAACCAAGCCGACCGGCAATGAGACCTGGTTCGGCTATATCCACCACCCGCAATTCGATTCCAGCGCGCCGGACCGTAACGGCAACGTGGAAATCAACTACCTGATGGTGGGGACCGGGCACCTGCTGACCGACCAGCGGCGCAAGACGTGGCTCAAGATGTCCGACTCAGCCATCGCCCGCGAGATCGCCAAGCAGTACGGCCTGTCCAGCGTGGTGCACAAGACGTCCAAGGTCCACGAGTGGCTGCTCCAGGACGGCGAGAGCGACATGGCGTTCCTCACCCGCCGCGCCAAGGAGTCCGGCCGGAAGTTCTGGGTCGAAAACGCCGTCCTCTATTTCGTCGACGTCGCCGCGTGGAGCGCCGGTAAGGGCATCGTGATGCCGGAATACGACGTGCACAAGGACCCGAACCTGCCCACTGACGTGCTGCGGTTCCAGGCCGACGTCGGCGCCGACATGCCCCAGCAGGGACGGCAGTACCGGCGGGCGATCCACGGCGTCGACCACCAGACCGGAAAGATGATCAAGAGCAAGAACGCCGACGACAGTAAGGCCCGGCACGACGTGCTGGGCTACACCCGCGCCGACAACATGGAAGACCTCAACTACCAGCTCGACGCGCACACCATCTCGACCTCGGAATGGGTCGGGGCCAGCGCCACGCTCGCCGGTGACATCATCCTGACCCCCGGCCAGCCCATCAAGATCAAGGGCCGCGCCGTCCCCAAGGACGCGCACGGAGTCTGGATGATCGTCGCGGCCGACCACCGGCTGCGTTCCTACGGCTCGGCCGCCGTGGGCAACTCCATGTTCCTCACCGACGTCAAGCTCGCCCGCAACGCCCGCGAGGACTACGCCACCTCCGACACCACCATGCCCCGCCTCAACCAGAAATGCGTCCCCGGTTCGGACGGCTGGAAGGCCGCATCGATGCAGGACATCACACTATGACGAAACTACGCGAAGGCTCCCACTGGGGCATCGTCATGTCGACCAACGACCCCGAGCAGCGTGACCGGCTCAAGATCCGCATCCCGAGGATGATGGGCGAAGAGGTCACCGACTGGGTCGAGCCCGACTCCCTGGCCGTGTCGGTCTTCAAGGTCGGGGACCGCGTCTGGGTCCGCTGCCTGGACGGCGACACCCGGCACATGGTCTACCACGTCCCGTGGGACAAAAAGCGCGCCCACCTGCGCAACGCCACGGATTTCGTCGACCTCACCCATCCGGTCGGGCCGGTGACCGTCCGGGCCGAGAACGACACAGCGTACATGAGCGGAAACACCAGCAGCGTGGTCATGTCCGGCGGCAAGGTCCATTGCATGGGCAAGGATGCCTCCGGCTATGTTCCGTGCGTGGCGACCGTTCATGAAATCGCCTCTTCGGTGAGTCTGAAGCACGATATCCGCGATCACGACTTCGATCCGTTCCAAGTCATCAAGAACGCGCCGGTGAAGGTCTGGAAATACGTTCCCGAGTATTCCGCTGATCAGCGGGACCATATGGGACCACTGCTCGAACAGCTTCCCGAGGAATTCCGATCGGGCGACAATCTGGATCCTCAAGCCCTTGTCAGCGTTCTGTGGGAGGCCGTTCACGACCTCTCGATCCGCGTTGAGCTGCTGGAGAATAGACTTTACGGGCCGAAGAGCACGAACACAGAATAACTAGGCGCCCGACAATACACTTGAATTAATTATTGTCGGCAATTTGGCTTGGTGTTTCGTGACACTTGAGGAAATCCAGCATTTGCGGAGGCTGGTGGAAGCCAATCGTGACTTCCGAACGGCTGCGCAAGATCAGCTGGTTATCTCGGAAGCGCGACTTCGTGCTGCCCATGAACGTATCCGCGAGCTGGAGAATGAGCTGATTCTAGCCAGTCCTCCCGAGAATGCGGCGACGATTCATTTTGGGAACGTCGACCCCGCCGCCTTTGGGCAAGCCATTGCCGATGAGCTGGCCCGGGGCAAGAAGGCGCGGGAACTGTGACGGCCACTCCCATCGCGATCGATCTGCCTTTCCGATTCGGCGCGGACGGGGGCGTCGCCGCGACACGTCAGGTGCATCGTCAGATCATTCAGCGTCTGACCAGCATTGTCGGCACGGAGCCGACCGAGCGTGTGATGCTGCCGCAATTCGGCGTCCCCGCCGCGTCGTATGTTTTCGAACCGGATGCGACCTTAGTCGCCGTTGAGCTTCGTGGCCTGACCGAGGAGCAGACGGCGATGTGGGAACCCGGATTGAATGTGATCGCGGTTGTTCCCGAACATGACGACACCGGTAAGACGGCGATCGTCGACGTCAAGTATGAGCGTACGGACGACCCGTCCGCCCCGACGTCACGTGCGCGTTATGTGCATGTCGCCTCGTTCGGCCCGCGTGGTATCGAGCGCGAGGTAATTCGTGGCTGATCTTATTCCGGTCGACTATACGGCGGCCGACTACGCCGATATCCGGGCGGACGTCCTCCGGCGTGCTGAACGGCTGATTCCGGAATGGACCTCCCGGTCAGAGGCCGATTTCGGCGTCGTCATGGCCGAGCTGTTCGCCCACACGGCCGACCTCAACAACTATGGAATCGACCGGTTGCTGCGGGAATCGTTCCTGCCGACCGCCTCGACATTGACCAATGTGTTGTTGCTCGCCGAGATGTTGGGCTACATCCCGCACGGCCCGGTGCCAGCGCAAGGACAGATCACGCTGGTGTCCGATCCTGGCGGTCCCGAGGTCGAGATTCCGGCCGGGACCGTGTTCGTGTCCGACTACATCGACGCCATTGACCAGCCGATCTACTACGAGACGGTCGAGACGGTGACCGTCCCCGCTGACGGCGCGGAGCTGGACGTCGACATCGTCGAGGGCCGGACCGTGGTCAAGGCCGAAATCGGCATGAGCACCGGCCAGCAGGCGCAGCGCATCGTCATCCCCCAGCAGCGCATCCTCCATGGGTCGGTCCGCATCTACGTGCAGGACGAACACGCCGACCTGGAGTGGCTGTGGATTCCCCGGCTGACCTACGCCTCCGGAAGCGACCTGGTCTTCACCTCCCGTCCGGACGCCTCCGGCGCGACGATCATCAGTTTTGGTGACGGCGTCACCGGCGCCGTCCCGCCGCTGGGTGCCAAGATCTATGCGACCTATCGCGTCGGCCTGGGCGGCGCGGGTAATCTTCCGGCCGGTTCGCTGCCGGTCATCTCCTCGCCCGTCAGTGGCGTGACCATTCAGGTCGACTCGGCGGGCAAGCCGATGGTGACCGCGTTGGACGGCGGCGCCGACAGGGAGAGTATCGAGGAGATCCGGCGTAACGCGGCGCTGGCCTACAGCGCGTACGGGCGTGCGGTCACCACGGCGGACTTCGCCAAGATCGCGTTGACCGTTCCCGGTGTCGTCGCGGCGAACGCCATCTCGTCGGTGGCCAGCTCGGTGATCGTCTACATCGCCGGTCCCGGCCGAACCGTCCCGGCTGATGAGCTGGTGGTGTCGGTCATCGACCAGCTGGCCTCGGCCTCGGCCGCCGGGACCCGGGTGACGGTGTCCGGGCCGACGATCATCAGCGTCAACTTCGGGTCGGTGTCCACGCCGATGCGGCTGACCGTCGCGCCGACCTACCGGCGCAGCGTCGTGGAGACGTTGGTTCGCACCCAGCTCAACACGATCGTCGCCAGTGCGGACAACGCCTTCGGGTCCCGGATCTCGGTGGGCGAGGTGTACGGCGCGCTGGCCGCGATCCCCGGCGTGGTCAACGTGACGATCCCGGTGATGGCCCGCGCCGACTCCCCGCAGACCGGTGTGGCCGACATCGTTCTCCAGCCCTGGGAGATCCCGGTGATGGGGACGGCGACGATCGAGACGGTCGGCGGAGTGACCTGATGGCCTCCTACCCCAATTCCCTGCGTCCCTGGGCGACCAAGAGGGACTGGATCGACCCGATCTTCGCTCTGCACTTCAACCAGAGCCAGGACGAAATCTCGGCCACCCAGCGGACGATTGGGATCCGTCCTCAGATCGCCACCAACGATCCCGCCGAGCGCACGCCGAACTACACCACGGTCGCCAACCGCATCAGCCAGATGGCCCGCGCGCAGCCGATGATCGCCTACCGGGGCATCCACGAGGTCGCACAGATCGAGGCCAATGAGTACTTCCGGCCGACGCTGACCGCCAGCGAAGACACCCACAACGGTGCGATCACCACGGGCTACCGGATCCCTCAGACCGGCTTCTGGGTCTTCACCGCCAAGGCCGACTGGCTGCCGGTCGAGTCGGTGACCGACAAGCCGATCATCCGGATGATCTCCCTGGAGATCGACGGTGAGGACTGCGGTATCCGCGACGTCATCACCCAGAGCGTCGACATCATCGACGACATGACCACGATGGTCACCTGGCAAGAGACGCTGGAGAAGGGGACGACCATCTCGGTCGCGCTGACCGTCGTCAACCCCAACACCCCGGCGCCGGACGCGGTCGCCCACGTCTACTTGCGGGCCCACCTGGTGCGCTGCCTGGACCGTGGCGGGCCTGGTATTCCCACACCGGAATTCGAGCCCGAGCCGCCGCCGCCGGAAGAGCCTCCTCCCGGCCCACGGCCGGAACCACGACCACCGGACCGTCCACCCAGCAGGCCCGTCTCCTCAGGTGACGGCGTCGGCCTGGGCATCGTCACCTATGACGAAGGCGGTCACGTCACCAGCACCAACCACAACCCGTACAACTGGCCGTCTGACGTTGATCCGAGTGCTTGGCCCTGGAATCGATAGGTATATAGTTAATGGTCGCGTCTTATCCCGCCGCGATTCCTACATGGTCCACCAAGCGCAATTATCTCGACATTGTCTGGGCCGATCACATGAATCGCGTCCAGGAGGAAATCGAAGGCACTCAGCGGACGCTTGGAGTCATTCCTCAGCGGGCGACGAACAACCCGGGGAATCGCACTCCTGATCACGGTACCGTGGCCGCCCGTATTCAGAGCGTGGCGCGCGGTGAACATGTCCCGTATTTTCGCGGCTCAATCCGCGAGTACAAGATCACCCCGAACGGCTGGTTCCGGCCGAGCCTGCGCGCCGACGACGATCCGTTCGGTATGTATACCGGCTCGGGACTCACCTTGAACGAAAGCGGCTACTGGTCTTTCAGCATCAAGGCTGACTGGGCTGCCTACACCGAGACCACCAGCCGGGAAGCGACACGCATGCTCCGGCTGGAGATCAACGGAAACGACATCGGCGTCCGCGACTCGGTCGTGGAATCGACCGCCAACCGGGCGACGTTGCACAACCACATCACCTGGTCGGACACCTATCCGTCCGGAACCACGATCTCCATCGGTGTCCGCACCAACATGACCGGGGCCAGCCGTCAGCTGGCGCTGCACGCCTATCTGCGAGCCCACTGGGTCCGCAGTGCGCCATACACGGGGGAAGGTGGTTCGGTCCCTTTTGAGCAAATCCCGGATGACGATCCGGGAGGGCCCGGGACCAGCTGCCCAGATCCGGAGCCACGGCCGAACCCGCGCCGCCGGTACAAGCCCTACTGCCTGCCCCGGGGAGGCATCGTCGGCTATCTGACGCGGACCGGCAGGCAGGCGTTTTCCCCTCTCGACATTTGCATCATCGACAACACCAGCCGGTTCTTCACCGACAACCCTTATCCGGAATTTGAGACCTTTGATGAGGCCGCCGAATTCCGGCAGGAGCTGTGGATGCAGTTGCGTCCCGACCATGAAGAGCGCGACTGGCAAGACGATGCTCGCAGCGTAATTACAGGATTCGAATGGCCATCTATGTAGTCCACCGATATGGTGAACGGTTCTACGGCCCTGAGCCGGATCTGCCGACATTTGATGTCACGTCGTTCAAGGCGTACTCGGTCGACTACCAGACGATGCACGTCACGTGGAACTCCCCGACCGGGGAGTTCGACAGGTTCCGTCTGGTCAAGGGCATCTTCGGATTCCCGGCCAACGAGAACGACGGTCAGATCCTGATCGACTCCGACGTGGCCGACACCGGATACGACGACACCGATCTGGGCGCGGCCAGGTTCGTCTACTACAGCATCTTCCTGCGGATCAACGGCGTCTGGCTGCTGGCCTCGACATGCAGCGCACTGCACATCCGCAACAAGCACAGCGACCGCTGGCTGTGGGACCGTCTGCCGATCCACTACCAGATGCTGCGCAGCAACCAGCTGACGCTTGAGGCTGACTACAACTATGACCTGGCCAGGTATATGGCCGTCATCGGCTGGGGTGTGGACCGGATCCGTACCGCGACCGAGGCCGCCACCTACCGGGCCGACGTCTACTACAGCCACATCGGCATCGTGGAGCTGATCGCCGACCAGCTCGGCCTCCCCCGCTACGGCGGCCTGCCCGGCATCCGCCAGCGCAGCTTGACCGCCAACGCGACGCCGCTGCTGGCCGAGCGAGGGGCGACGGAGACCGCGCAGGCGGCCGGTCGAATCATCTCCGGCTGGGACGTCGTGCTCCGTCCGACACGCAACCGGATGCTGAGCACCGACCGCGCGGCGATGATCAATCCCAAGCCGCTGGAGTGGGACCCGGCGGTCTACTACCCGGTCGGCAGCCGCGTCACGTTCTTCGACGCGGCCTACGTCTGCGTCACCGCCGCACTGGGTTATGAGCAGTGTCCCGAAGGTGAGCGCGTCTCCAACACCTGGTGGCAGGCGCTGCTCGCGGTCGACGACCGCACCGTGGCGTGGGACTCGGCCGCCCAGGCGCAGCACACCTGGCATCCGCTGTCCCTGACCGGCGGCGTCGGTAACGACAAGGTCCTCACCAAGATGATCTTGGGTGCGCCGCGCCCGCTGGACTCGCTGCACAGCACCAACGGCGTCATCCTGCACAACAACCACTCCAGCGCGATCACCGTCGCGGCGCGCTGCGTGCCGACCAACCCGGCGGTCGCGACCACCGACCCCCTGGCGGCGATTCAGAATGGTGTCCCGCTGCCGGTCCTGTACGACTGGAGTCCTACCCGGCGCTACGACGCCGGTGACCTGGTGTCCTTCCAGGGCAGGTGCTACCACGCGATCCGGCCATCCAAACTCGGCGTCAACCCCCGGGACAACAGCGACCGCTGGCAGGTCGTCGGCACCGACAACCGGATCAAGGTCACCCTGTCGGCCTACACCCACCAGCCGCACACCAACAGCGGTAAGCCGGTCGACGCCGCCACGGTGTTCATCGACTGGTACGACGATCGCGGTGTTTTGATCGGACGCGAATTCGGCAACCCCACAGACACCCGCGTCCTGGACACCTTCACCACCTACTCCGGCTCGGCGACCTCCGCGATCACCAGCCGCACCACCGAATACGGCGCCAAGACCTGGAGCTCACCGGTCGGCTCCCTGGTCCGCGACTCCTACCAGTACGGCGTGGTCAAGCCCAACGCAGGCGACACCCGCTCCATGAGCGTGATCAACTACGGCTCCGCCAACGCCACCGTCGCCAGCACGTTCGTGGCCGTCCCGGACGGCGGCAAGCAGCAGGCGATCATCCTGCGGCAGTCGTCCTCGACCAGCTACGTCCGGGCGACCCGTACCAAGCTCCAGACCGTCTCCGGCGCGACCGTCACCGACCTGGTCACCTATGGCACACCTATCGGCGACGGCGACCGGCTGACCGTGACCGTGACCGGTAACAACTACACGATCCTGCGCAACGGCACGCAGGTCGGAACCGCAACCAGCTCTTTCAACAGCTCGGCGACTAATTTCGGCCTCGCCGTGGAGGCATAACACATGGCTACCTACAACCTCTGTCCGTTCCCACGGCCCGGCCTGGGTGACGCTGTCTGGAGCACCGAGCGCAACAGCGCGCCGTTCCCTTCCCTGACCTACGGCAGCTCGGCATTGTCGTGTACGGCGACGTTCACGTCCACAGGCAGCTACCAGTCGGCCGGTTTCAACGGTGGCCCCGAACCCGGTCCGGGCCTGATCCCCGTCCCGACCGGCGTCCCGCTGTACATCAGCTTCGACCACACCATCGGCAGCACCAGCGGCGGCGTCGAATACTGGTGGGGCATCAACTTCTTTGACGCCGACGCCGAACTCATCAGCAGCCACGGCGCGATCTCCGTGAGCAGCAGCGGACGCCGGACCAGGACCGGGGCACCTCCCGCCGGGACCGCGTTCATCAAGTTCTTCGTCTTCGCGTCGATGAACGCCGCGTCCAGCCGGTCGGTGACCTTCTCCATCGACCGGATCCGCGTCAGCACGCAGAACTCCACTACGGCGCTGGACGGCACCTCCTACGGCTATGGCTGGTCGGGCACCGAACTGCGGTCCACCACGATAGACGAGTCCGACTCCGTCATCGCCAACTGGTGGCGTCAGCCGCGCACCACCGGCTCCCTGACAACGGCATGGGTGCCCTACTGGGAGGCCTCCGGCCAGACCTCCGGCGGCATGACGGTTACCTCGGGACCAGGCGCTCGCAGTGTGTCGGGCAACATCTCCCGGACCAACAGCAGCACCTACCGCGACGTCGGCCTGTCCCAGACGTTGCTTGTCGGCCAGATGTCCGGCAGCACGGCCTACCTGTCGGCGACCGTCAGCAGCGTGTCCGGGCTGGGTACCGGCGACGCTATCCGGCTGCTGATCGCCTGGTTCGACGGCAACATGGTGAATCTGGGCAGCTCGTCTTCCATCACCATGCCCACGGCCGGAGGGCGTTCCGGCGGCGCGGTCACCGTCCCGGCCAATGTCGTCTACGCCCGTGTCGCTCTTCAGATCCTCACGCAGACCGGATTCACCAGCGCCAGCCACGCGGTGTCGGCCACGATCGACTACATCCGCCTCACCAGCGCCACTGAAACTGACTATCTCGACGGCTCCACTCCCGGCTACACCTGGCGCGGCGCGGCCAACAGCGCCTTCACCATCTCGACCTCGCCGTTGCAGTCGACCGGCCAGACCGGATTCACCGGCACCCTGGAAACCCGCCTGGAGACCTACCTGGTCGCCTCCGGCGGGATCGGGTTCAACGGCAGCCTGATCAGCTTCCTGAGCTCGACCAGTTCCACCGGCCACACCTCCTTCAGCGGAGCGCTGGACGTCTGGCCCTACGGTCCTGTCTCGGCCGAGGCCGGAGCGTCCTTCTCTGGCACGATCGAGCTGGCCGCCCTGCTTCCGGTCGAGATGAGCGGCGGCATCGGCTTCTCCGGCACGGTCGAGACCGACATCGCGATCATGAGCGAGACCATCATCGGCGGTGTCGGCTTCACTGGCACCCTGGAGATGAGCCTCCCGCCAGACATGGAAATGTCGGGCGACATCGGTTTCGGCGGAACGCTGGAATCCTCGATCGCCGGTCAGACCTCATCCCGTGGGGAAATGAGCTTCACCGGCACGCTGGACGTGGTGCAGCTCATCCCCGCCGGGTCCTTCGCCGACTTCGCGATCTTCGCGACGACCGAGACCGACCCGCTGAGGTCTATCACCTCCGGCAGCAACGGAGGCATCAACTCTGGCGCGACCGGCGCTGAATGGACGCGCGTGTACGGAGAGTTCGCCGCGCCGCAGGGAAACAAACAATGGGGAAGGGCGGCGTTCGCCATTCCGGGCATTCAGTTCTCCGGCGTCGCCGCCGGGGACTGGCAGGAGTTCACTTATGTGCAGCTGGAGATCTCCGGCCCTTCCGGGCCGAGTGCGTTCAGCAACGGCGCGTCTTTGCGCCCTCTGGTCTACCCCGACCGGCTCAACGTCCACCCACACGCCGTCACGGTCGCGGCCGACCCGGCGGCCGACTACGCCGGAACACCGATCACCAGCCCGCTGGACGGTGACACGACCGGCGGCCTCAATGTCGAGGTGCTGGCCGGGAACACGCTGACGATCAGCACAGCGCTGGACTGGCTGATCCCCGGCACCATGTACACGGCCAGCATGTATCTCAAGCCGTCCGGCACGATCACCGACATCCTCCTGGCCGCCTACACCAGCGTCTCCGGAGTCCCGATCTCGCAGGAATCCGCGTGGTCGGACGCCGTCCAGGTCGAGGACCTCGACGAAGGCTGGCGCCGGATCCACGTGAAATTCGCGGCGCCGGAAACAGGAACTGCGGTCCTTGTTCTCACGCCGGTCGCACCCGATCAGGTCGCCGATGAATCGTTCGACGTCGCGGGAATGCTGGTCGAATCTGGTATCAACCTCAACCCGTATTTCTGGCCGGACGGACCTGGCCCCGACATCGGCTACCGGAATGGTTTCTCCGACGCCACCGGCGGCATCTTCTATTACAACGACCGGCTACGCCGCGCCTATATTTTGAAAGAGGCCCTGGAAGACCAGCGGCCGACAGGTATCGGCATCGAAGAAGCCGAGTTCTTCACAATTCCTCATATCGATGTATAGCCCCGTATAGGAGTCTCGTTGTGGTTACCCTTCACGCCTCAATGGCTTTGGCGATTGCCATTGGAACCGTTCTTCCCATCCTTACTGGCCTCGTCACCAAACAGTCCTGGGGCGCGGGATTCCGAGCCTTTGTTCTGGCCGTGCTGTCCGGAGCGACCGGCTTTCTCACCGAACTCAAGGGGTCGTTCGACCTCAACACGTCCTTCGATCTCACCGCCGCGCTGCTGACCTGGCTGCTGGTCGCGCTGACCGGTGTCGGCGTCCATCTCGGCTTCCTCAAGCCCACCGGCATCTCCACGGCGGTCAAGAACACGCTGGTCAAGGACTAACCTGACGTGCCGAATCTCCTGGGACTCCTGCACCCGTACGGCGTCCTGGCCGACGTGGTCCTGCTCGTCTTCGGTTCCTACGTGATGTACGAGATGTGGGCCATGTCGCCGCTCGGCCGCCGGACCCCCGACTGGCTCCGGCCAGCCCTGTGCTCTGCGAGCGCGGCGCTGCTGGCGTGGGCCTCGCTCGACTGGGTGGTGCTGGCCCTGGGGATCGGCGGAGCCGCGACACTGATCCGCGCGCTCATCATCTCGCTCACCTCACGGCCGTGACGAGTTCCTCAACTAGTTAAGCAAGTATCGATACCTCTCCTAGGAGCGAGGCTTTCGGGTCGGTTAAATACCAGTTACCGACCTCATCCTCCCCTGGAGCAACTGTGTCTTCTTCAGCTATGCCCGCCTCCGGTCCGATCTCTGTCGTCGTCGCCGGAGGCGCTGCTGTCAGCACCGACCTGGTGAACGACCTTCTCGAAGACTGGCTGCGCGTCAACACCGACAACCCGGCCGACGCCTGGGTCTACCTGCCCGCCGCCGACGACTGGGTCACCAAGGCCGTCCTGTACACCGCCGATCTGCTCGTCGACCTCGGCAGCGAGGGCCCCGGCTACTCCGTCGTCACCGATCACACCACCCAGAGCCGCAAGGTCAAGCAGCTCATCGCGGGCGCCAAGGAGGGCATCACCTCCGACAAGGCCGGAATGACCGACAACCTCATCGCCCTGCTCCAGGAGGACCAGGAGACCTACGGAAGAACTCCGTACGTGATCCTGGCGTTCGGCGCCGACGACGAGGCCCCGGACGACAACACCGAGGACCTCCTGCTGGCCGCCCAGGAGGCTGGGATCACGATCCTGGAACTGGCCGCCCTCGGCCTCGACGAGCTGGTCTTCGACTTGGAGGACGCTCCCGAAGAGGAGATCAACGTCGCCGAAGAGATCACCAAAGAGGCTCGTGACGCCGCCCTGGCCGAGGCCATGGACAGACACCCGGCGGGAAAAGCCGTTCAGCAGACACTCCCTGACATGCCCGCCGAGCCGGTCGCCGACGAGGCCCAGGCCCTGCCCGCCGCCGTCATCACCACGCGGGAACCCGACGAGATCCCCAAGCTGGCAGAAGTGCTCCGACTGGCCCACGACCACTTCCTGCACACCGACATCGCCAACGCTTCCGCGCATGGCCAGCCGACTCGTCTGCGCCCGCTGACCCACTGGCTCGGTCACTACCGCGACGTGGTGGACCTCCGCGACATCGCGCAGGAGTGGCGGGAGAAGGTGACGCCGGAGCCGGAGCCGGAGCAGCTCACCATCGAATCCGCCAGCGCCGAGACCGAGCCCCCCAAGCCGGTCGGCCGCACCCGCGCGAAGGCTGGAGAGGTTTCCGTACTAGTCAATGAACTCGGTGAGATCGTGAAGCTCGCGGGGAAGGGCAAGCCCGGCCGTGGGCTGACGCGGAAGATCGTCCCCAAGGAGCAGGCCGAGCACCTTCTGGCGTCCTGACCTGGGGAAAAAGATGTGCCCCGGAGTGAACGCGACGACGGTTAACGATCTCCGGGGCACATCTCCAGCATGCATCCGACCCTCGGGGACGCGGCCAAGATGACTTGTCGCGTTTGGGTGATGCGCGATGAACGCTAGCAGTTCCTTAACTAGTTCAACAACCCATCACGGAGCTCAATGGCCAGAGAGATCGAAGCCGAGGTGCGCCGCTACGCGCCTGCGGCCCTGACCGCCGTCACCCTCCTACTCCTGCGCGACCTGGCCGACAGCGCCAACCATGACGACCGCATCGTCTGCCTGTCGAATCATCGGATGTCCAGAGACACTCGATCGTCTGAGAAGAGCGTCCAGCGGGCCATCAAGGCGCTCGAAGGACTCAACATCATCGAGACGGTCCCGGAGGACGAGGTGCCAGAGCGCACCCGCAAGTACCCCTCCGTCTCCCGGCGAATCCTCCCCCGGGAGGAGTGGAAGCTGATCTTCGATCAGGAGACGGGCGAGGATGTCGTCCAGACAAATTGTCGCCCCCCCAGGACAAATTGTCCGGAAGAGGGGGGACAATTTGTCCGGGATGAGGGGGACAAAATGTCGCCCGAACCAAATACATATAACCAACTACCTTCTAACCAATTTTTCAGCGCGCCTCCGGCGGCTGAAAAGAACTCGGCAAGAACCACCCCCAGAACTCAGGCCCGCCGATCGTCAACACAGCGGAAGAACGACGATGACGGCCTTGATGCCGCCGACGCCTTCCGTGAAGATCCTGAGCCGACTCCGGCCCCGCAGAACGACGCCGGGCATCTGGTCTTCTACTTCAAAGAGCAGCTCCTGCTCACCCCGGCTGGCCGCGAAGCCCTGAAGGTCCCCGACGCAATCGTGTTCACCGCCATGGTGAAGAAGTTGCGCTCGTGGATGTCTGGAGAGCACCCCCTCACCGCCGCGCAGATCAAAGCCATGATCAACGCCTACGTGAAGGAAGGCCCCAGGCCCGGCTTCGTTCCCTGGGTGGACTTCATCTACCGGCGTGCCCCGCTGATGCAGCTGGCCTCCAAGGCGCTGGTCTCCCGCGAAGACCCCTTCAGCCAGGCAGCCCTCGATCGATGGGGTGTCACAGCCGAGGATCTCACCCTCTACGACAAAGCATCAAATCAGGACAAAAACACATGAATCGAATCACCCTGCCGGTCGAGACAGAGATCGACTACCGCCTCCGCTGGGAGACCGCCAACATCCCCCAGGCCCTGTACGGAGTGGAGCTCGGCGAATGGGTCCCCTACAACACGCGGACCGACGTCGCCTGGAACGCCGTCCACGATCTGGTCGGAGAGCTCCCAGAACGGCGTAAGACGCCCGAAAACCCAACGCGGCGGCAGAGATCCCTCGTGGGCGTCGGCGTGAGCCTGTGCGGCCCTCCTGGGACCGGCAAGACCCAGCTGGCGGTCAGCGCACTCACCACCGCGCACCGTATCCACGGCGCGAGCATTCACTTCCTTCGGGCAGCCGACTACGTCTCCCACGCCCACAAGCTGCTCGACCTGGAGTCCGACCGCGACAAGCGGGAGGCCAACCCGGAGCTGTACCAGTCCCTGCTCAATGAGCGGATCCGGGTCGGCCGCGTCAGCCTCCTGGTGGTCGATGACCTCGGCCAGGAGTACACCGGCCCGCGAGGCTACTCCCAGAACCTGCTCACGCAGTTGTTCCGCCGCCGGTTCCACAGGGCCCGGCCGACCATCATCACATCCAACCACCCCCAGACCGACTGGCACCGCTACGAACTGTCACTCCCGAGCTTCGCCAAGCAGGCCTTCCCTGAGTACATCGTGGCGGGGATCGACTTCCGGGCAGAGGCCCGTGCGGCGTAGTCAGCGCGCGAGAGAGCGTTTGCTGCGCGCCCTCAGGGCGGTGTGATGGACCTTCCCCGCCACCTGATCACCCAGATCGTCACCGGCGGCGACCTCTCCCAGGCCCTCGACGCCGGAGTCACCAGCGAGTGGCTCGCCGACCCCAAGGCACTCCAGGTGTGGCAGTTCCTCACCGAGTTCCAGATCCGCCACGGCAAAGCCCCCACCACCGAAGCCCTCAAGGCCGAATTCCCGACCTACAAGCTCGCCAAGCAGCCTGAACCCCTCGACTACGTCCTGGACAAGCTGCGTGAACAGCGCAAGATGTCGATCTTGGAGGCGGCCCTCGGCCGCGCCACTCAGAGGTTCACCACCGGCGACCCGGAGGCCACGGCCAGGGAGCTGGCCGCCGCGCTGGCCGAGCTTGAGGCCGAAGTCCCCTCGACGGTCGACGTCGACATCACCACCACGGCGCTCAAGCGCGCCGCCGCCTACCGGGAGCGCGCCGGTCAGGAACTGCGGATGCACGGCATCCCGACCGGATTCGACGCCGTCGACCAGCTGACCGGCGGCTGGCGTCCCGGATGGCTGGTGGCCTTGGTCGGCCCGCCCAAGGCGGGCAAATCCACCTACCTCCTGCTCTCCTCGCTCGCAGCCTGGTCAGCCCCGAAACGTCCGATGTTTGTGACATTCGAGATGACCGCCCGCGAGATGGAAGAACGGCTCGACGCCCTCGAATCCAAGGTCTCCCCCAACGGCCTGCGCGACGGCACCCTCACCAAGGCCGACCTCGACCGCGTCGAGAAACGGCTCCGATCCATGGAGCTCCGGCCGTCCTACTGGCTCACCGAGGACGCGTCCTCGGCCTCGACGGTCAGTCAGATCGTCGCCAAGGCGCAGCGGCTCAAGCCCGACATCCTGTTCATCGACGGCGTTTACCTGATGAGCGACGACCATGGGGAGAAGCCCGGCGATTGGAAGGCCATCGCCAACATCACGCGAGGCCTGAAGAGGGCTGCCAAGTCGCTGGGCATCCCGATCATCATCAGCACGCAGGTCCGGCTCTCCAAGATCCACGGTGGCGAGATCACCGCCGCGTCCATCGGCTACGGGCCGTCCTTCGCAGAGGACGCCGACTTGATCATCGCTGCCCAGCCGACCAGCGACCACGACATCACCAAGATGAAGTCTCTGGTCGGCCGGACCGTCGCACCGTTCGAATTCTGGATTCGGCGCGACTGGGACCACGGCACCATGACCGAGCTCGCCTACGACCCGTTCGGCGACACCGACGACCTCGGTGACGACGACGATGACGTGGACATGTTCTGATGTCGATCATCATGTGCGGCCGGGGAAGCGAGGCCCGCCGCCTGCGCGATGAGCCTCTCGTGGTCCCCGGCGACGTGCTCTCGGCGGTCGAGAAACTCGGCCTGGAGATCATCCGCGAGGACGGCGACGAGATCACCTGCCGCTGCCCCGCGCATGAGGCCCGGCTCAACAAGCCCGACCGCAACCCGAGCTTCTCCATCAACTCCGACACCGGCCTGTTCCTGTGCTGGAGTTGCGGCTACGCCGGAGCGTTCGTTCACCTGGCGCGGGACATGCTGGCCGTCGACCTCGACATGGCCACCGCGTGGGTCCGCGCCCAGGGCACCATCGGCGCCACCATCCGCATGCTGGAGCGGGCCGGTCTCCCCAAGGAGCCGGTCCTTCGGCCGATCTCCCGGGCGTCGCTGGCGCTGTGTACAGCTGCGCCGGAGCGGGAGCTGAGACGCCGGGGCATCAACCCCGACATCGCCGCCGACTACCGCGTCATGTGGGACCCGGCCACCGACTCCTGGGTGCTGCCTATGTGGGACCCCGATTCCACGGCCTTGATCGGCTGGCAGGAGAAGCGAGGCTCCCGGGTCCGCAACTACCCCAAGGGATTGGCCAAGAGGAACGAGACCCTTTTCGGCGTCCACCTGCCGCCGCCACCGGGACCGCTGGTGGTCGTCGAATCGCCGCTCGACGCCGCGATCGTCGGTGAGGTCGCCCCCGGCGCGGTGGCCACCTGGGGCAGCAAGATCTCCGACACCCACATCGACCTGATCGCCGACCGTGCCACCGGCGAGGTGATCACCATGCTCGACAACGACGAAGCCGGATGGCAGGCGACCAGCTCCCTCATCCGAGGCCTGCGCGGACGCGTCCCGCTGATCCGCACCGTGACCTGGAGCGGCCTGCCCAGAGGTACCGACCCCGGAGGCTACACCCACCGAGGCACCGGCTACCTGTTCCCCCTCGACGAGCTCGCAGAGCTCATCACCGAGGCCATCCCCTCCTACCTGATCCGATGACCCTTGCTCACTGTTGATCTACGCGACTACCAAACCCCCGCACTCGCACAGTTCACCGCCCACGGCCGACTGCTGCTCACCATGGAGATGGGAGTCGGCAAGACCGTCACCGCACTGGCGTGCGCCGAATACCTGCTGGCCGAGGGCCTGGTCACCACCGTCATCATCGCCGTCCCCAAGGCCCTGCTCACCCAGTGGGGTCAGGCCATCGCCGAGACCACCGACGTCTCATGCAGCGTCCGCGTCAGCCGCGATGGCAAGAGGACCCTGTGGCCTGACAAGGAGTGGGGCGTCATCATCGACGGCTCGCCCACGGTCAAGGCCCGGCTGCTGGACGAGGCCATCACCAACCAGACCGACTACATCCTGGCCACCCACGACTTCGTGGCCAGCAACGCCCGGAAGATCAAGAAAGGCATCCCCGACGCCTTGCTGATCATCGACGAGGTGAGCGTGCTCAAGGGCTGGAAGTCCAAGCGCGCCAAGGCCTTACGCAGGCTTCAGACGCCCTACCGGATCGGCCTGACAGGAACCCCCGTGGAAAACCGGCTCGAAGAAGCGCTGGCCATCAGCGAGTGGGTCGCCCCCGGTCATTTCGGCACTTACCGGGACTTCGAAGACAGCTTCGTCCGCCGCAACCGCTGGGGCAGGGTCCTGCGGTACGTGAACCTGGCGACGTTCCGGCGCAAGTGGCTGGAGATCTCCTACCGCAAACGCCAGTCAGACCCGGACGTGGCCCCGTACATGCCCTCCGTTGTCCACGAACGCTGGCTGGCCCCCATAACCCCCGCCCTGCGCACGGTCTACGAGGACGTCCTCCATGACCTTGCCGCCGAGCTGAACAACCTCGCCGACCCAGGCGATTTCGACCCGGAGGCCTACTACGGCGGCGAGTCGGACGCGGTCGGGGCCGGAAAGGTGCAGGCGATCCATACCACGATCAGCATGCTGCTCTGCCACCCTCTGCTGGTGGTCCGGGCGGCCGAGCGCGGCACCAACGCCTACGCCCTCAAGATCGTCGCCAGCGGCCGGTTGGCGCCGGTAACCGACCTTCACATGCAGCCCAAGCTCGACGAGCTCCGGCGCCGGGTCATCCCGCTACTGGACATGCCTGAGCACAAAATCATCATCGTGTCCAGGTATGTCCACATGCTGGACCTGATTGCCGGGGCCTTCCCCTCGCACCGGTCGGTCATCTACTCCGGCGAGATCACGTCGCTGGCCAAGCGCCAGCAGCTCATCGACGAGTTCAAGTTCGACCCGGACTGCCGCCTGCTGCTGATGAGCCACGCGGGCGCCTACGGCCTCGACCTGCCCGAGGCGACACACCTGATCCACTACGACGCCCCAAGATCGCACGGGCAGTATGTCCAGATCTCAGCCCGTCACGTACGGGCGTCGTCCAAGCACGATCAGGTGGCTGTGATCGACCTCGTCACCCCCGGGACGATCGAGGAGAGGGCCTTCGACGCCCTGAGTTTTAAAACTCGTGTAGCCGATGCATCGATCGACGGCGAAGGTATCGATACCTCCGGAGGCCTCGACAACGACGTAATCAGCCTATCCGCGCACGTCAGAGGCGCTCTCACAGAGAGTAGTTGATACGGCGTGCGCCCGATTGTTACCGATGTTGCCCTAGGTGCGCCCGATACCACCGCCCTAAACTGGGGTAGGGTCGGCGTTACCGATCCGGTACCTACTTCCGGAAGATCCACCCCCACATGCCCCGCGTTCTGACACGCACGCCTTTGGCGCGCGTTGATACCTCTCACCAGCGTATTCTCGCCCTCCTAACGGAGAAGAAACTCCTCGACGACCGGCTCGCCCGCGACACAAAACGCCGCGCGAAGGTGGTCGAGGAGCTGCACGAGATCGCCCTCCGGGAGGGTACGCGAGACAGCAAGGGTGGGCAGCGAGTTGTACTTCCGGAGGAGTTGTCAAACCTGCCCGGCGCACCTTCTGGCTACCGTCGATCACGCAGCGTAAGTACGCGGCTGAACGAAGCGGACGTCCTGAGGCTGGCCCGGCGGAAGGGTCTGACCAACCGAATAGTGAAGACCAGAGAGGTCGAGGTCATCGACCCCGACGAGCTCTGGGTCGCTCTCCAAGAAGGGGCCATCACGCGGCAAGACATCGACGCGTGCATGGACCGCGACTACACCTATAGCATCAGGGGGCTGTGACTTGACCAAGATCAGTCACGACGTGGCAGGCGTTCCGGTCGTTGAACGTCGCGAACGGCTGAACAAGCTGAACTCTGACGACGTCCGGCTGTTCGAACCTCGGTTCGATCAAGTCCGCATGGACGAGATCAAGAGCCGCATGGTCCTTGAAGACCACACCTACATGGTCAACGGCCGCCCCCTGGTGCTGTACCGGATCGGCGTCCTGGCCAGCATGCTCGGCCGCGAGAGCGTCACCATGCGCAAGCTGGAACGCCTCGGATACATCCCCAAGACCCCGTACACCCTCAAGCACGAAAAGCGGCTCGGCGCCATCCGGCTGTATTCCGAGGAGATGATCCTCGGCCTGGTCAACCTGGCCCGCGAGGAGAAGATCCTCATTCAGTACGGCATCCCCATTTACAAGACTCGCTTCCGCGAGCGGGCCAAGGAGCTGTTCGACCAGCTGCTGATCAACCAGAGCGGCGACGTCGACCTGACGGGCCAGGCTGCCTGATGGAGGTCAACTACGCCCGCAAGGTCATCGTCGACTTCGGCGGGGTGGAGAAGGTCGAGATCGCGGCCTCCGCCACCTTCACCGATGAGGACTTCGGCGACACCGGCGACTACGCACCCGAACTCCTCCTTCAGCAGGCCCGTGAAGTGGTCCGCCGCGTCCTCAGCCTCGACATCGCCGAGCTGCGAAGAATCGCACCCTCGTATTCCGTCGTCCACAGAATCACTGTTACAGGAGCACCACCTGCATGACCCGTACCATCGCCCGGCGTGAGCGCCCGGTGAACCCCGAGACCCGCGAGGATGAGGAGTTCGAAGACGACTTTGCCGCCCCCACCACGCGCCGCCTCAGCGTCGTCCCCGATGAGGAAGACGCCGTCGAGGACGAGATCCCCCAGCGCCGTCCCTCCGGCCGTGCCACCCGCACCAACAGCTCCAACACCTTGCTGTCCCGGCACCGCACCGATGGCGGTGGCCTCAAAGCCGTCTCCGAAGGTGTCGGCAACTCCGGCGGCCGGGACTTCGACGCCGAGCGCATCACCCTCGGCCCCGAAGAGCAGGTGATCGCGTTCTTGGAGAGCGACTGCTTCGTGGCCTTCCGGCAGCACTTCCTTCAGGAGAAGGAAGGCCGGAAGTCCTACGTCTGCCTCACGGCCGAGGACGAGTGCCCGTTGTGCGCCTACGAGGAAAGCAAGCCGCTCCCCGAAGGCCGCAAGTACCACCCGCGTCCGGCGTTCAAGGCGTTCTTCAACGTCGCCTTGCTGACACCGGGCGGCGAGCCTGAGGTCAAGCGGCTGGAGATCGGACAGAAGCTGTTCGACATCATTCTGTCGTGGAGCGAGCAGTCCCGCACCAGCCCGATCAACAAGAACCGTGACGGCGTCCCCGTCCTGTACTGGGCGGTCTCCCGCCACGTCAAGAAGGTCGGCGGCCGAGATGACTACACCTTCAACCTGAGCCCTGTCTCGCGAGACGCCCTGGCGGACTTCGATGACGAGCAGGTGTACGAGGAGATCACGGCCGAGCAGTACGCCGAGCTGCTGGAGAACCTCTACGACGAGTCCTGCGTCACGGTCGACGACCACGACACGCTCCAGGAGATCGTCGACGAGCTGACCTCCCCCCGCGCTCGCCGCCGCGCCGCCTAGACCACCTCCGGAAAAACGAGCCCCGGTCACGGGTCCTGCCCCCCGCCCCGTGACCGGGGCTCACGTCACAAGAGATCACGTGTTCCCCTCCTCCACGATTCTGACGGAGGGCCAGCTCGACGACGTCGTCTCCTATCTGAAGCGGCAAGACGCCTTCGCCTTCGATGTCGAAACCACAGGCGACCACCGAGGCGTGCCCACCCAGAACGAGGTGACCTGGCTATCACTGGCCAGCCACGGCATGGCCGTCGCGATCCCCATGGGCCACCCCATCGGCGACAAGATCATCGGCGAAGAGAAGATCCCCAAGGTCGGCAAAGACGGTAAGACCCGTCACTACCGCCACCCCATCTGGGAACCTCCGCCACCGCAGCTCCGCCGACACGTGGTTTTCGAGAAGCTCTGGCCCCTGTTCAACAGCCCCGACCACACCAAGGTCGCGCACAACCTCCCCTTCGACGTCATCTCAACCGCGAAGTACCTGCCCGCCCCGGCAGCACCGCCGTACGCCGACACCAGGCAGATCGCCTGGCTGCTCGACGAGAACGAGCGCACCGGCCTCAAACCCACCACCAAGCGCGTCTACCGCGTCGACTACGACAAGGAAGGCGTCGGTAAGTGCGTGGAGAAGTTCCCCTTCTCCAAGGTCGCCGAGTACGCCCGCCTGGACTCCAAGTTCACCTGGCTGCTGTACCGGCGCTGGCGAGACGCCATCGCCCACGAACGCCTCGACGACGCCCAGCGCATGGAGAACGACCTGCTTGAGCAGGTCATCATCGACATGCTCAGCCATGGAGCACCCGTCCTGGTGCCCTGGCTCCAGCAGCTGCGCGTCGACCTGGCCATTGAGGTGGAAGAGCGTGAGGCCGCCGTCTACGCCGCCGCCGGGCAACTGTTCAACGTCGGCAGCAGCCAGCAGAAGGCCAACATCCTTTTCGGTCCCAAGGCCGAGGGCTGCCAGGGCCTGAGACCTAAGAAGTTGACGGACGGCGGCGAGAAGAAGGCCAAACGCGGCGAACCGCTGCTGATCACCGACTACAGCACCGACGCCGACACGCTCAAGGAATACCCGAGCAACAAGGTCGCCCAGGCCATCCTCCGCTACCAGGAGTCGGTCAAACTCCTGTCCACCTACGTGGACGGCTACCTCGGGATCGAGGACGACCCGAAGAAGCCTTGCATCATCTTTGAGTCGGAGACCGGCCCCCGCGTCTACACCACGCTCGACCCCCACGGCACCGTCACCGGCCGGTGGAGCAGCTACGGCCCCAACCTTCAGAACATCCCCACCCGCAGCGAATCCGGCAAGAAGATCCGAGGAATCTACACCGCGCCGGACGGCTGGAAGCTCGTGGTGGGCGACCTCGGCCAAATTGAGTTGGTCGTGCTGGCGCACTTCGCCGGAGGCGGCAAACTCTTCGAAGGCTTCCACGAAGGCCACGATCCGCACACGATCACCGCCGCCGCCATCTTCGGCGTTCCGCTCGACCAGGTCACCAAAGAACAGAGAACCATCGGCAAAACGATCAACTTCGCGATCGTTTTCGGAGCGGGCCCCAAGACCGTCGCCACCCAGGCGGGCATCTCTCTGACCTTCGCCAAGCAAATGCTCGCCGAGCATGGTCAGCAGTTCCCCGAGGTCCACAAGCTCAAGGCCAAGATCCTCAAGGTCGCTCGCAGCCGGGGCCCCGTCCCCTTCATCCGGACCCTGATCGGCCGCAAGCGCCGTCTACGCGATCTCAACTCCTACGACAGCGAATACCGCTCCCGCGCCGAGCGCCAGGCCGTCAACAGCCTCATCCAAGGCAGCGCGGCCGACCTCATCAAGCTCGCCATGATCCGCATCCGTCGCGCCCTGCGCGAGCGCGGCCTGGACGACTCCGCCCGCCTCATCCTCACCATCCACGACGAGCTGGTAATCGAGGCCCGCGACGAGGTCGCCGACATGGTCGCCGAGCTGCTGCGCGACGCCATGATCGGCCCCGGCATCCAAGAGCGGATCAGTGTCCCTCTCACCGTCGACATTCACATCGTCCAATCCTGGAATGAAGCCAAGTAAGTGCATAACGAGATCGAAGAGCAGGACCCGCAGATCATCTACACCGCGTACGCGAGCCGGATGATTTACGACATGGCGCACACCTTCGGCGTCCCCGAGCGCATCCCAGCGATTTACTCGGCCCTGGGAATGACGCCACCCAGCGAAGAAGGCCGCGACCTCGCCGAAGAACAGTCCCGTTTCCGGCGGCTCTACATCAAGAAGACCGAAGAGCACCTCATGGCTCTCTCGCAAATTGCAGCCCAAATCTGCGCCGCAGTTATCCTGAATTCACCGGCCAACGAAGCGGCATCCATTCCTCCGGAAGTCGCCGCTCAAATGACCGAGCAAACGGCTGCCGCAATCTTCGCCGGTGCAGCCGCTATTCACGCGCAGAACACCTACGACTACCTCGATTCAGAAGGGTTGACGCCCTGGTGAGTTTTTACGCAAGGCAGCTCGCACAGCGCCAAGGCATTCGTCCAGGCCTCGTAGCACCGCCCCAGCCACCACCGCAGTACGGAAACCAGTGGTGGCAGGATCCCCCGCCACCTGCGCAGCCAGAACCCCCGCAGCAGCATCAAGCCCCCTACGGGGCGACCGCTCAGCCACGGTCGGCCGAGAGCCTGCGCCAGACGACAGGTCACTGCCCATCCTGCGGCGGCTCCGACTATTTCTCGGCCAGGAAAGACGTCGTCCCCCGCTGCTACCAGTGCGGATACACCGAGGCACGTGCCGCCACTCTCCAGCCACTGGGATCCGTCGTGACCTCAGAAAAGCCCCTGGCCGCCCGCCAGACGGCACATGGTCAGCGCGAATTCTCCTGGGCCATCCAAGAAAAGCTCTAGCACCTCCATATAAAGAAAGCCCCAGCTTGTGTCGATCTTGACCCCCGAAGGATCCATCAAGGATCCGTATCGCAATTTCATCGCGCTCTCCCGCTACGCCCGCTGGTTGGACGCGGAAAATCGGCGCGAGACGTGGGGGGAAACCGTCAGCCGGTACATGGACTTCATGTACAACCACCTGTTGGAGAACTTCGACTACCACATCGATCCCGAACTCGGCGCTCAAATCGAACACGCGATCCGTGAACACGAAGTCCTCCCCTCCATGCGCGCTCTGATGACCGCCGGACCCGCCCTCGAACGCAGTAATATCGCGGCCTACAATTGCGCCTACGCACCTATTGAGGATGTAGACACGTTGTGGGAGGCGCTCTACATCCTCATGAATGGGACCGGATTCGGCTACAGCGTCGAAAAGCGCTACGTCGAAAAGCTCCCCATGGTGCCTCCCCGGCTTATCCAGCCCCACGCCCGGATGATTGGAGTCGTCGACTCCAAGGAGGGTTGGGCCCTGGCCTACAAGACGCTGCTGCACGACATCTTCGATCACGGGGTGATCCCCGACTGGGATCTGTCGGCCATCCGCCCGGCCGGGAGCCGGTTGAAGACCTTCGGCGGACGCGCCTCCGGCCCCGGCCCGCTCAACGAGCTGTTCAGCTACACCGTCGACCTCGCCAAGACAGCCCAGGGCCGCAGGCTCACGACCGTCGAGGTGCATGACCTCGTCTGCAAGGTCGCCTCGGTCGTCGTCGTCGGTGGTGTCCGACGCAGCGCGATGATTTCGCTGTCCGACCTCGACGACTATGAGATGTCCCTCGCAAAGTCAGGCGACTGGTGGCGGACTCACCCGCACCGCGCCCTGGCCAACATCAGCGCGGTCTACCACGACGGAACCACCCGCGAAGCGTTCGACGTCGAGTGGGGCAATCTTTACCTGTCAGGCAGCGGTGAGCGCGGCATCTTCAACCGCGACGCCGCCCGGCGCCAGGCTATGAATAGCGGCAGGCGAGAATTGGACATGGAATACGGAAGTAATCCATGTAACGAAATCATTCTGCGCAAATACGAATTCTGTAACCTGACATCGGTTATCGCCCGACCTGGAGATTCACTTTTGGATCTCGGCCGGAAGGTTCGTCTCGCCACCATTCTTGGTACCTGGCAGAGCACACTCACTGACTTCCCTCTGCTCCGGGACCGCTGGCGCCAGAACGGCGAACAGGAACGACTCCTCGGCGTCAGCCTCAACGGAATCTACGACAACGCCATCCTGACGGGACATGACCCGGCGGGCATGCTCCGCGAGGACGCTCAGGAGTGGTTGCGGGAGGTCGCCGTCGCCACCAACGAGCGCATGGCCGAGAAACTCGGCATCAACGCCAGCGCCGCCGTGACCACGGTCAAGCCGGAGGGAACTTCCAGTCAGCTCGTCGACTCGGCCTCCGGCATGCACCCCCGGCACTCGCCCTACTACATCCGCGCGATCCGCCAGGACAGCAAGGACCCGCTGACCCGCCTCATGATCGACTCCGGCGTCCCCAACGAGCCGGACGTCACCAGCGACACCAACCAGGTCTTCTACTTCCCGATCGCCGCTCCCAAGGGCGCCATCACCCGGGAGGACCTGACCGCGATCGAACACCTGGACCTGTGGCTCGACCTTCAGAACCACTGGTGCGAGCACAAGCCGTCCGTGACCGTCAGCATCCGCGACAAGGAGTGGGACGACGTCAAGGAATGGGTCTGGGAGCACCTCGACTCGCTGAGCGGCGTGGCCTTCCTGCCCTACAGCGACCACGTCTATAAGCAGGCCCCGTACACCGAGTGCACACAGGACATGTACGAAGAGGCGCTAGCCGCCATGCCAGAGGTGCGCTGGGAGGACCTGACCTTCTACGAGCTCACCGACCAGACAGAGGGAGCGCAGACATTGGCGTGCACCGCCGCCGGATGCGAAATCTGACCGGAAATAGATGAAGCCCCCGTGCAATTGCACGGGGGCTTCCCGTCCGGACGGCAGGATTTGAACCTGCAAATCTCCTGCTCCCAAAGCAGGCGCGCTCAACCAAATTACGCTACACCCGGATGGTCCTCCCGAGCCGCCTAGTCTCAGCTCGGGAGGTTTAGCACCGTAGAACGAGAGGAGGTGATGCTGTGTTCGACATTACAGCATCACCCCCACAATTCACAACCCCGGAAGCCTGCCCAGAAATTTGTCCCAACAGGTATTTGATACGACAGTGGAAGTACCCCTTGCGCACCGCCTAGCGTTGTCACCACAAGGACAACAACACCGGCGAGGAAGTAAGTGAACACCGATGCACTCGCGCTAGTCGCGAAAGTCAACAAGGGGCTCGGGCGCGACGCGCTTATCACGGCGTCAGCCCTCTCCAACAGTGACCGCATCACCAGTGGAAGCCTCGCCATTGATGTAGCGCTCGGCGGCGGCTGGCCGGTCAACCAGTGGATCGAAATTATCGGCCGCGAATCGAACGGAAAGACCACCGTTGTCTACAAGACTGTAGCGGCCAATCAACAGCGCGATCCTGAATTCACCACTCTGTGGGTCGCCGCCGAGCATTACGACTGGGAGTACGCCACCGCCCTGGGAGTCGACAACACACGCGTCATCGTGTTGAACACCCAGGAAATGGAGATGGCGTACGACACCATCCTGGAGTTTGCCGGGTCCCGGTCCGTCGACTGCATCGTCCTCGATTCCTATCCGGCGCTCACACCAAGCGAAGAGGCCGATAAGAGCATCGGGGAAAGCGTCGTCGCGATCGGGGCCCGGCTCACAGGAAAGTTTTTCAGAAAGGTCGGCGCGCACATGACGCGCGCCATGGATGGGTCCGAACGACCCGTTACCTGCTTCTTTATCAACCAGTGGCGCGACCAGATCGGCGGCTTCTCCCCCCGAGGGATCCCACAGATCACCCCGGGGGGAAAGGCCAAGAATTACGCTTTTTACGTCCGTGTGGAAGTCACCCGCGATGAATTTATCGACGAACCGCGTCCGGGAAAGGGAAAAACCCGCGTCGGGCAAGTCATCAAGGTGAAAACCGTTAAGAACAAATCCGCTCCGCCGCAGCGGGTGGCTACCACCGACTATTACTTCGCCGACGCCCCGTACCTGGGTTTCCAGCAGGGCGACTACGACCTGGCGAAGGAGTACATGATTTACGCGATCCACTTCGACATCATCCGCCGTGGCGGCTCCATCTACAGCTACGGCGACCGCAAGTGGAAGGGCAAGGAAGAACTCCTGGCCAGCCTTCGCGAAGAAGTCGACCTCCAAGAAGAACTCCGGGAAAGGATCCTCGCCGAGGCGAGCCGCCCGGACAGCGAACGACTGCGAGACGCCGCATGAGTAAGAACAACAACGACTTTTACAACATCTCCTGGCCGAAACTGCTCGGCGCGGTCTTCATCGTCATAGGCCTCTGGCTCTTCGCCTTCGCTCTCGGGCAGACCATCGGCTTGTTCCTGGGCTTCTGATGAACCGCATCAAGCTCATGGAAATCACCATCGTCATCGCGGTTCTCATCGTCTTCGGCCTGATCGCCTACAACGCCATACACAACATGGGGACCTGGCGTAACCGGCCGGTGCAGATCGAGATCAAAATCCCGGACCCCGGTAAGAACGTCACCCGATACATCCCCCCTCGACCCCGAACCGCCTACCCGAACCCCAAGCCGATCCCCTACAGCCCCCCGAAGAGCACCAAGCGATGACCATGCAGATTACCGAGCTCGCACACGTCACTGAGCTGCTGGAGACCTACCAGAACAAGGTCGTCAAGCTCGACGAGCTCGTCGAGGCCATCAGCCAAGGCTATGTGAGAGTCAGCTACCACCCCGAATTTCCTCTGGCCATTTTCAACTACACCGAGAAGGCGGTGCAGGACGCTGCGTGGAGCCCGGCGGTTCGCGCGTCTAGGGGACTCATCATCGACAACACCGGTCGAGTTATCGCCCGGCCCTTCCCCAAGTTCTTCAACCACAACGAGGCGCACGCCCCGAGCATTCATCCTGCGAACACTGTGCGTGTCACGGATAAGCTCGACGGCTCGTTAGGCGTTATCTATGTCTGGGAAGGCGAAACATACATCGCCACCCGAGGCAGCTTCGTCTCCGCCCAGGCTATCCACGCGACGAAGGTTCTGCGGGAGAAGTACCCGACTTTCCGGCCTCCGGACGGGGTTACCGTCCTGGTGGAAATCGTTTACCCGCAGAACCGCATCGTCGTCGACTACGGGGCGCTGGACGACCTGATCCTTCTCGGCGCGGTCGCCAACTTCAGCGGCCTGATCTTCAGCCAAGAAGCCATCCCCGAGTGGACCGGACCTGTAGCCGCCACACTTCCGGCCGACACCTTCGCTGACGCCCTCGCGCTCGTCGACCGGCAAAACGCTGAAGGAGTGGTCGTGCTCGACCTCTTCTCCAATCAGCAGGTGAAGATCAAGCAGCAGGACTACGTCGCAAAACATCGGATTGTCACCCGGACCAATCCGCGAGTCATCTGGGAGTATCTGGCCGTCAATTCCTGCCAGCACATCATCCACGACCCCAAGCACTGGGGATCGAAACTCGGAATCGACCCCAAGCGCGCAGCAGGGATTCTCGCGACCGGCCCCAACTGGCTGGAGATCTTCGTGCAGAGTATGCCGAAGGACTTCTCCGACTGGCTGTGCGACACCGCCAGGAGCCTGCAAGCGCAGATGTTCGCCGTCTGGGACGAAATCGACGATGTCGAGGCCGGATACTTCGGCTCCGGAAAGACCCGAGCCGAGATCGCCGAGGAGATCAAGGACCACCCGCACAAGGCCGGGATTTTCGCCTCCCTCGACGACAAGAACCTCCTCCCGTACTGCTGGAAGGCCGTTTACCCGCCTGCCAGCCGCGCGTGGGCTAGCACCGAATGAACATTCTGCTTAAGGGTGTCGTCGGCTCCACGGCCTACGGCCTGGCAGGGCCGGACAGCGATCTGGACTACCTCGGCGTCTACGCCGCACACCCCAGCACGTTTTTCGGCCTCAGCTCGCCTCCGGCGACGATCAACGCCACAGATCTCGACTGCACCATCCATGAGGTCCGTAAATACGTCGGCCTGGCCCTCAACGGCAACCCCACACTCCAAGAACTCATGTGGCTGCCCGATGACCTCTACACCGAGAAGACCGAACTCGGCCAAGAGCTGATTGACATTCGCACAGCATTCCTCTCTGCGGAACGCGTCCGTGACGCCTATCTCGGCTACGCCGTCCAGCAGTTCAACAAGCTGAAGCGTCGCGGTGACGGCTCATTCAGCGCCGATACCCGCAAGAGAACCGCCAAACACGCCAGGCACCTCATGCGCCTGGTCCATCAAGGAACCACGCTCTACACCACCGGTTTTCTTCCCGTCCGGCTGAAGAACCCGGAGAACTACCTGCAATTCGGCGAAGACATCGCCAGTGGGCAGATCGTCAAGGCGGAATACCTCATCGCCCGCGCTCGCGACATTTTCGACACCGCAACCCCGGCCATTCCACAACAGCCGGACGCCGCGCTCGTAGAGCAATGGCTAATCCGCACCCGAACCAGAATGCTCAAGCCCGAATGATCACTCTCGTTATCCTCCGAGGCATCCAAGGCTCCGGCAAGTCCACCTGGGCCCACGGCTGGGTCTCGGAAGACGTTCAGCACCGAGCCCGCGTCAATCGCGACGACATCCGCGCCATGGCCCACTCCGGCTACCACGGCGACGTGGAGCGCCGCGTCATCTTCCTCCGCGACGCCATCATCTCCGACCTGCTTGGACGCGGCGTCAGCGTCGTCGTCGACGACACCAACCTCCCCTCCCGCACCGTCCGCGAGCTCAAGGCCCTGGCCAAGCGGCACAAGGCCGAAGTCAGGATCGTCGACCTCACTCACATCCCCCTTGAGGTCTGCATCGCCCGTGACGCCGCCCGGCCGAATCCGGTCGGCGGACCCACCATCCGCGACTACCACGACCGCTACGTGCGCGGTAAGGGCTCCCCGCTCCCCGTGCCGGAGCTGCCGTGGGAACCGGCCCCTGACCTACTCCACTACTACCTCGCCGACGAGTCCAAGCCGCAGGCCTACATCGTCGACATCGACGGCACCGTGGCCCTACGCGGCGACCGGAGCCCCTTCGACATGACCCGCGTCGTCGAGGACCGCCCCAACTGGCCGGTGATCAGGGTCCTCAACGACCTCTACCGCACCGGCAACGACCTGATCTTCGTCTCCGGCCGAGACGACTCCTGCCAGCGCGAAACCTGGACCTGGCTCGTCGAGCACCTCGACTTCGAACCCATCGCCCTTCACATGCGAAAGCACGGAGATTTCCGGACCGATTGGATCGTCAAGTCCGAAATCTTCGACAACGAAATCCGCAACCACTACAACATCCTCGGCGTATTCGACGACCGCGATCAAGTTGTTCAGATGTGGCGCACGCTCGGATTGACCTGCTTCCAGGTCGCCGAAGGAAACTTCTAATGGACAACATCACCTTCTTGCCCTGGCCGAAAACCCCCCGGCTGTACGACCCCAAGGGCTATTGCATCACCGAGAAGCTCGACGGAACAAATGCCGCCGTCATTATCACCGACGACGGGCAGGTAGGCGCACAGTCCCGTAAGAGGCTCATCACCCCCGACGCCGACAACCACGGCTTCGCCCGCTGGGTCGAACAGAACTACGAAACCCTGATCGAAGTCCTCGGCCCCGGCCACCATTTCGGAGAATGGTGGGGAAACGGAATCCAGCGAGGCTACGGTCTCAAGAACGGCGACAAGCGCTTCTCGCTTTTCAATGTCGATAGATTCGGCTTTCTGGAGTTCGACAGCCCTCTCCCGGAGCTGGGCGTCGTCCCCAAACTCTACGACGGCATCTGGAGCGACCGTGCTGTGGCTTCTGCACTTGAAAATCTGCGTCGTGATGGATCAGTTGCGGCACCGGGTTTCGACAAGCCGGAAGGCATCTGCATCTTCGGACGAGCAGACCGACGCATCTACAAAGTCATCCTCGACAAAACCCCCGACGCCCACGTCATCGACGACACCACAGCATTGGCGGCATGAAATGCGCGTAATCAAGGTTGACCTGCCCGGTGGCAGCCACGATCTCTTCATCGGAGAAAGGTTCGAGGTGGTCAACATAGGCACCCTGCACATTCTTGGCGAGAAGGACGAGCTCCTCGGCGTCTTCACCTCCGGCCGCTGGCACTCCGCGAAGTACACCATGGCACTCGTCCCTTAATGAGTGGCTACAAGGATTCCCGCCGACAGGAGAAACGCGGTGCCAAGCTCTTCGGCGGCACCGTGAACGCCGGAAGCGGGAACCAGTGGCGGAGAAAAAATGACGTCCGCAGCAAAAAGTTCAGCATCGAATACAAAACCACCGGCGCCAAGAGCTACCGCATCACCAAAGACGAACTACTCCAAGCCGAAAAGCACGCACTCCTCGACGGACGGACGATGCTCTTCGGAATCGAAATCGGCGGACGCAACTGGATCCTCCTCGCCGAAGAGGATTTCATCGCCGAACTCGATTTGGAGGAAGACCCTCAGTAATGGTCATGCACCTACGCCTGCACGCCCCCGATTGGATAGCCCGGGGAGCCAAGTGCATCAAGTTCGAACCTCGACGCGACTGTGACCCCTGGTTCACGCCAGCCGACGAGCAGGACTGCGTTGACATCTGCAACGGCACTTGGGACGGCGTGGTCTGCCCGACCCGCGATAAATGCCTCGAATACGCCGCCGTCAACAACGAAAGCGACGGCGTATGGGGTGGAAAGACCCCCGAAGAACGACACGCAATGCGCCAGGAAGTCAAACACCGATACCGGCTCCGGCCGGACCTGGCGCCCCGATCGGAATGGCAATGGCCAACGTTAAACTGACCGGCTCACTCGCGGAGATCGCCGCCGCGACCAAGCAGCCCACGGTTCTCCTGGGCACGATCGTCGGTCACGTTCAGCACAAGGCCAGCCTCCCCGACGACCGGCGCCAGGACATCATTCACCCCTCCGAAATGGCCCACGACGACTGGTGCCCCCGGCAGACCTACTACCGCATCGACGCAGTTCGACGCGGCGAAACAATCCCGCCGGAGGTCCACTCGTGGGTCACGGAGAACATCTTCGCCGAAGGTCATTCGATCCACAGCAAGTGGCAGGGTTGGCTCGCCGAGCTTGGTCTATTGTCCGGCCATTGGCGCTGCTTGGTATGTAAGTGCATCGTCACCACAGAAGTCGGCCCCGAACCCCATTGGTGCCCGTTCTGTGAAACCCGCACCTTTGAGTATGCGGAGCTTCCGCTATCGGCCGAAGACTCACATTTGATCGCAGGCCACACAGACGGATTCGTCCCCAGCAAACACTGTCTGATCGAGATCAAGAGCATCGGGCTTGGGACCATCCGGATCGACGCACCATCGTTGGTGCGGAAATACACGGCCGAAAGGCCGGACGGTAAGAAGATCCCAGACCTCGACGAGATTTGGCGGCAGCTAGAGGCGCCACTTCCCTCACACGTAAAGCAGGGGGCCATCTACCTGTGGATGGCACAGCAGCTCGGCTACGAGGTCAGCAGGATCGTCTTCCTGTACGAGTTCAAGGCCAATCAGCAAACAAAGGAATTCAGCCTTCGCCTCGATAAAGCGACCCGGTTAATTCTCGACGATCTGCTGAACAAGGCCACCCAGATCTTCAACGCGATCCACCACGACGCCCCGCCACCGGACCGCGCCCACGTCTTCACCTCCAAGGCATGTACCTCATGCCATTTCCTCTCCACCTGCTGGCCCGAACCTGATGCGAACCCTGCACCGCAGGTCACTGACCTCCAAGCCCACCCTCAAGACGGAACTCGAAGACTTCGTCGACGCGACCGTCAGCCAGCTGCGCCGGAGCGGGATCGCCCCACCTGACCGGCCAGCCGAATCACTCCCCGGCCTCCCCGACGACGTCACCGAGCTCGACGGCCCGGAGCTGATGTCGCTTTATCAGCAAATGATCGCCTGGAGCGAGTACGCCAGCGGACAGCTCGCCCTCGCGGAAATCCGCGAGCAGTGGGTTCAGGAAGAGCTCGGCCGCCGCCGCGCCGCCGCGATCGTCAAGGGCACCGGCAAGACCGCCACGGCGCTCAAAGCCGGAGCGGCCGACGACCCTCTCGTAGCCGAGGCCACCGCACTCCAGACCGAGTGCTACGCCCTGCGGAAGTTGATCGAGCCCATCGCGAAATCGGCTTCCGGCCGGGCCGCCTACCTCTCCCGCGAGCTCACCCGCCGCACTGACACACCCGACCTCAACCGGAGACATCGATGGACAACATGATCGCCACCAGTGACCTCTTCCAGGAGTTCGAAGACGAACTGCGGAAGCTCGCCGCACGCCAGACTGAACACCACTCCCTCGGGGACGACAAGGTCCTCCGCACCCACAGCGCTCTCGTGTGCGGAAACACCATTCGCGGCGCCGGAGAGATCTGCGTCCTGCACAACCCGTCCAACCATCACATGATCGAGTGGCCGCTGGTCTTCCGGAGCGACCGGCATTACCTCGGCTACCGGATCTGCCAGCACAACCAGGCCCACACCGACCCTGACAGCCTCGCCTACTTCATCGACCAGTACAGCGACGCCGACCAGTGGCAGGAGCACGACTGTGATGGCTGCTGCATCCCACGGCCCAAGCTGACGATCGTCTCCGAGGACACCGTCTTCCCTCCGCCTCCGCAGGCCAGCACCGTCACCGTCGACGAGACCCCCTCGCGGGTGCAGCTGATCGCCTGGACCTTCGTCTCGGCCGAGGTGTACGACAAGCTCGACCACCAGGACGACCCGACCAACGTCGGCTACATGGACGCTGACATCCTGGCCGAGTACGCCGGTCGCACGTGCTACCAGAGCTGGTCGAAGCCCAACCCGGAGACGGCAACCAACGCCGGATACCTGCGCAATGTGATCGACCACCAACACTTCAGTGTTCTAGAACACGCCAGCGCGACGTTCCTGATCACCGGCGTCTCCCGGAGCCTCCTGGCCGAACTCTCCCGCCACCGGCACCTGTCACTCAGTGTCGAGAGCCAGCGCTACGTCCCTCAAGACGAAGGTGAACCGGTCATCCCTCCGCTGCTGCGTAAGTACCCCGCCATCACGGACGTCCTGATCTGCGCACACAAGGCCTCCATCGGCGACTACGAGGAGATCATCACCGCGCTCATGGCGCGGCAGGCGGACGGCGACAAGCTCACCAAGAAGGAAATCCGCGAGGCCGCCCGCAGCGTCCTGCTCAATTCTCAGCCGGTCTCCATGGTCGTCACCGGAAATCTCCGGGCCTGGCGCGAAGTGCTGACCAAGCGCTACCACATCGCCGCCGACGCGGAAATCCGGGAACTCGCCGGAGAACTCCTCACAATCCTCCGCCGGGTCGCCCCCAACAGCTTCAGCGACTTTCCCAACCAGCCATTCGGAAACGACACGATCCGTCGTTCCGCCTGAATCCCCTACACGGAGAACAACAAATGACCACCATTCAGACGGTCACCCCGGCTATCGAGATTCGTCTCACCGACATCTTCGGCAAGGTCGTGACCGAGGGGGACACCGTCGTCTTCCCCTTCCGCGTCGGCAACACCACCGAGCAGCTCGTCGGCAAGGTCGTCCGCATCGTCCAGACCCACTGGCGACACAGCTACCTCGTCGATCTCCGGGTGATCGCCCCTGAGTTCCCCCAGCTGCTCGGAAAGACCGTCACCATCCGGCGCTGGAACAACATCGTCAAGGTCACGGCTTGAGCAAGGTCCTCGCGCTCTACGGCTACGGAGGCGTCGGAAAGGACACCCTCGCCTCCCTGCTGAAGCTCCAGCACGGATACCACCGCATCGCTTTCGCCAATCAGGTTCGCGAGCTCGCCAAGGCCGTGAACCCACGGGTCATCGAGGACGCGGACGGCAAGTCGATCCACCTCAATGAAGTGGTCTATGAGCTGGGCTGGGACCTGGCCAAGCGCATGTTCCCCGAGGTCCGCAAACTGCTCCAAGATCTCGGCGAAGGCGCACGCACGGTCATCGACCAGGACGTGTGGCTCACACAGCCCCTCAAGATCGCCAACAACCGGGAGAAGGTCGTCATCACCGACCTGCGCTATCCCAACGAGCTCAAGGCCCTGGTCGACGCACACTCCCATGTCGTGTCCGTTCATGTCATCCGCGAAGGTGTCGGGCCGGTCAACCAGCACATCTCTGAGAAGGCAGCCGACTGGGTGCCCGACATCGTGATCGACCTCAGTGAGTGTTCCCTTGAGGGCATGCCTAAGGTCGCGGCTGAACTGGTCGATCGGGCAGAGAGGCACTGGCGCGACCGTGCCAACCAGATCGAGAAGGAGAGCGCGCTCAAGGTCGCGGCCAAGGTCATGGGAACCAACTACTCTCCCGGAGCGGTCGCGGCGATGGCATCTGCGCAGCGAGGGGCCTGGAAGCACCTCTCAGGAGAGCAGTGATCGGCCGGTACATCGGCATCGACCAGAGCTTCTCCGGGTTCGCGGTAGTCGCCTACGCACCTGGAGAAGCTCCGGCGGTCCACCGCAAGGCCTTCCCGCCAGCCAAGTTCGGTAAGGGTGTGGGACGCCTGATCGCCGTGCAGGAATGGCTCGACGAGCTCTTCGGCCGCTGGGGTGGAATTCACCCCCCGGCATCGGTCATGCACATCGCAATGGAAGGGTATGCGCGAGGACGGGCTTTCCGCCGCGAGGAAGTCGGGGAGATATCGGCCGCCGTACGGCTGCGCCTGCTGAGCTATTACACCAGTCAGGCCGGATATCCGACGATCGTCAGCCCAAGCGAACTGAAACAGTACGCGACCGGTAAGGGAAACGCCGACAAGAAGAAGGTGATGAAGTTCTGCAAGGAAAAGTGGGGATTCGTCACAAAGAATGACAACGAGGCAGACGCCTACGTGTTGGCACGAATGGCCTGTGACTTACATAGGGGAAGAAGCGATCTTCCCGAGGAATTCAAGGTTATTCAGGGCCTGACCAAGCACACGGACCTCCCCGCGCACTGGAAATCATCCATACCGGTCCCGGCATTATAAACTCAGGACGCAATTCCCTTAACGTGAAATAGAACCCGGAAAACTACCGGAACTAGACACGTAATTAGGGGAACCATTGGATACCGAGACCGCCTCAAACACCATGCTTTTGAAGGTCTCAGGCAAAAGCGACGCACCAAAGCTGGCATCGGCCATCAGCCACGCCATCTACGAGGGCAAGGAAGTCTTCATCCGCGCCATCGGCGCCGGAGCGGTCAACCAGACCTGCAAGGCCATGGCCATCGCACAAGGCTACGTCGGCCCACGAGGACTTTCGCTCACCTTCCGACCGGCATTCACCATCATCCAAATGGACGACGGCGAAGTAACCGGCCTCGTCTTCCAAGTCTTTTACTAAACACGCGCCACTGGACTTAATTCGGCCCCGGCCACAATAAAGGAAACCCAGTGGACAAGACCACAACCACGTTCCCGAAGGTCGGCACCGCTCACGCGACGGCCACCAACACCTCCGGCAAGCCCTCGACTGCCTCTCGCCCCAAGGGCGGGCCTAAGGGCTCGGCCATGGTCGACCTCACCGGCGGCCACAAGCGGAACGTCAACGAGCGCCTGGGCGCCTGCTACGCCCCGAGCTCGCGATGGGCCCCCATGGAGGACCCAGCCGCCTCGGCCAATCTCCGCAACACCCGGCGCGTCCCCAGCGCCAAGGGAACCGGCGAGTTCCTCGACGCCCGGCGTCGGCTCGGCGGAGGCAACTAATGCTCCCCCTCCTGCTGGGCGTCGCCGCCCGCGCCGCCGGTAGCGCCGTCGCTCGCGGCGCTGCCACCGAGCTGGGCGCCAGCGCCGCGAGCGCAGGGACAGCAGGCCGTTACGGAGCCTTTGTCGGCGGAGCCCTGGCCAACCGAGCAACCCAAGACCGCCAACCGGTCGCCGTCGACAACGAACCGCGACGGAACCCCACCACCGTCTCCCTGTAGGACGTCATGCCCGGATACAGCGACTGGTCCTACAACGCCCCCCAAGGCCAGCCCGGCACGATCGGCAGCTCCCCCAATGTCCCGGTCGTGCCGTGGCGAAACCAACTGGACGCCCGCCGCACAGGAAACGCGGCGCCATACGCCGAATACCCAGACGGATATCTCGGCACCGTCCGATCGCGGCGCGAAGACCGGCTGCTCAACGCGGTCAAGCAAAGCCTCAACAAGCGCAGCTACCAGCGTGGAGTCCACGTCGGCGAACGAGTCCCATCCGAGGACTATTCATGGCCTGAAGATTTCAACCCGCAGACCTCACTTCGGCTCCAAGCCCAAGGGAAGCGCTTCGCGCCCAAGGGAATTCCGGCCGAACGTCTGGTGAATGACGGCAAGAACATCGACATGTCCCCTGAAGAGCTCACCGACCTCGCCGTCAAATACGGCGTCCGATCGAGCGAACCCCTCAATATCGCAGCCGGGCAGGCACGCAAGCTACTGCCTTCCTGGCGCTAACAGGAGACCCCCCATGGCTCTACCAGCCCCACGGTCAATGAACGCGGACCTCCGCAAGGGAATGACCGAAAAGGGCGTCCGCACAGACACCCCAGATCGCGGCGGAAACGTCTCGGCCCCCACCGCGCCCGAATTCCGCGCCGCCCGCCGCGCCGAATCCCTCCGCTAACCCATCAGGACTTCGCACGTGAGCTACCCCACCCCACCCGTAGGCGGAGCCATCCGCCCCGAAGACGGTCCGCAGCCCGCCAGCCTCGCCGAGGTCGAGCTCGTAGAGCTCCCGGAGTTCGAGGAGATCCGGTGAGCGACCTGATCATCACCGCCGAGGAATACATCGCCGTCCTTCTCTCACAAGAAGGCAAGGGCGAAAAGAACGGCGCCAGCACCTACGGCATCTGGTACGGCGACCGCGTCAAGGACAGCGGATTCGACAAGGCCGCCTGGTGCGACGTGTTCACCGGCTGGGCCGCCTGGGAAGCCGGACGCAAGAAGGGCGGCCTGGACGCCGCCGAAGCCGCGCTCGCACAGGTCGGCTGCTTCGCCTGGACGCCATCCCACGCCCGATGGTTCGCCAGCAACGGCCGCCTCGGCAACACCGCCACCCGGGGCAGCATCGCCTTCGTCGACTACCAGCGCACCGACACCGTCGCGGGAGTCGACCACGTCGGCGTCGTCCTCGGCCGCGACAAGCAAGGCCGCGTCGTCACCATTGACGGCAACATCTCCAACAAGGTCACCGTCTGCGCCAGGTACGACAACGTCTTCGTCGGCTTCGGCTACCCACGCTGGGCCACCAAGGCGACCCCGGCACCGACCACGCCATCCAAGCCGACCAAGCCCGGCAGCACCCGGCCGAAGTTCCCGCTGGCGCCCGACCACTGGTTCGGCATCAAGTCCGACGACCCGCGCAACCACTCCGGCACCAACCCCGACGACCAGCTCAAGATCAAGCAGCTCCAGCAGCTGCTGAACACCGCCGGAGCCAAGCTCACCGTCGACGGCATCTACGGAGCCAAGACCAAGCAGGCCGTCATCGACTTCCAGACGAAGGCCGGAATCGTCGCGGACGGCGAAGCCGGAATCATCACCTGGGCGGCTCTCACCCTATGAGCGAGAAAATCCGGCTTCTTTTCTGTGGCACCTGCGGGACCGTCGATGAACTCCCCTTTTACGACGGTCCCGCCGAATACGACACCACACTCGAATACCTGATCTCCTCCCGGCACACCACCGAGAGCGGACAGACACACATCGCCGCCCTGCCGCTCGGGATCATCGCCAAGAGCGAGTGGGAAAACCCCACCTACCGCAAGGCCATTCTCGACGAGGCCAACAAGGTAATGGCAGCGGGCGGTAGCGACGGACTCGGCACGAAGTTCTACGACACCCGCAACACATTCTCGGCCGACGCCCACTCCTGCTGGAAATACCACGGCCGGACAAAGAACTGCGGCGATTACCGATCCGACCGCAAGAAGCTCATCCCCGACACCAAGGAATTGCGCAAGGAAGCCGGGCTATCGACCCGGCCAGTCTCCAACACCTTCCTGTGCGATTTCTGCCCCTACCACTCGATCGTCATGCAGCGCCAACGCGCCGCAGCTGGCACATACGACTACACCAACTAGGAACACGAACTTGAACGCCTCCGGCGCAACTGACCTCGGTCAGAGCGACCTCGGCACCGGCGACCACGGTCCCGTCGTCGCCAGAACCGCCTACGTCACCTACATCGACCACGACGGTCACGCCGTCACCACTTCCGACCGGCGCCTGCTCGACTCCAACGCCATCATCACCGAGCGCGACGTCACCCCAGAAGAGGTCCTGTCCTCCATGCACATCGGCATCGGCCGGATCCAAGCCCAGGAGATCGCCATGACAACCCATGCGATCATGATCCGCGCCGCCCAGGCCGCCGCCGAGCAGCAGCGCAACGCCCAGATCCTCGCCGCGACCGGCCTGAGGGGCTCCTGATGGAAGACGACGAGTGGATCCAAGAAGCCTGCTCCTGCGGCTGCGACGATCGAATCCAGCTGACCTTCAGCGAAGCTCTTCAGTACCTCAAGGACGGCGAGAAGCTGGCCCGCGAGGGCTGGAACGGCGTGAACATGTTCATCGTCCACCAGAACGGCTACCCGGACGGCATCGCCATCAACAAGAACACGGCCGAGGCCACAGGCCTCGCCGAGGGCACCGTCTGTGTCTTCAGGTCCTACCTCATGATGCGGACGGCGGACGGTTCGTTCGTCCCCTGGGTCGTCTCCCAGACCGACCTCCTGGAAGAGGACTGGTACGTCGTCGACTAGGTATCGATACCTCGCCGTAAATCAGATGCGTCGGATGATCGACGCCTGCTAAGTTTTACGTAGTCGCTAGTTCAGAGGCCAAGAACGCCGCTCTGCAAAAGCGGAAACGCGGGTTCGAATCCCGCCGACTATCCATGGTGAATGTGGTGTAATGGTTAGCACAAGGGAATGTGACTCCCTTTGAGGCGGTTCGATTCCGCTCGTTCACACTGCGGGTTAGAGGAGTTCGGAGTCCTCACGGGCCTCATAAGTCCGGGATCGCCGGTTCAAATCCGGCACCCGCAACCAAGCTAGCGTCGCCCAATTGGCTGGGAGGCTCATTGTCGATGAGATTGATGAGGGTTCAAGTCCCGTCGCTAGTGCGTCATCGTAGCTCAGATGGAAGAGCGGTCCCCTGAAAAGGGACAGGTCCGAGGTTCGATTCCTCGCGTTGGCACGCCGGGATAGCTCAACTGGATAGAGCAGCCGCCTTGTAAGCGGCAGGTTCGGGGTTCAAATCCCCGTCCCGGCTCCAAGCTGTAGTAACTCAATTGGTAGAGTGGCTGCCTTCCAAGCAGCATGTTGGGGGTTCGAATCCCCCCTACGGCTCCAAGCCGCCATGGACTCTGTTGGTTAGGGTCGCGAGACTTTCAATCTCGAAGGCGCGGGTTCGATTCCCGCTGGCGGTACTCCGATGTGCCCAATGGTAGAGGCGCCTGGCATGGGGTCAGGAAAATCGGGGTTCGAATCCCCGCGTCGGTACGTGTTCGACTTACTTGAGTAGGCTTATGACACCTTTAACTGATGCGCAGTAGGTAGAAATCGTGTCGAGGCCCCCTGAGGGGAAGCATTCTCAATAGGTTTCTGCGCCACAAAATTTGCCGACATAGCTCAGCTGGTTAGAGCAGCCGACTTTTAATCGCGCGGGTCCGGGGTTCGAGTCCCTGTGTCGGCACGCCGGTGTAGCCCAATTGGAAGAGGCACCTGACTTAGGATCGGGCCAGTCGGGGTTCGAGTCCTCGCACCGGCACGCAATGACCATTAGCTCAGCTGGCAGAGCAGCGGACTGTTAATCCGCCCATCCCTGGTTCGAGTCCAGGATGGTCAGCCATTCCCCGTTCGTCCAATCGGCAGGACGCCAGATTTTGGCTCTGGTAATGGAGGTTCGAACCCTCCATGGGGAGCCCGGCCGACGTAGCCCAACTGGCAGAGGTGCCCGACTCAAAATCGGGAGGTTCAGGGTTCAAGTCCCTGCGTCGGTACTGTATAGTTCGACTCACCTTTCTGTCCCTTGAGCCGGACAAAAGGTACAGCACGATGGCGATCACTGCGTTGGCGCCGTACGCCAGAAACACAAAAAGCCCCCTCTCCAGCCAATTGGCTGGAGAGGGGGCTTTTACATCTCAAGAAGTGCTGCTGCTTTTTGTCGGCCGTGAGATCACGGTGAAGGACGTGCGCCGCACCCAGCTAACCGAGCGGTGTCGATTACCTATCTTGTGTGGTACTCCAACTGGCCACAGATGGTAGGCAGTCCTGTCCGGATAGGCCTTGTCCATGTCCGTTTCCCTGAAGACTTGAGGGAAGGGATGCTTGGCCGGGTCGGCGTGGTCGTCGACCCGATATCGACCAGGGCTTGGACTGCCGAAGTACTCGACGACAGAGCCGATGGGAATCGGCTCGTCGCCGGGTTTGTAGTCAGTTTCCATGGCTAGTCCATCCAGTGGTCGAGGGTGTCGTCGTCGATCAGGCTGCTCACGTAGCGGGCCAGCATCTTCACATTGCTCATGATCGCTACTGGTACCGCTTCCACCCCGCCGTCCCAGAAGCAGGCGATGTGGTACTTCAGCCCTTCCTCTGCGTGCCGGTCGTACGCCGTGATGATGATGTCCACGTCGTCTCGCGCGGGCACCGTGAGCTGAGTGCCGTCCCTGAGTTCTTCCTTGGTGTACTTGACCTTCTCCATCTGGAGAGATGTTTCAAGATCCGTGAAATCCATTTCGATTCTCCTTTCCTTCAAGCGGCGGAAGTTCCAACCCATCCATGTCGGGCCTCCTAGACGAACTTACGCCAGTTGGTGTCGGTCGGAATTCCGGCCTTACGCAGGATCTCGGCGAGAGCGCGAATCTGCTCTTCACCCTTCGTGCTGAGATCCACCTGAACTCCCTTTTCGTTGGCCCATACCCACACCGACCCCGGATTCTTGATGCCCGCCAGCCACAGCAGTCCGGCAATCTGATCGATGTCGTCGCTGAGGGCTTCGATCAAGGCATTGCGAGTAAGCCGCTCAGCACCCTGACGGACCGATCGATCCCAGCCCATCTCACGGAGAGCCTGAAGGATCTCTTGGAACCTTGCGGGAGTGGTGACCCACACGGAGTCTTCGTCGGCATGAACATGCCCGTCTGGAAGATCATAAGTTAGTCGGGTCTCCTTTCCCCGATGAATGTACCCGGTGCTATCCAGGATGAAGTCAGCGTTTTTTGGAGCGTCGTTTTCGTCGTCCACCAAGCCGTCCCACTGGAATCGATGGATTTCCGGCTTTGGGTGGCGGCGGAGGCGTGAGAGATGGCGCCCCTGCACCGCACTTTGAAGCATGACCAGGTGCCCGTAGTAGACGGCGTCGTAGAGAGGGGTCTCCACTTCGTGCATCCTCGCCTTGTACCTCCGGGCTACCCTCCTGAGGGCATCCTGCTTCGAAAGCAGCTGCATCGGGTCCGCCGACAGCTTTTCGATGTGGGCGGCGAGGACCTTACCAATCTCTTCTGCTCGCTTTTCGGTGGTCACTTCGCTTGTCCTCCTAGTTTTTCGGCCAGGTACTGCTTCGCCTTGGAGAGGTGCGTGAAAGACTTCTCCCACTTGCCATCAGGACGCATGAGATGCCAGAAGTCATACAGATCGATCTCACGGCGGTGATCCCAGTACCAGGTGGGAACGTCCTTCCGGTCACCACGATTGATCAGACCTTCGTAGGCGAATTGAAAGCAGTACCAGACATCCCCATCCTCAGTGACGAGGTCATAGGCGGCAGGGTGCTTGGTCTTACGCTGTTTGATCTTCATGAGCTCCTCCTCCTGCTACGACCACATGAGTGTTGCGGTATTCCTCGCATGTATTCGATGGCCCTAGGGACCGCATCGACCCACCATACGAAGATGCTCGTGAGATAAAACCATAGGGCGACGAATGTCGGCGACATCTTGGTAAGGGGGTATGTGTCCCGTCGATGCTTTCGGCAGGTATCGCAGAGAGTTAACGGGTCTGCGGCTTGTAGCTTCTTCGAATCCACGAGGCTCAGGTGTGCGTGCCAAAACGCAATCGAGGTCCAGAGGACGACTAGCGCGACGATAACGGTGGTCGTGAGCATCTATTGACAGCCCTTTCCGGTGCTGATTCACTAGCATTCTGATTACTGATCACAGCGACGATATTCTGGAGTTATGCCAGAAAGCGCCGCGAATTTCTATCTCCGCAAGTCGATGGGGCACGACCCCATTCGAATCGAAACGGGAGCTTCCGGCTATTTCTCGGCCCCTGAGAAAACTCTTGACCCTCACCTCTTCAACGGTGACAGGCTCAAGGGTGACGTCCGGGTACACCTGGTTAGCACTCTCTTCGCCTTCATGGCAACCCGCTGGCACGCCCCTCATTCCTGGGCTCGCTGCTGGTTGGCCGGTTCGGGTATCACCTACCAATGGTCGGCCAGCCGTGGAAACGGTGACCTCGACGTTCTGCTCGGCGCCGATTGGGTTCAGCTGCGCAAGCTCAATCCGGTCTTCAGCGACATGGACAACGCCGACATCGCCACGGTGATCAACACCGAGCTGCGCGACCACCTGTGGCCGCAAACCGCGCTGACGCGTTTCCACGGCCAATCCTACGAGGTCACTTACTACCTCAACCAGAACTCCACTGACATCCGAACAATCCACCCGTACGCCGCGTACGACCTGATCTCTGACACCTGGACCGTTCGGCCGCCGAAGTTGCCGCACGACCCGGCCAAGCTCTACCCGGCCGACTGGCGATCCCAGATCGTCCGCGAGCAGCGCTTCGCCCAGGACGTCGTCGACCGCTACAACACTGCCGCGACTCAGGCCAGCCGAGCCGTCCCCGGCTCCGGCGCCTGGACCAACGCCTTGTCGATCGCCAAGCTCGCCGTCGCCCAGGCCGAGAGCCTGTACGAGGGTATCCATCTCGGCCGCCGCAACGCCTTCGCCGAGGGCGGCCAGGGCTACGGCGACTGGCACAACTACAGGTGGCAGAGCCACAAGGCCAACGGCGTCGTCGGCGCACTCCAGAAGATCACCAAAATCGGCGCCGACGCGAACGCCATGTACCAGCGCAACGTCTACGGCCACATCCTCCCGGACGCCGCCGCTTCACGGATTTCGGCCCAACTCACACACGGAGCAACCACATGAGCCGACACATCGCGCTCGTCCTCGACGGCATCCTCCGGGACACCCTCACTGGCTTGCCCGACGACGACGGCAAGGCCCTCTACAACGCCCTCGTCAACAACTACCGGGTCACCATCCTTGCCGACCACGACAAGAGTTTCACGACTAGTTGGCTGACTCGTGAAGGCTTCCACCGCCACGCGAACGTCACCTACAACCCCACGCCGGACATTGACCGGCTTCAGCAGATCCGCACCTTGCGCGCTACCGGAGCCCTCGACCTCGTCGTCATCGGGGATCCCAGCTTGGCCCATCCGCTGTTCAGCATCGGCCAATCCCACCTGCTGTGGATCAACCCCCGCGCCTACACACCCCTCCCCCCAGCACCTCAGTGGGCCGAGCTCGTCGCGGCGATCGAAGCCGATCACGACCGTGCGCTTGCCCATTTGCCAGACGAGATCGAGGACTCGTGAGTATCCAGTTCAGCAATATCTCTGCCGCGATCAACCAAAGCAGCGGCAGCCGCACCGGCATGTTCGACGTGTTGGCCCGCGTCGTCGACACCACCATTCAGAACCGCCAGCGGAACACCGAGTTCGAACGGCGCAACGCCGAGTGGGACCGCCGCCACAAGGTTGCCACCGATACACAGCTCGGTAAGGAGATCGCCCGGCACGACCGCCAGAAGGCCATCACCGACTACCGCAACGACTCCCGCTACAACGCCAACCGCCGAGAGGCGGTAGCCCGGACTGACGAGCGTATCAACGAAGCCACCAGGGCCTCGAAGGTGAAGCTGGCTCTACACAGAGACATGTCCGATGTCGACGAGGCGGCCAAGAAGCGGATCGGCGACGACGCGGCCTCGGCCGCCGGTAAGGCGGCGTACGCCAAAGAGGAAGGCGCCGCGCGAGGAAAGGTCGTCGGCGAGAACTACCGCCGGAGCAACCTGACGGCCTGGGACAACCAGGATCGTCAGCGAGAGGTCGACACACACCAGCAGAGCATGCGCCTGGCGGACGAAGCCAACCGGCAGAAGATTAGGCACCACTGGGATCGGGTCGACTCCGGCATGAGCGTACCCAAGCCGGGCGCCCACCTCCCCGACTGGTACGACTCGCCATACGGCCAGCCGTACAACCCACCGGCCGCCGCCCCCAAGGCGCCAGCCAGCCGAGCTCGTGCGGGCAATGTCGCCACGCCAGCCTCCGTTCCTCAGACAGCCGCACCAGCCCCCACACCAGCCAGAACACCCAAGAAAACCCCACCAGCAAGTGGTATCGCGGGCGCGATGGCCTTCCTCACCGACCCCTCCAACTACACCGATACGCCCGCAGCCACTCCGCCAGCCGCACCAGCGACGACCAAGGCCGCACCTGCGCGGGCCCAGCGGAAGCCCTCGGTCGCCAAGGCCGCGCCGTCCGCCTCGCCTCCGCCTGTCGCCGCCTCGGCCGCGCCAGCCGCCACCCCAGCAGCTGTACAGGCACCACAGGTCAATCAGCCTGCTGCCGCGAAGAGCGCCAGCCCGGCGCCTGCGCCACAGGGACGTGCAGGGAACATCCGTCCACTCCCCCGAGCCACCGACTCGCCACGTGGCGTCTACGTCCCCGCGTCAGAGAACCACGAACACGTTTCCGCGCGGGCGTCTTGGGACAAGCGCTCCGTCGCCCAGCGCAGCATGGACCGTCTGCCAGGCGAGCGCATCCCGACCCGCGAGGAAGATTCGGCCCGGATCAAGCAGCGCCGAGGCACTACTCCGTGACCGACCTGTACTACAGCGGCACCGAACTCAACGCGTGGCGCACTCTCTTGACTGACCAGGGAGTGCGCCACCAGGCGCTCAGCTACCTCGGCCTGGCCCGCCGCGTCACCTTCAAGAAGCCCTGGCTGGTTGCTGACAAATACTCGGCCGAAACCATGGTCCTGCTCGACTCCGGCGGCTACACCATCCGGAAGAACCCCGACGCCTACACCGAGCAGCAGGTCCTCGACCTCGCCATCGGCTACACCGACTTCGTCACCAAGAACGTCGGCGACCTACAGATCGTCGTCGATTTCGACGTTCCTTCCGTGCCTCAAACCAGCGCCAACCTCCGTCAGATCGCCGGGGACCGGTTCATGCCGGTGTGGCATCCCGAAGACGGCCTGGACAAGCTCTACGAGCTCGCCGAGCAGCATCAGCGTGTCGGCGTCACCGCGACGGTCGTCAATGGCCAGGACATCACGCACAGGCTGCGCACCCTCGCCGCCCACACACAGCTTCACGGCCTGGCCATGACCAAGCCGACGACGATCGCCGCGCTCCCCTGGTCGTCGATCTCCTCGACCAGCTGGCTAAGCCCCAGCCAGTACGGAGACACGATCGTGTGGGCCGCCGGAGAGTTGAAGCGCTACCCCCGCAAGTACAAGGACCAGGCCCGAACCCGCCATCGCGCCCTCTTCCTCGACCTCGGCCTCGACCCAGAGCTCATCAACGCCGACGACACGACCGAGGTCCTCAAGCTCTCCATCTGGAGCTGGACCCAATACATGAACAGCATCAACGGTGTATCAAATACACCCCCGAAAAGCCCGCAACGCGCTAACACGGAAAACGCCTCTGAGTCGTTTGATACGACGGCGCCGGAACACGGAAATGTCGTCGCTCTCAAGCGTCGCGAGAAGACCCGTCTGCTCCCCGGAATCGGCGTCGAAACACGGGAAATCTCGACATTCGACGAGGACGGCAACAAGACCTTCCAGCCGCTTCCGCTCATCTCCAACCGAGCGGAATCGCAACGCCAGTGCGACACCTGCTTCCTGCGCGAGAAGTGCCCCGAGTACGAGCCGGACAGCACATGCGCTTTCGACCTCCCGGTGTCGGCGCGCACCAAGGAACAGCTCACGCGGATCCAGGACGTCCTTATCGAAATACAGACCCAGCGTGTCCTCTACGGCCGATTCACCGAAGAAGTCGCAGGTGGCGGATACCCCGACCCGAACGTGAGCGCGGAGATCGACCGGCTCCAGCGAATGCTCAAGGCCCGCAGCACCTTCAAGATCACCATCGAGGGCGATATGCCGAGCGCCACGGCCGAGGCAGGCTACTTCAGCCGTATGTTCGGCGAGAAGGCCGCCGCCGCCACCCGCGCGATCGAACCCGTCCGCGACGAGGACGTGGCCGCACAGCTCGGTATCGTCGACGGCGAAGTGGTCGGCGAGGATATCAAATACGCCGCCTGAAATTCCGCGCGGAAAGACTCCGAAACACAAAAAGGCCCACTGTCCGTCCTTGCCGAAACAAGGGTCAGACAGTGGGCCTTTTTGCGTCTCAGATCGCTAAAGCCGCCTTAACAGCCTTCATCTGTACTGCTTTCCTTTACTGCACGTTTCGTGTAGATGGATGCTTCCCATTTGCGGTAGCACTCTGGACAGCCTTGCGGGCCACAGCCGTGGACTTCATCATCCGGTTCCACGGCTGGCTCACCTTCTTCCTTGTCCACTTCTCCCCTAAGCCGCGATCGGCAGAATCGGCGTGACCCAGATCTGCTGCGCCATCGCCTCGGCCGCCGCTTCGAACGGCCTCATGTCGTAACCCATCAGCGTCTTGAAGTCGTCGTGACCGACGATCTTCATAATCAGCGCCGGGTCAACCCCCTGGAAGAACAAGTCGCTGATCCGCGTCCGCCGAATATCGTGAGGCGTCATGTAGATGCCCAGACGCCTGCTGCGCTTCGACACGATATCCCAGGTCGTCTGACCCGTGAATGCCAAAGCGCGGCCTCTGGAGAGCTCCACGGCACCGTGGTAGGTCACCTGCGGGAACAATGCCCCAGGCATGTCCCCGCGCAATTCCAGCCACGTGCCGACGTACTCCATAGCGGTCGGATGGAGACGAACCTCACGCTCCTTGCCGCCCTTGCCATTAATCAGCAAGTGGCCGGTCGCAGGGTCGTAGTCGTCGAGCTCGATACCGGCGCCCTCGGCTGCTCGCGCCCCTGTCGCGTACAGCAGAGAGACCAGAGCGAGATCTCGCACAGCCTTCCGGCGCTTTTCAGCGAGGAACGACCCCAGCAGCAGCGCCATCTCCTCGACCGGCACGTAACGGCCGACCGGGAGCTTCTTGACCGGGAGGCTCTTGACCTCACGGGCCGCCGAGATCACCGCGACCTGAGGCGACTTCGGATTGAGAAGCGTGACTTGTTTCAAAACTCCTCTCAGTGCCGACAGGTACTTGTTCACCGTCGAGGGACTCAGGCCGAGCTCGATCAGACGAGCCCGCACCGCCGTGGTCTCCTGGTAACCCAGATCAGCCCACGGGAAGTCATCGATCGTGTACACGACCGGCTGGCCATCGGAGAAGATCCGCACCAGCGCCTCAAGACACCCCTCCATGGTCCGCCTGGACTGGTAGGTGTTCAGGTTGGCGAGGTACAGCCGCGCCGGACTCGCGGTGATCCTGATCCCGGGTTCCGTCACAACGGCAAGGTCGCTCATCAGAAGCCTCCTCAGCATCTGTGAAAAACCAAGCGCCCCCTGACCATATATGGTCAGGGGGCGCTCAGGGTATGTCCCTTAGATCACGATTGCTACGGCTCGACCAGCCACGGCCTCGTGATCGCGATGGTCGAGGCGCCGACCGAGGCAGGTAACTGCTGGAGCGCCTCGTCCTTGATGTTGACCCACCTGAGGCCCTGGTCGCTGAGCCGCTGGAGATGCACCAGCAGCAGCCAGGCGCTCCGCGTGAAGTGGTTCTTGATCGCGTGCCTCGACTCCACCAGCGTCACGTCGTTGCCCTCTCGCTCGCGGTCGAGCTGCCGCAGAGTCGAGATCGAGACACCCAGCGAATGGAGGATGCGCCCCACTAATGAGTGAGGCCGTGAGTTGTCTACGTAGCGAGCACTCAAGGCGCCAGGCGGCCGGAAGTCCGTCCGTTCCGGCGCATCCTCGACAAGCTGGTTCAGCACCCGGCGTACGTCATCAGCAGTCTTCGGCGCTTGCCGCGCACTAGGCGCCGACACGAGAAACCTCATGGATCTCGACATGCGCCGGATCCGTACGCACCTTCTGCCAGAAGGCTCCCAGGGCGTCGTCAGGATTGTCGCCGAGCATCCACAGATGACTCACCTTCGGATGCCCGCACGCGAACTGACCGCCCTGTTTGAAGGAGAAGGCGATCTGGAAGACATCCTGGTCGCTAGGGAAAGCACCGTCCGTGACCGGCTGCCACGCCACGAGCCGAGCCGAGTTTGGAGTTTCGTCCGACTGATCCCAGAACGTCGAGGGGACTTTCGATTCCTTGGCCTCGATGGTCTGGCGGCGAACTCCATGAGCTTTCTCTCGGCCGTCGATGAGAACGTAGGTGACCTTGAACTGTTGCACCGGATCCGACTTGACCTTTGCCAGGTCCTCGCGCCAGATCTCCGGCACAAAGTCCGACAGGATGACGAACGGCGCATGCCCCTCGTCGATATCCCTGAGGTCCCCCAGGACCTCATAGCCGTACCCGTTGGCTGCCAGCCACGACTTGGCGAGCAGCACATTGGCCCAGTTGTTCTCGACCCAGAAGGCCGTCTCCCAATGCGCCTGCGGCTCCTCCCCCTCAGCCATCACGACCTCGAAGCGACCATCTTCGATCTGATCAGCCCACGTGTCCTCGTAACTCGTCGCCCACAGTGTGGACTGCATGGTCAGGAGTTCGAAGTCCCGGCTGGACATGACCACGGGGACGACGACGTCCTTATCGTGGGTCGGATTATCTTTCGGATCGGTCACCGAAACTACCTTTCTACTCATTCTGCGTTGAGATCTTCTAATGTCAGGCCGTCTGGGTTGTCCAGTACGAAAGTCCTTCTAGAGCCCTTGATGGGTAGACCCTCCGGCCCCTTGATGTAAGGCCAGATCAGTGTCGGCTCCTGAATCTTCTGGTTTTCGCGCGGTTTGCGCCAGTGCAGGCTGACCGGCCAGCGCGATTTCCAGTCGACGTGGCGTTTGCCCTCTGTTCGTGGACCCTTCGCAGGCATCTTTTGTCGAAGCTTGAGAATCTGTACGGGGCGTTCGGATTCCGTCACGCCGATTCGTGCTGCCCGCCGTCGCATGTGACGCGGCAGCACTTCCTCTTCAGTGCTGGTGATCGGCTGCTTTCCAAGCGCCCAGATGGCTGCTGCCAGGCGCTGAGTGAAGGCCATGTCGGACTCCCTCAGCTCCTCGATAGTCAAATTGTGGCTTAGCTCAGAAAGACGCTTCCCGAACGCAGTCCCGGTCGGCGTACCGAACGACCAGACGGTTGTGGACACGCTCTGAAGACCATCCGCGTACTCATCAACCGGAGTATTCGCGCCAGGAACCGAATCCAGAATCGCCTCAACGGCCGACCTTCTCGCATAGGTCGTGAGCACCATGGAAGGGCCACAGTCGGTCGCGGCGGTAATCAGGTGATCACCGTTGATGTAAGACCAGGACATCGCCTCAAGGGGGATTGTTCCTCGAACAGGAACCTCCTTCTCGACGTCCATGACGATGATGTCGCGCCCGATCAGCGGATCAGCGAACCAGGCGAACCCGTACGGGAAGAGTGGCATCTGCCTGTTCAGTACTTGATCGGGCATAGATCCCGCAGCCAGATCAAGAAGCTGGCACACGTCATCATCGATGACTACCAGCTGAGCCAGCGACAAATGCTGGAGATAAGCCTTCGCCAGCCTTTCGGCAGCCTCGTACGCCTCCCGCATGATGTAGACCTTGCCACCCTTGGTGACGAATTCCCCCGTCTGAGACATCATGTCCAAGACGCCATCTCTGGAGCCGTACTGCACAATCAGTTCATGCCGCGCTTCGGCAGCTGCCAGCGCTAAATCACGCACAATGCCTCCCTTCGAAATTCCGGCTGAATCCCTCTACTGTGTCCCGGGACCGAAGCCCCGGGAGTGGTACAGGCGATCAGACGTCAGCGGGAATGTAGCTGAACATGATGGGCTTGCCGTTCGGGTCGGCCATCTCCTTGTGCTGGCCGCCGACCAGACCCATCAGATAGAAGTCCCGGGTGCCGACCGGGTGGTCGCCGACCGGCTCGCGCCCCTCGAAGGTGCACAGAATCGGCAGGACGTCGGGTCCGGGGAACAGCGCCATGTACGTCCACCGAGGGACGTCGTGCTCATCGCGTACGCCGTCGTAGATGTCGTTCATGGTCTCGACGTAATCCTCGACGAGCTTGTACCAGGTGAGCACCTCACAGACCTTGTCGGTGGTCCGCATGATCAGTGGCTCTTTGTCGTCGCGAGGGAAGCTGGCGTGATTGTGATGCATGTCAGTTCTCCTTGAGGTTGGTGACCAACGCGTCGGCGACGGCGGGCCAGTAGAGCCGGGTTTTCGGCGCCAGCAGAGGCAGGATCCGGGAAGCCAGCCGAACCTCTTCGATGTCCTGAGACTTCTCAGCGACCTCCATCAGCCGAAGCTCCAGGTTGTCCACCACATCCTGCGCGAGCAGAGTCGGCTTGACGTCGGCAGGCCGTTCTGCCTTGGCGGCCTGGAGCTCTTCCCGCCACAGGCCGAGGGCGAACGCCGTGACGAGGTTGACCAGGTACAAGGTCTCCATCGTGCGGAATTCTCCGGCGTTCTCGTCCTGCCGTAACGGGACGATCGGCTGCTGCATGGCGCCGTGGATGGTGAACAGCAGTTTGCCTCCACGATGAACGACGAGGCGCTGATGCACGTCGAGCTCGAAGCTGTGCGTCGAGTCCACACTGTTGTCTGTTACGACCCTGACGTTGATCCACTCAGTCAATTGGTTAGTCCTCCTTGTACTCGAACTTGATGCGAAACACATCGGTTCCCTTGTAGACGTGGTCCGGGTAACCATCAGCGCACTTCTTCAGGTGGCCCTTGTAGGTTCGGGCGCCGCATTTGCAGCCAATCATTCAGACACCTCCCAATTTCCTCGGCTCCGATTCACGAGCGTCCACAGATCTTCCATGGTCAGCTCGTATATCGTGTCGTCGCCCGGCTTTCCGTCGAGGGAGTGGATGAGGTTCTTGTCGAGGGCACCGCTCTCGGACATCTCCGCTCGTCGTTGGAGGAACAGCTCGACCCTGTCGGCGGCCTCGTCGTCGGCGATCTCCCCGAGATCGTTTAGGGGAGCGGTCTCCCACTCCCCGTACACCGTGGCGATGGTTTTGCGGCGCCGGAGAATGAGCCCCTGGCCCTTACGGCCCTTACGGGCCCAAACAGCTTGAGCTCCGCTCTCGCCGGACTCCAGGAGTTGCAGCCGGTCATGGCCTCTCTTCTTGTAGACGAACACGTACTCGTGTCCATCCTCAACGCTGCTGTCCGGCATGGTGCTGAGAATTTCAGCCAAAGCGTGGGAGCCAGGGCTCAGATCATCGGTCATCGATTCCTCAGTCTCTTTGTCTTCTTGACGAGTGGGGGAATCTCGGCGTCGGTCCACCGCTTTTCCTCGCTCGGATCATAGTGCTCAGGGTTATTCGGGTGAGGCGATTTATAACAGATCAGATAGCCGCCTTCAGGATTCTCAGCGATCGTCTTGCACTTGTCGTGGGTACTCACGTCGGATCGTCCGATCGGATCTTGCTCCATAGATACGCGAGCTCGTCGTTGAGGTAGCGCTCGTCAGCATGTCGCACCGGCCAGCCCTCTGAGTCCTGAGCCAGTACTTTCAGACGTCGTTTATCGTCGTCCTCCAGCAATGTCCTTACCTGCCACACGCCGTACCCGCCTTCGGGAAGGGCGATAATGGCGTCAGGATCAGGGTTGGGATCGAGGTAGTGCTTCTCCACCGCATCGCGAAGGGTCCGAGCCAAGCCACCGTCGCTACGAAGAATGGGAATACGTTCCTTCAGGATCGCGACGAAGTCGTGGGCGTAGTCGTCGGCGTCCTTTCTCAGGTCCTTACCCATGTAATTACATCCCGTCCTCTCGGAGCTCGCGCCGAAGATCAAGGAATTGAACCGCGCGGACCGCGACCGTCTCGATCTCGTAGAAACCGGCGTGGTGCATGTTCTCTCCGGCGCGGGCCGCGACCTGAAGGGTCCGGGCGTGCTTGAAGTGATTCAGGGCCGCTTGCGCGATCTCGTAATGCGGACGGTCGACTCCCGTCACGTCCGTCTGCCTGACGCGGACCACCACCGTGAACGCCATGTCGAATTCGGATCCGGCGACCGTGGTGTACTTCTTCTTCTCGTCACTCATTTCGACCCTCTTCCTCAGTGTTGGCGTTGTCCTTGATGATCAGAGCGTGACCGTGCTTGTTGGCGAGCTCTAGAAGCTGCATTGCCATTTCGGGGCTGATGCGCGCAGAGGAGTGTACGGTAAGGATCTTCGGACTCATGTCGATAGCAGTGTCTCCCTTAAAGACCTTTTCGATTGTTCCGCGCGGCAGGCCGAGTGCATCGTCGAGCCCAGTAGAGGTCTTCGGCCTAATGGATCGAGTATCGCCATTGCGGACGGACATCAAGCCCGATTTTGTCATCCTTGCTTTTTCGACGAGTTCGTTCCAGCTCAACCCTTGAGCGCGACGAGCTTTGTCGATGAACTCATCAATCGGCGTCCTGTATTCGTCGGGCCTTTCCCGCTCCGATTCACTCACTGTTGTCGCCTTCTATGAGAACTCGATCCCCGAGGTCCACCACCTGACCGGCCTGTCGGCCGAGGGCATGCCCTTGGGGGGAGAAATAGATCGTTCTGTTGGGGTGCAGCTGTGGGTGGCGCCTGCGAAATTCGGCGTCGACAAGCTCGGTCACTTCGCGAGCCCTGCCCCGTAGCCGGAGCACTTCGGCGACCTCGCTCCCCCAGCCGCCATACCATCCTCGTACAAAATCGGTACGGTCGGTACGGGATTGTCCACGACGCTGGAGAAGCTCCTCCATCAAGCGCATCTCCATCTGAAAGGAGACCGAGGGAAGCAGTCGATCACACAGCCATTCCAGCGTCGGCGGCTGGCCGATCAGCTCCAGGTGCGCCGGTCGATCCCGGCGCCGGTGACCATGTAGCACGGCACGGCAGCCGAGAGTCTCACTGACCTCCCACAGAGCCTCGCCGCGTTCGGGGTGATGCTGGCCGCGTGTGCTGATCTCGTACCAGGCGACGTCGACCACGGCCTGGCGGGGATCGTCGAGACCGAGGCGCTGTGCTAGCTTCGTCGCCACCGCCAGCGCCGAGATGGCCTGACCGCGCGGTGTACTCCGGTGGTTAGCCTGATCTAGGGCTGCTCGAATTCGGCGAAGGACGTCTTCACGGTTCATTGAGCTCCACCTTGACGTTGAGCGTGATCACCCCAGCCACGTAGTAGTTCAGTACCATCGCCGCCAGCCGTCCACGCTCTAGCGGAGTTTCGGCGCCCGGCAGGAAATTCTCCTCTCCGTCCTTGAGAAGGTCCTCAGGCACGTTCGCGAACTCTTGACGGTTCTGCGGGCCATGCATCCGCAGAACCGCCAGCGTCGGCCGCCACTGCGGCTCCGGCCGCGCCAGCACCTGAGGGATGAGGTGTGTGAGCACCTGAGGCACCGTCAGGTTCATCGTGGCGGCCAGCTCAATCGCACGTTCATACACCGTAGTGTTCACCGAGTAGTTGATGCGAACAGGCTTCCGTTTGACCAAGATCGCAGTCCCCATGAGTAGGCTCCTTTCTTACTCGTGTAGGTATAGCTCACCCACCCGCTGTGGAGAGCCGTCGTGAGGGGCCAAACAAAAACGGCCGGACACAGCCCGTACTGGCCTGCGCCCGACCGATGCTGGTCGGATCCTCCCTGAGCGGTGATCCCGCCGTCGCCGGTGACCTTCCGCTCGCCGTGGTGATCAGGTGTTGTACGTGAGTACCGCGATCTTGCCGTTCGGGAGCTCAGCGACCACGGCATCCTCTGTGAGCGACCGGCCGAGCCCGTCCCAGTCGATGTGCAGGCGCACGTAGGGATGCCACCGCTGACCGTCAGCCCACTGTCGCGCGTATCCGGCCAGGCTGGCGAACTCGCCTCGGAAGGACGCCTGGAAGTACGACGTGACCGCATCGAAGGAAAGGCCTTCTTTCCCGATGAGGTCGGACCGGATCAGCTTGATCCACGCAAGGAACGCCTGTGGTGATTTGCACAGCCTCGCTCGCCGAGCGATCACTACGATGTGACGCAGCTCCAGATCCCTGTAGGTGTCTCCGACTGGGTGCCAGAGCGGCTCCATCCCATCGATGCTTTCGATGTTGAAGTGGCTCCCCTGTTTGGCGTTCTCGCCGAACAGCAGCCTGATCTCTTTGGCGCGCTCGTCGTCCCAATCCAGCAGGCGCATCCGCGTACTCGCCCAGCCGTCCAGGCTGACGAGAGTGATATAAGGATCGAAGTCCATAAGTACCTCCAGACATGACGAAGGCCCGACACCGTGTGTGCCGAGCCTGAAAATTCGGGCGGAGCTGATCTACTTCGTGAAGATCGCGATGTTACCGCTCGGCAGGTCGATGACGTTGTAGTCCGTCGCGAGCCACACGCCGAAGCCGTCCCAGTCCATGTAGCCGAACATCGCCTCGGGAGCGCCCTGGTCCTCGGCCCACTCCTTCGCGTACTCTTCCAGGTCCTCGTACTCGCCCCGGAACTGCTTCCGGAAGGTCTTCAGCGCCTCGTCGTCGTCAGGGTAGAACCGAAGACCGCCGCCCGTGTCGTCGACCCAGGCGAGGAACCCCTCCCAGGACTCGTCCTTAGCCTGCGCGGCCAGCCGCGCGGCGCGAAGAATCTCGGCGAAGGAGGCATCAGGCACCTCGCCCTCGTCGTACAGCGGCTCCATCCCGTTGACCGGGCCGACTTTGAAATGCACGCCCTCCTTCGCGTCCTCGTTGCTGCCCTCGTCACCGAAGGCGGCGTTGACGTCGTTCATCAGGTCGTCGTCGAGCAGGTTGAACACGTGGTCGACGTTGCCTTCGGGGTTGAGGTCGATGAGGGTGATCTCGAAGTCCATGTGATTGTCTCCTTAATTGGTTAACTTGTTGCGCTTCTCGTTACGGTCCTACAGGTTCTTCCACTCACCGGCGTCGTTCTTGTACTGCACGTCGGTGCAGCCCCAGTTCCTCGCGCCGAACTCGTGGAGCGGAGCGAACTCCCATTCGACCATCTCGTACTCCTTCGCCTTCTTCCCCCAGTCGGGGTCGGCCGGGCCGATGATCCGGCCAGTGGCGTAGTGCTCGCCGTCGTCGTCGAGCAGACGGAACTCCGTGCCCTCTCCGGCTTCAAGACGCGCCTCAAGTTCGGGGTCCATCGTGCGCGGCCCCATCACCCCGTTGTACTCGCCATTGGTGATCAGGTCCTCGGTGATGACCCAGCCGTAGGGCGTGTACTCGGTCATGCCTGGTTCTCCTTGATTTCGGCCCCGTCCTCGACGAGGTGCAGCCGGTACTGGACGTTGGGGATGGTGTAGTCGAGCCAGCTCTCTTTCGTCGGCCGACCGTTGTGTGGCTCACCGTCCGTGTCGGTGACGTGCATGTACTCACGCGCCGGGAACGCATGTGGGTTCTTCAGACGGTCGACTCCGGCCCAGCGCTCGTACTCGGTCGCGATACGGATCGGCGCGGCACAGTCCATGCAGACCGGGTTGTGTAGCCGGGACATGCGATGCCCTGAGCCCTCGAAGGTACTGATCCGGAATTTCAGGTTCGGGTCGAGCACGATGAACCCGTGCTTGAGCTCACCCTTCTTCACCGCGAGCAGCTCGGCCAGGATGTAGCAGTACGTGCGGTGCGTGATCTTGTTGGGCTTGCCCGCGTTCTGTGCGGTGTCGTAGTCCAGCGTGATACCGAACCCGGACGATGCGAAATAATCGGCCGTGATCACCGTGTCCAGCGTGTACCACCAGTCGATGAGCTGGCCGCCGGAGAACTCACCCATCAATGCCACCGACTGCGGCGCCACGTCGTTGTCACGCCACCAGGATGCCGTCTGGAACGCCCGTTCCCTCTCCTCGTACTTCTCGGTGATGTGAACGGTGCCAATCTCGATGCTCTTACTCATGCGTCTCTCTTCCTCATGTCCTCTCCGAATTTCGGCCCCTACAACTGTGCTGGACTGATTCCAGCGAGTCCCTCACCTTCCGTCCCCGAAGCCGGGAGGTGAGAGAGTGCGCAGCGAATCAGGGGCGAATCCATGAGTGCGACTCGGATACCCGGTTGATCGCCGAGTTGACGACCCAGCCGCGCCGGACCGAACAGCTCTCGTCGTCGGCGGGGTCGGTACTGAACATCAGGTCGTAGGCGGCCTCCGAGATCGCGCCGCCCACCTCGACCGAGGCGTTCATGAGGATGGTCCGAAAGGTCGCCGTCTCTTCGGTGTTCTCGTACAGCCTCGTCAGCCGAGCCACCGGACCGTCAGCATCGGCGACGGCCCACTTCGCGAGAAGCTCGGCGACCGGGATGAGTGTCTTCTCGTCTCTTATGTCCATGTGTTTCTCCATCTACGGGTCTGTTGGTGGTACACCCCTCAAAGGGACGATGACCCAGGTCAGATGTCGAAGATCGGTCGGCCTGCTCGGGCGTTGACCCTCTCCTTGAGCGCGGTCACTTCAGACGTATTGATCAGGTCTTTGACCCGGACCGCTCGGGAGGGACGCCCCTTGTCGTCGAAGCCGAGGACCAGTTCCATGGCCTCTGCGATTCCTTCGATCCGCATCAGCTCCGCGCTCAGAAGCGTGTCGAACGGGTCGTCTTCTTTCTCCCCGGCCTGGGCGTCTTCCGGGTGCAGCGCCAGATAATCGGAGCCGAATTGGAAAATGCGACTCTTCGCCCTCACAGCGAGGTCGTAGAGAACCCGCTCTAACAGGTCGACGGTCTCAGTGAGGGCATGCACGGTGAACTCGTCACCGCTAACCCAGATGCTGGTGCCGTCGTAGAAGCCGTCGTGCTCGTTGTCCAGTTCCTTGAGGACGTCGAGGGCAGCGCTGTACATGGTCACGCGCCACCCAGCGACGGTGGCGGCAGGTACGTCCGCCAGTTCCGGCATGCTGGCGATCCATGACGCCATTTCCGATGTGGCGAAGTCGATGAAATATCTCTCCGGCGCTGACATGGGTTATTCCTCTTTGATGTTGGTCCGACGTTAGAGCTTGGCGTTGTACTTGAGCTCAGCGACCTTCCTGAGGATCGTCATTCCGAGGTCGTGGCCGAGGTGTTCGAGAACCGCTTCCACGCTCTTCTGAATGGTCAGAGCCGACGCCAGGACATCCCACGCGTTAAGGATGTCGCCGCCCATCTCGTAGGCCCGGCGAAGAACGGTGACACCCGTCTCAGGCCTGTCCCGAAGGATCAGCTGAACGGGTGTGAGATCCTGCTCCGCCACCAGTCGCTCGTCAGTCGCGCGAAGGGCCTCAAGAATCTCCCTCTCGTCGATCATGCTAGCTCCTTCTCCAGTTCGTGATCTCGTAGTAATGCCATGCGATTTCGGAGAAGAGGCGCGAAATGCTCGCACGCGCCTCTTCGTTGTCGACGCCGTCGAGCGGGTATTTGTCGGCCGCGTTGAAATGAGGCCGCGCCGTGAGTTGGTGCCCGTCACAGAGGACGACCCCCATAATTCCCCAGTCGCCAATTTCAGTGTTGTCCGAGAGCTGAAGCATGACGGCCATCTTTTTGGGCTCGCCGAAGAACGCGGACTTGGCGGTGATCGTTCCGGCCGCCCCGTCAGAGACGAAGGTGTAGCGAATCTCCTCCGTTCCCAGATAGAACCTCGCGACATCACCAGATTCGAACTCAACGCTGTTCATGAGTCTCCTCTCCTTTTCTGTCGGGAATTTCGGCGCTGACGACTACGGAGGATGTCCCGGATGATCCTCTCGATCAGATCAAGTAACATCGCCTGAGATCTAGACGCCACTCGAATCCTCCACGATCAGCCGTGTGATATCGATGACGAGGCGACTCGCCTCATCCCAGGGGAGCATCAGAACCACCTGACGCTTTATCGGCCCGGCACCGGGGTTGGCGTAGTTCGGCTCGTAGAGCATCACAGGCAGGCCGACAGCCGGGGCTCCGTCCTCGTTGATAGGGATACGCTCAGGAGGTGAGAGCACATGGACGACCTGTGCTTGCCCGATGTCGTCTCTCAGCTCGCCGGGTTCGGGAGTCGGTGCCGTCATGACCGCTTCGCCTCTTCCAGCCCCTCTAGGACCTGCCCCTTCAACCAGTCGGAGAGCAGCGCGGCGGCAGTGGCCATGGCCGCGCTCCGAACGGTGTCGACGTCGTAATCGGCAGGGAACCCCACCGGCGGGCCGATCTTGTCCCGCTCTCCACCAGACCCCTCCCTGATGGCACCCAGCAGCCGCATACCCCAGATGTCGTTGGCACCGCGCTCAAGCGTGATGATTGCGATGCGCTCGCCCATGAGGGTGATGTGCTGTTTGTGTACGTCGGGGTCGTTGTTCCACGACCCGAACTTGATCAGAGTCATGGTTACTCGTTCTCCAGACGGAAGACCACGACGCCGTCCCACTGACCAGGACCCCTGCTTACCACCGTGACGCCGTAATGGCCGTGCAGACTCTCGGCCACACCCTCCCAGTTGATGTTCTCGACGATGTTTCTCGGCACCGTCTCAAACATTTCGGCGTGCTGCTGGGGAACGTAGTCCTTGGCGAACGCGCCAGCGGAGCTGAACTCTCCCTGGTATTCGGCGTCGAACTTCCGCTCCGCGTCGATCGCGTCGGCGGGGAAGTACTCGATGGGGCCACGAAGCTTGTGCCACTCGGTGACGACGTCGAGCCCCTTCTCTTCGATCAGGTAGCCGATGCCGCATGCCTTCTCGACCGACAGGCCGGAGAGCTTGTCAGCGAACCAGCCGAACCCCTCGGAGCCGATGATCTCCGTCTTGTACGTGAGGACGTCACTCGCTTCACTGACGATCTCTTCAAGCCCTTCGTCTACGGCGTAATAGTCGGTCGCGTCGAACCAGTTCTCCCCGATGTACCGGTCCTGAGTGTCCGTGACCTTGATGTGCAGGCGCGGCGTGGTGCTCTCAGTCATATTGATTCCTTGTCTGTGAATTTCGGCCCGGAGTATGGCCCTGCTAAACCTCTCCGCAAGCCTCCCCTACCCCCGATAGGAGGGGAGGCGAACGCAGTGATCAGTGTGGGTCAGAATTCAGAGGGTGTTGTACCGGAAGTAACCACCCTCGGAACTCTTGTACTCGAACCCGGGGACCTCGAAATCGGCTTCCAGCACAGCACCGACCACGACGAGGTTGCGAACGCTCTGCTCATAGTCAGTGATCGCGGCCCCATGGTCGGGGTACTGGTACAGGACGAAACTTTCCGGGTTTTCGCTGACGAGTACCCAGAACTCAACGTCGTCACGAACCACAGAAAACAACGTGAGGGTGATGTTATCCGACTCAGGCAGACGGGGATCGTCAGTGTACGACTCGCGTAACCACTCTTCGTTGTCGAACATCTCTAAAATGATCTGGTAGAGCTCTTCGTCGTTCCCGTTGTCCGTCCCAGAGTGATACGCAACGTGCATGACCTGAGTGTTGAGTATGCGATTGATTGCGGCCTCAACACGTTTGGCCGTCTGCACGCTCACGTTAACCCTTGGGATGTGCACGGAGATGGCACCGTCTTCCGTGTTCTCCACGGCGAATTCCTCACGTACGAGGCTACCGGGATCGAGCCTGTTGCACTCGTCCGCCCATTTGTCAGCCTCCTCTCGCGAATCGAAGCCCCGCATTCTCCGCGTGCCGTCCGCGAGCCTATATGTGACTTCGAACGGGCGGACGTATCCGCGTCTGACGATTGACATGTGCGCCTACCTTTGTCGCAGCCTGATATGTCGTACAGTCAGGGCTGCGACTTCGCCACTTCGATGTATGTGATGCGACCGTTGGGCGAGAACGTGACCTTAAGAGGGACGCCCCGATATTCGGAGTTCTCGATTCCGTAGTTGACGGAGGCGTCACTCTGCGTCTGCGCCGATTCCCCGTTGGTGAACGTCACCTTGAATCGGGGGTTGCCCGCACTGCTGAGGTTCAGGCGCTCAAGTGTGTCGATCGTGAGAATCCGCATGGTCTCACTGGGCTTACGTTCCATTGCTTGGTCTCCTAGTTGATCGGACTGATACGGGTGATGATCAGAACGCCGCCGTCATTCATCGGGATGGGTGTCGAGAACAGCACGTCTTTGAGCGCGGCGAACACCTCGTCTTTCGAATAGGCAGCCTCACCGGGACCGCTGCCGTTACTATCCACTTGAAAGTTGATATCGAACTGCATATGTAGCCTCTCAGAAATCGGCGGGAATGGGTTCCGGCTGAAACCTCTACGGACTACCCACCACCTGACGTGAGGGGTAGTCGGGTACAGGCCGTTCAGTCGTTGGTCTTCTCAGACGTCGAATTCGGTCTCGAAGGCGTACGTTCGCAGCCGGTCAGGCCCCAACCACTCCATCAGTTCGCGCGTCTTCTCCTCGTTCTCCACGTAGGAGGTGTACGCCCTCTCCACGAAGTTCCACAGGGACACACTGTCCTCGAAGTCGCGGACCGACAGGCCGTAGTAATTCCGTCCCCACTCCGGGAACGGCTCGCTGTTGAGGAAGGGGATCGCGTTGCCGACCAGCCCCAACACCACCTCATTGACGTCGGGCTGGTCGAGACCGGCGGCGATCGAGTTACCGAAGTCGACCCAGAGCAGGCCGCCGTGATTGTGATGCTTGAGGCAGACCTTCCACTTGGCACCGCTGGTTGGCGTGGGCTCGGCGACGAGCTCTGACAGGTCGTCGCCGGTGCCGTCCGGGTTCTCGAAGATGATGTGGATACCGTCGTCGGTGATGCGCTCACGCAGAGTCTTCATATCGTGTCCTCTCGGTGTTGGTCGGGCTAGCGGCCGGGCGGGTTCCAGCCGCTACGGCCTAGGGTGAGGATCATGGGCTCAAGGAGAGTTCCACGCTCCCGGAACGCCATGATGTCCTCATGGTCACGCAATGACCCCTCAGAAGGTCGTAGGCCAGCCTTGCTGAGAGCAGCCATGATCGCGTGACGGGTCGTGGCGGGGCTCGCGTAGTCCCCGTCATCCCCGGGACCAGTCCGGAAGAGAATCAGGATGTCCCCGACCTTGAAGCCGTCTGGGGGTTCGGCAATCTCGGCACCCATGCCGGTGTGTCCTCTCGCTCTATGTATCAGGTGCAGGGTAGTGGGGCCCTACGACAGGGGGCCGATTTTCGGGCCAGGCTAGGCAGTCTCGCTCTCACCCAGCAGGGTAAAGAGGTCTCTCAGGTCCGGCTCGGCAGCCCCGAAGAACGTGTCATCGACGGCCTTGACGACAGGTGTAGCCGTGGTCAGGCGCTCGTGCCCAAGGTCCGTCAGCCTAACCAGAATGCTTTGCCGGTTGCTCTCAGCGCGCCACCGGATGACCAGCCCCCGCGTTTCGAGAACCCGCAGGACCTGCCCGGTCATCATCTCGTCTGTGCGTGCTCGCCTGGCTAGCTGCTTCTGGTTGACCTGCCCGTCTTCGGACCTCACGCGCTCCAGCTCACTCATAAGAGCAAACTGCACGTGGGTCAGGCCCAAGGGCTTAAGAGCAGCCGTAATCTTCTTCTGCCATTGCAGAGTTACGCGCCAGAGAAGTAATCCCGTGTCCATGAGTGTCCTTGTCTAGGAGATTTGGCAGAAGCTAGGCAGGCTCGCCCCAACGGGACTCTTCATCCAAGCCGTAGAGCGTGCGCTCGTACCAGTGCTTGACCCGTGTGACGCGATCCGGAGACACAGCCCTCACGGTTCCGCGAGCCCACCGGGCACCATCATCCGTGGTGTTTGCATCCGAGCGGCCTAGGATCAGTTCGACCACCTCACCCTGACGCCGGTAGACGCTATCGACTTCCCACACGGTCTGATCGGCCGGGAGCCTGACGACGTCGCCGACGCGCCAACCATCGGTCACGGTGGTCATGATGCCTTCCTCTTCTCATCGATGACGTCCAGCCAGAGGACTAGAAGCGTGTGCCAGGCCTCCGACCGGACCTCATCGCAGTCGGACTCTTCGAAGTCGATGTTGTAGCCGAATTCTGTACCGTCCGTGACAGACAAGGCTCGGAGCCCACTGAAGTACCAGCCGTAGAGCAGGCCGAGGATACAGGCGTCGGCGGAGTCCATCTCTAACAGGTCCGGATTGACATCGTGGAACCATCCGGGGTTCTTCTCGTCGAGCTTGTCGACGCCTTTGGCAACGCGCGGCTTGAAGTATTCCGGCGTGAATCGCTCGGTGTTCATGTTCTACCTTTCTGGTGGGTTACTTCTTCTTGGCAGTCCACTGGTGGTTGTTCGGACACATGTACAGGGCCTCATTGCCGGTTCCGTAGTTCGACAGGAATGTTCCCTGCTGCCCACAACCTGACTGAGGACATGTGGTGGGTGTGTAGCTTGACATCCGCGTTCCTATTCCTATGTATGACAAAGGCCCTAGCGATTTCGCCAGGGCCCGAGATTTCGGCGGGGAAGCTTATTCGTCGTCGGTGAGATGCTCGCATTCCGGCTCCGTGCACTCCCACACGTACATCCGCGAGTTGTCCGACACGTCCAGCGGGAAGTTTTCGGCCACCAGCCGGAGAACGGTCCTCTCCCACAGCGGCTTATCATCCTTGTAGAGAGGCGCGTCCTCTCGCCTGATGCTGAAGTTGAGGGACAGCGTAGTCAGCTTGTCGTGAAGCTCCCACGCCTCGAAGGCCTCTTTGAAGTTGCCCGCCTCACCTTCAGTCCTGATCAGACCGTGAGCCGATTCGGCGTCTCGGTCGAGTTCGTCGCTGATCTGGTCGGCGAGACCACCAGACCCGCTGATCTCCGTAGCGGTGTTGTAGCCGTCCGCGCCGTCCGGTCCGTAGCCCGCCAGGCCATGCGCGATGTGCCAGTGGTGCGGTCGAGTCTCAGTCATGATCATCCTTTGGTGTGTAGGCAGCCTTGTAGGTTAACGCGTCCGTTCGACGCTAGGGCCTGATCCCCGAATCTCAGGCCCCACGTCCAGCGTTACGCGTTGGTCTTCATCCGAGCCTGATGGGCAGCGGTGCGCGCCTGGTAGTCGTCCCACTCGGTACGCCGTTTGGTCTCCCAGCGGTCGAACACGTCGCGGATTCGGCCGTGAGCCTCGTAGTGATCACCATCAGGCCACTGACCGCGCAAGAACGCCTTGTCTTGCGTGTAACAGGTGTCGGCGCTGGTTCGGTATTCCTGGTAGGGCTCCCAAGAGAACCAGTCGTATCCGTCCGTGAGAGGCCACCCGCAGTCACGCGTCATGTCCTCTGCCGCGACCTCATAGATGGACTTGGGATTGCCGTTGACGTCAGTGTCGAACTCGCACACCTCGATCCACAACACCTCATATTCGGTGTATTCCTGGTGCCCGTTCGCTTCACACTCGTTGGCCTGTTCGCCTTCAGGCTCACGACAGGTGTGCTCCCGTTCTTTGATGATGTGAGGCGCGATGATGTGCTCGAAATCACGACGGCACGGCCCGCAGAGGAACACCGTACCATTCAGGTAGTCGAACATCTCGGGGTTCTTCAGGGGCACCGAAATTCGGAACCTGACCTTGAGTAAGAGCCTCATCTCTTCCGTGTAGAAGTCGCGACCGTCCACCGCGCAGCGGTAGCCCGTCTCCTCTTCGAGATTAAACATCATGACGCGCTCTCCGTTTCGATGGATTTGGGTCTAGTCGACGTTGTAAATGTGGTCGGTCTTACAGGCGCGGCACTGACACTTGGGAGCGTGAATTTCGTGAGGGTAGACGATCTGTTCACGCTGGCCGGGCACTCCGTCCCAGTCGAACCGCACTTTCACCATGTCGTTGCCGAACGTTTCGACCACGTAGCAGGAGAATGCGTATTCACCGACTTCCGGGCGCGTAGAGCCGGGAGAACTCGGCACCTGATAAATCGGGCAGGCACGCACCCACCCCAGACCATGGGTGAGATCTTCAGGCTTGCGACCGAAGTACGTCTTAGGCATGTTGACGTTGAGAGGCTCGGTACGCGGGTAGAGCGTCATGGAGTCATCCTGCGGCAAGGCCTTGTGACCGCAAGTCGGGCCAATGGTCGAGACGCAACACGCCCAATACATGTCCCTACCGTTGGCTGCCTTTTTGGGGTACTCGCTGAATTCGTGCATGGTGAATTCGGCCTTTCGGCTAGATGGTTGGGGATCACATGAATAAGACCGCACACGTTCCGGAGAAGTGGTACGTGTGCGGCCTTGATCAGATGATCAGTCGAGATGGCGGCACAGGTCGATACTGTGACCGTGTTCCGTGCAGTGGTCGGGATCGAATTCGTCGTCTACGTACCACGGGATTTCGAAATCGACGTCTACGTCTTCATCGGCCATCATGTTATGTCACATTCTTGAGTAGTGCGGGAAGTGCGTCTAACACTTCCTGCGGCTCTTCCCGGAATACGATCCCCTGTGCGTCATCCGGCGCACCGGGGATGAACACCTTGTAGTTGTTGCGGAAGCAGAACACGCGGATGTACTTCCCGGTTTCCGGCTCACCGATCAACAGTTGCGGGCCGGAACTTCTGAAGTCGCGATGACTCCAAAGCCCCTCTTTGTCTGCCAGCGTTCGCAGAGCCCCCAGAGCCGCGATGTGACTGCTGTACTGGAATCCCATGCCTAGCGGGACCTCCTGATATTTCGGCACCTAACTAACGTGCTGTACTAGCCACGCAATAGGACACCGGTACGTGACCGGTGCCCGCGTTGCGAGTCCTAGGACTAGCTCCCCATGCCGTGTAATTCGGCGAGCACGACAAGGCACTGAGTGATTGTTTCGATTCCTTCCATGTGCGCGACGATCGCGCCATCAGGGTTGCCGTAGTCGTCGCGCAGAATGCGCCGGACGTGCGCCTTGAGATCATCTAGCGTGTTCGGTAGGTACCGCGCTTCAATCGCGGCCAGGCGGCTTGGTACCACCTGATAGAGACCGTTAGACGGCATGTACACGGTCACCATAGGCGAGTCATTTCGGCACATGACTATTCACCTTCCAAGATGCTGTATTCGTCCTCGGGCGTGAGCACATCCACCCACACGCGCCCCCATCCCTCTTGCGGCCCCCGGTTCTTGTGGTACTGGACGTAGACCTTAAGGGCCTCTAAGGCCGCTAGGTTGTGCCTACGCGTTCCCTGATCGTTGACCCGCTTGTGTGCGTCCCAATGATTTGCAGGGCTCTTTCGAACGTACTCAATTGCGCCATCGATTTCCGCCAAGAGTTCAGGCATGTAGATACGCCCGGACATGTTGAGGCCAGTAAAAGCGTGGCTGTGTCCTCCGTACCACCACGACGCGATCACCTTTGCCGTGCCGTCGTAAATCGGCGTCTGGCTACGGTGCGAGCGCGTGACATCAGCCATGACCAACTCAAGGTCACCCATGTACGTATCTCCTAGCTCTTAGATGGTGTACGTCTTCATTTCACGCAGACGACGGTTGACGGCTTCCGTGTCTCCGTACAACTCGACCATGAGTTTGGCGTCAGCGATAGCTTCCGCGTAAATCGTGGGACACAGCCAGAACCCCCGGCGCTTCCAATCCCAGATGTAGAAGAGCGCGAGTTTCTTGACCTTGTTCGTCATACTGCTACCTCCTGAAATTCGGCGCGGAGCTGACGGCTACCAGTCGTCAGGCATTGGGCACCACACCCAACACGACGCGCATCACTGCGCGTTTCGGCTTTTCAGCCCGCGATCGGGAACTCAAGCCAACCCTTGTGGTGGGCGGCAATCTGGTTGTCCACCTTGAGTCCCCAGTAACGCGCCTCACTCGCATCATTCGCGAGAATCGCGGCCTTTTCCCGGTCGAGATAGAAGATGACCAGGCTTCCGGGAGACATGCACCGGTCACAGTTCGCCAGGTGTTCCCGGATGTCCTTCACCGTGCATTCCTTGATCGGGACCATGCGTGTCTTCTTGACGTACGACTTGGACGGCTCACGGCGCGGACGGCGCTTATGCCGGATGACCTGACGAATCGTGGTCTGCATGTCTCTCCCTTGAGTTGACTAGTTGGGCTACTTGTACTTGCGCCACGTGGCGCGCGTCATCCTGTAGCCGTAGAACAGGCGACGCGTGTTGGTGACCTTAAGGAACTGCATGTACATGCGACACCTTCCAAAATCGGCGTCCAACACATGACTGGCTAGCCATGCAATGGGGCCTAGCTACTAGAGCTAGACCCGATGCGAGTCCTAGACGAGTCCTTACGGCTTACTCAGTGACACGACGGGCGAACCATTCCATGGTCCACCCCAAAGTGCCGTATATGCCAGCGTCCATTTCTCCGTTGTCGTCGATGAACGTACAGACCGACTCGCTTCCACCGCATAGAACGATGACCGTGCGTCCCGTTCTAGTGAACGCCATAGCCAACAGCAAGGCGTCTCCCGTGGCGTTGTGGTGAAGCGTTTGACCCAACTTGAGTTCCATGCTTGTCCTCTCGCTATATGACACATCCGAGATGACTAAGGCCCGAACCCCTGGCGGAATTCGGGCCCAATCACCAACGGCCTAGTCAGAATGCGGCCGGATTCACACGCTCCGCAAAGCGAACGAACACGTTTGTCATGTCACCGAACACGCCATTCGACAGTTCACCCGTCTTCGTGTTCACCATGTAACACACCCACTCGTCCCCTTCCTTTGGCTGCATGACGACGGCCGCCCACGTTTCGTCCGTGTGCGCGATAGCGTTAATAGTCATCTCTCCGAGACGAGGACAGAACGTCGTTCCTCCGAGAACCGCCTTGTCGTATCCGCCACCCACGCGCGGCGCATCCTTGTGAAACGGGAACGCACCCTTGTCGTTTTCGGTCAGGGATTCGATGTTCGTGTAGTTGTACTTACCAAAGTCAATCCACCGAACGTCGCCGTTCATCGCCTGTACACGGGCCCTGCCGTACCAGAAGCCATAATCCGTGTCCGCTTCGAAACTGATCAGCCGGAACCGCGTCCAGCCGTATCCGTAGAGCTTGATCCGGTGCGTCGGAATGATCTTGTCGTCCTCCGGCTGTGGGTCAACCGTCGTGAACTTCATTGAGATTCCTCCTATTGATGCGACATATCCGAGATGACCTAAGGCCGAACCCCTTATGGAATTCGGCCCTGATCGCCAACGGCCTAGATCGCGTAGTTGTACTGTCCGTTCCCACGGAACTTGACCACGTGTCCGTCGTAGCCGTTTTCGGGACCGGCCCACAGGAACACCGGCGTCATGTTCCACATGACGTGGCTGATCGTACGCTTCGGGCACTTGACGATTCGGATCTTCACAGTTCTCTCCTTAGGGTTGTGGTTAGACGTGCGTTAACCACAGCGGCTTACTGGTGCCGTTGTATCGAATGGTGTTCTTGCCGTTCCAGTTGAAGCGCGCACTCCAGTACATCGCGATAGCCGCGTACTTGCCGTTTCGCGTGCAAGCACGCGCCGTGTTGGGCTTGCTGTACTTGTGGTACAGCCACACGTAGGCGCACTTGCACGTGTGACGGTCGCCGGTGAAGCGGATATGCACGCCGTTCGCGCGGCGCTCCAACCGGCGGAATCGAATGGGCGTGTAGACAAACGTGTGCCTACGGTCGTGCATGATCATGGTCATCTCTCTTTCGGTTAACCAGTTGTCCTGAATTGGCGCTCTGTCAGGGAATCGAACCCCAATCGGCCAAAATTCGGCCTTACTCTAATTGCCAGAGCAGAGCGTTGACAGGCAATAAGCGTTTGTTCCGGTGTGACCTAACAACTGCCGGGAGCGCCACATCCTGTCATTTCGTAGACGACGGTCTTGCTATCAAGCCGCAGACCTCCTAAGAGTCAGTTCCCGTTCCTCGTGTGGTTTCTGCCCTCGTTCGGATGCCAACTACACATCCGACCGTCCTACTGACAGACCTTCACGGTTTCCGTTCCCCAATCCGCGATATGGGCCAGAGCGTTATACACCCGACTTGATTGCGCACCGTTTACGCCTACCCGATCACCAGGCCAAATTTCGGCCCGATGTCCGGTGATCGCCATTCCTCAGTACCCGACAAGCACTACCAAGCCCGTACCTAGGCGATCTGCGGTTGCCAATGGATTGCCGCATTCCACGCGTACCTAGTTCCCGCCGCATCTCTGGTGTTCGCAGAGTCCCGCGACGTTCCCGTCTCGCACATGCCAGTTACAGGTCTGGTCATGCACCTAGCGCGTTCGTGTCAGCCTTTAGGGCTTTCTCACCCGTGCGCCAATCAGAGTCGATGAAGCTGTGTCCGGCCGTTGACAATTCGGCCCAGGCGGAACCATCCCGTCTCGCACGCACACCCAGTAAGTAGGTCCGATCGCGTGGGGAGCTCTGCTCAACCCGGGCGACTTCTGAAGAACCCTTACTGCCCTGCGTGCCGGTCCGTGTTGCCCGACACCCAGAACATTACGTGGTTTTCACGTAGTCGTCTATAGCCAATCCGTTATCAAAATGGGTGGATAATAGGACATACCAGGACAGGTTATATAACGGGTTAGTAACGCCTATTTGATCATGGAGATCTCACGTTATGGCGTTTTCCCAGGTCAGGGCGTTGCATGTAAATGGCATGATATGCATTTTGATACATTTATCGCTCCGACCTGCATAAATGCCATGAATGTCGGTCCGCGCCACGCGTACCAACTACCTCCGCGCCCCTACGCCCCTGTAGCCAGGCCACGGCCCCACGCGGGAAGTCACAAAACCATAACAGTGTCGGCGAAGCGGAGTGAACACTCACTCCCTAGCCAACTGGCTAGTAACTTTGAGAATGTTGATTCTCACAACTAATGCACGCGCACAGGCCCAATGCACAGCCGAGCAGTTTTGTAAATGGCTCGGACATTTCGATTTGATAACACCCCCCCACCCTTAAATGAAAATGACAACCATTGCCGTGCCTGGTGACCCGCGCGAAAATGCCCCGTGAGCCGGGAGACAGTGTCACCGGGAGCGGCTGCATGGATATACATCACGCTCTGTCATTTTCGGCACCGGCAGGCCGCGTGAGCATGCCATTATGAAGTTGACGGCACTGCCAGGTCGTGATAATGCCAGGGCGCTGGTCGGTTTGTCTAGTTCACCGTGACGAGTTCTTAAACTAGTTGTGCCTTTCCATCGGGTCGCACACCTAGGTACCCTGCTCGTATGACTCTCCTGGACAACGACACGACGACGGCTGAGAAGGTCAGCGACCTCAGCCGCCCTTCATGGTGGGAACCACTGCTGGAGTTGGTGCGATCTGGCACCACAAAGGAGGCGGCCTGGGCGCAGCTCGGGGTCGAGCACAAGGACTGGCGATGGCTGATCACCAGCTTCGAGGAGCGGAAGAAGGAGTGGGACGCGGCCGTCGCCGAGGGTCGGAGCCCGATCCGCGCGAAGATCCCTGCCATTAAGCGACTGGTCGCTTCCGGCATGACGCCGACCGCCGCTGCGAAGACGTTCGGGTTTCCGAAGCACCGGTGGCATTACGTCGTCCGGACGACGGAAGGCCTCGCTGAAGAGCTGCGGCTGATCGAGGCCATCGCGCAGGGCAAGGACCCGGAGAAGCTCCGTGACCTCGCGGCCTGGCTGATCACGGCGATCGAGACCGAGAAGGAGGCGAAGGAAAAGGCGCCGGAGTTCTACGACGCGTTGATTGGCATGGTCGAGTTCTTGATCGAGTCGATCTCGACGGATGCGAACGCGCAACGGCTTGAGGTCTTTCTCAGACTTGGTCTGGGGCTGGCGCCGTCTTATGACGACGACGAGGACCTTCCGCCTGTCCTTCTGGCAAGGGCAGTGAGCGATTTCGCCGAGAGGTCGCAGAGCTAGCCCATAACTGAAACCATTTAGTCGACGGCTGGGTGCCGTTCGGCTTATTTGTCATGTCCAAGGGGAGTCATGAGCACTACCACTAAACGGCGAGCGAAACACCCGATGCGTCCACACGATCAGGCGAAGAACGACGCCATCACTGCGCTCAAGAATAATCACAAGATCGAGTACTGGGCGCTCATCACAGACGCGAAGAACGAGCTCGGCCCTGAGGCGTCTCACTCCAAGCTCTACTCGAAAGCGCTGTCAGGGCTCAAGAAGAAGTACTACGACGAGTACATCATCATGTATCGCTTATTCGCGACGGCACGTGGGGTAAAGGTTCGCGCGTGGCGTGGGACTGGACGTGAGGACGAATAATGGCGGCGCCACGCGATGAGTCGTTTACGCCGAAGGAGCGGGCGACGCAGCTGCTCTACGACAAGCACAGGGTGGATTACTCCCGTTTTTACAACGAGGCGCGTTTGCTTCCTGGCGGGCCTGTGCGGGCGAGCGAGAAGGCGATGGTGCTGCTACGCAACGCCTATAAGGCGGAGTATCACTGTCTGAAGTTCCTGATCGCCCCGCCTAGAGGTCACGCGGGCGGCATGACGCTGGCGAAGCAGGCCGCCATCCGCCTGCTGTACAAGGCTGGGTACGGCGTGACCCTGCTGGCACGTGTCGGCCACGTCAACCAGCACGCGGTGCGCGCGGTGATCGTGCAGGCCGGTATCCCGCTCCGTGGTCGGGGTGAGCACGTACGCCGCAGGGCGTTGAGTTCTACAGAAGTTTAGGTATACCACATGACCGAGTACACCAGTCAGTCGTCTGCCAACCATGCGGCGTTCACTGCCCTTATCAATGAGTATCTTCCCGAGTATCGGGCCCTTTATCAGAAGTACCGCGCTGCCGGACACTCATACAGCCTTGCGTCCTGGAAAGCGCGATCCGCTCTCAGGGACAAGTATCCGAATGATTTCCAGAGGGAGCTGGATAAGCGCTGGGTAACGAGGGCCAAGAGGCCTTACGCCAAGAAGCCTGACCCTGTCCTGGTCACGGTCTACGAGATCATTGAGTCGGGAAGGCCCCTTCCTGAACATCTGCTTCCCAAGACCGCCGAACGTGCAAAGAACTTAGCGCTGCGGGTGCTTGCCTACGCTCTTCCGGAGGATTACAAGGTGTTCTACGGCGAGCAGCTCGACGAGTACGTGTCGAAGCGTCCGGATCGGACGAGACAACAGCTGTCGGCTAACGCGCGAGCCAAGGCGCTTACGCTTCTTCGTGCCTCGAATCTGGCGCTATATCGGAAGTACTATGAGGCCGTCGCGCAGAAGATCCCTCCCGCACTTCAGTTCTACGATGAGCACGTCGAGATTATGGCGGACGACGTCAATTCTGGAATGAGTCAGGCCGAGGCTGCTGAACGTTGGGGCATTCATCCGTCTGATGTGAGCAAGTTCCTCAGGAACGGTAGCGCTGCCAAGAGATACCTGGCTTCCTGATGAACCTGGTCGAACAGATGGTGATCGGGTTTAGCTTCGTCACCGGCGTGTTCGGTGGTGGTATCTATGTCGCACGGCCCATGGTGAGGCACTTCTGGCGGTGGTCTCAGGGTTCTGAGGCGCAGCGGCGGCGAACTGTGCAGGCCTGGGTTACCGCGTACGCCCTGACGTGGCCGCTCGTGGCACCGATCCTGTGGGGTCGGGTGGTCATAGAGCATCTCGTCGACGAGCTCCGGCCGCCGGGCGACGAGGATGACGGCGTGTCGATCGAGAACGTGATGTTCCTCAGAAGCGCGCTGTCCTGTTCCCAGGCCAACATACAAGCTGCGTACGAAGAGCTGCGCAGGCGCGGTGAGGAGATCGACCGGCTGGAGAAGCAGCTGCGCGCCAGGGGCTCAGATATCGATCGGGTGATTCGAAAGAACGAGCTTCTGTCCTATCGGCTGCTGAGGTCGGAGGAGCACAACCAATATCTCCGAGCAAAGCCTAAGAAGGTTGTGGACTGGGGTGACTAAATGAGCGAACCACTCACCCATCGTCCGATCCTCTACCGGCCAGATGGCGAGAGCAGGCACAGTGTTCCAGCCGAAATCTGTGGTGGGTGTAGCGACGTCGAGGCAGGTATGTTGGTCCCGGCGTCGTTCTGCCCGTTGGCGAAGGCCGTAATGGACGAGGAGTCTTTATGAGCAACATCGACGAGATGCGGGCGTGGGTGATGGACTCCTCCATCGGCTTTACCCCTTTCCAGCAGCAGTTGCTCTTGGAGTCGCTCCGGATATCGGACACGGTGCGGGTCGGCAACACCACTCTCGGTGAGACATGGATCTCGACGATCTTGCGGCCGGAATCGCTCCGGAAGAAGTGGCGTCCGACGCGTGACCCCTGGGTTGAAGAGGTGGCGAGCGCGTGGACCAAGGCGATCATGCAGGCGATCGGGCTCGGTATCGATACCGACTACGAGACCAGGGTGTTCAGGGACGGTAGATCTGTGGGAGCCTTCGGGTGGGCGAACCGCAGAGAGGCCGAGCTTGGTCACTGGGCGGTCGTCGACCTCGTACGCGCAGCCGCGATCTAGTCTTCGCCAGATCCCCTGTCGTGAGGGACCTAACCGGTTCTCACCCGACAGGGGATCTTTGTGCTTGTAGGCATCGACTTCGAATTCTTAGAGACCTGGGACCGCGACAACGGTACCGGCGGCATCCACCTCATCTCTGTCGGCCTGGTGGCCGAGGACGGCCGGACGTACTACGCCGTCAACGCCGAGATGCCGTACATCGCCGTCTGGCAGCATCTCTGGCTCCGGCACAACGTTGTGCCTCACCTTCCGCTGCGGGAGGCTCCGAACGAGTTCCAGTGGCTCAACCAGGACCACCGGGACGTCAAGGGTCTCGACCGGATCGCCTGGGAGATCAGGCGCTTCATCCAGAACACACCTGACCCGCTGCTCGTCGGCTACTACAGCGGTTTCGACACGGTTCGACTCGCGTGGATGTTCGGCGTCATGGTCGACAAGCCCGACGAGATCCCGATGTGGCTGTACGACATCAAGCAGCAGGCGTTCGATCTCGGCATCAAGGTGCTGCCGGACAACAACAACCTGGAGCATCACGCGCTGGCCGACGCGCAGTGGAACCTGAAGACCAAGCTCTGGCTCGACGAGCGGGCCGAGCAGCAGCGCCTCGCGTTGATCCGGTCCGGCATGCCGAGCGCTGACTGATGGGCTGGAACACCGGCGGTCAGATTTTCGACATCGTCGCCCAGGCGCTCGACGACGCGTTCGCCACTGAGGAGACCGTCGTGGCTGTCCTCACTCCCCTGGTCGCCTATCTCCAGGATGAGGACTGGGACACCGAGGACGAGTCGCTGGCGGCCTTCAGGCACAACCCAGCGATCGTCAAGGTCCTCGTGGCGGCGGGCGTCGACATCCCTTGCGGCGACGACAACCAGGGCACGAAGCACGTGGGGATCACCTGTGACCGGAAGCTCGGCCACCAGGGCGATCACATGAACATCGACACCGACGACAGCTGGCCGCAGTACGTCCCGAAGGCCAACACGCTCCTTCAGGAGGTCTTCGACAAGGAGATCGCCCAGAGCCTCGGGGTGGTGAGGCCCTGATGGGCTACTACACCCGCCACACCGGCGAGATCTCGATCGTCCCTCCGCTGGCGTGGAGCGAGATCAAGGACAGTCCGTTCGTCTGCCTGCCCGGCCAGCGCGGTTACGGTCGCGACCTGAAGATCGTGCTCGACGAGACGACCGAGGAGACTTCCGATGGAACGTTGATCCGGCGCCGGGGCATCGCCATCGCGCCGGTGACGACCGAGCCTATGAAGGGCTACCGGATCGTCGAGGAACTCCAGTCGCTTCTGAACTGCCACGCGGAGGGCCAGCGCTTCATCGGCTTCATCGAAGCCGAGGGCGAAGATCCCGGTGACCTCTGGCGCCTGATGGTCAAGGATGGTCAGGCGGTTCAGATTAAGCCGCGCATCATCTGGCCGGACGAGGACTGGTCGGAGGACGACGAAGATGCTCGCTTCTGAGCTCAAGACTCGGGTCCAGGAGATCGTCCTGGAAGCCATCACCGAGCCCTACATCTGCGGTTGCTGCGACGGCTCGTACGAGACGACGAACGAGATCTTCGAGGTCGTCCGGGACTGGCTGGGTATCAAGCTGGCGGCGGCCGAGGCCGACTCCGAGAAGGACTTCGAGTTCCTTTACGACGTCAATCTGCTGCGCCAGCTGCTGGACGAGCTGGGGTAGTCGTGAACTCCTACTACCACGCTAAGTCGAGTGCCAAGCGGTGGGGCGGCAAGCCGGAGGACTACCTCCTGATTCACAGGTTCATCGACAGCAGCAAGGCGGTCATCGGCGACGTCCGGCATCGCTCGCTGTATCACCACACCCTCGGGTGCTATCTCGCCGAGCAGATTTTCGGCGTGACGATCACGGTCGAGAGGACCCACGGGTCGGTCGAGGTGCCGGTCCGGTTGATCGCCGAGCAGCACATTATCGAGGATCTCGGCTGGCTACCTTCTCCGGCCGACTACATCAAAGACATGCCGATCCACACGTGGATGTCTGGCGCCGTCAAGAAGGAATACCCCCTATCCATGCTCAACATTTCGGACAGCAACACGTGACTAACAGCACCACAGAGAAGAGCTTCATCGGCGTCCCTATCGAGGGGTACGTCTACAGCGTCCAGAAGGTCGACCAGCTTCCGGTCGAGCAGCTGGCGCCGCTGTTCCAGGCGATTCAGGACGATCCGACGATCCTCCGCTACGGCTGGACGCAGTACACGCCCTACTTCAACGACGGCGAGGTCTGCGAGTTCTCGGCCGGGGATGTGTGGTTCCTCACCGAGCAGAACAAGTCCGAGCTCGACGAAGAGGGTGTGCCGGAGGACGAGGTCGACTACGACGACTTCGCCGTCTCCTGGAACGACTCCCTCGGTAAGCGTCCCAGGACGTGGGACTACCAGGCCCGCCAGTACATCTACGGCGACTACTCCGGGCCGGACGAGGCCCGCTACGACCACTGCATGGCCCTGAGCGAGGCCGTCACCAGCGGCAAGTTCGATCACGCGTTGCTGCGGCTGTTCGGTGACCACGCCAAGATCACGGTCCACAAGGACCGCATCGTGGTCGACGAGTACGACCACGACTAGTCGTCAGTTACACATTTCTGCCCGGAGTGGGTGACGTATGCCCTGGTCAGGGTGCATGTTGCTAGCTCCGGGCAGTTGCACTCTTGCACGAGTTGTTAAACTCGTAGTAGAGTCCAACCCGTCGAACAAAGTGATCTCGGCGAAGGCCGGACACATCATCTGAGCTGCGCAAACGCGTGAGCTTCGCTATGCCCGCCACGTCGGATAAGGCGGAATGAGTACCGGCCACCGGTTTGCCCACCGGGTGTAGTGAGAGCGAAAGCAAGATGGGCAGCTGAAGTCGTAGACGACCAGTCGTTGGATCCCGTGAACACCAGTGTGGCCGTGCGTGCGTGCGGAGCCGTTGGTGTGAGCTGCCGCGAGGCCGGGGTCCGGAACACGGCAGGCTCAAACTGGGAGGGCGCAGAGCCCTCGCGCTACGGATGACAGCGATTCCTCGGAGTCCGCGCGCACGCGGGAGGGTCGACCTGGCGTTAGATCTGCGACACACCCCGCCCTGGGGCCGGAGTAATGCCCGGCCCGGCATTGTGCGACACCGAAGCGATAGCTGACGGCGTACGGAAGAACAATGCCCCCGCTCGCCAGCGATGAGCCTCTCACGTCTTTGGGAGAGGTCTCACGCTGGCGAGCGGGGGCGGGCTCCCCCTTCGCTTCCTGCCTCCGGCCCCGGAAGGGACCAAGATCATCTCCGCCGGAGCCAGGTGGAATTGGGGGGAGTTGGTGGGTCCTCGACGATCGGAGCCCCACGCTCGACCGCTGGGTAGGCAGATTCACTTCAACCACGGGGCGGGGGGCCGATGCGGTGATGAAGTGAGGCGGTCATACGACCGCCGAGGACCGTTTAGTGACCCACCGCCTAGACGCCTTGAGGATGGCATGGAGTACCAGGCGTCGCGACGGTGGGCCTGTCTATGGTGACTTGGCTGACTTTACGTCAGGAGTCAGAGGGTGTTCGGCCGCATGCACTTGTCGGTGCAACGACCTACCTCCTGAGTGGAAGTTTTACTACGCAGGAAGTCAATGACCCTATGCGGATCGAAGCGGTTGCCGGGGTAGTTCGGGGGGCCGTACTTCCCTGTGAATAGCGCGGCCGGGTAGGACCCCTGACTGGTGATCGCCTGAGGTGGGTAGATCGCCCAGTCGATCCCGTCGCGGGCGAAGAGCATCTGGAAGGTCCTGCCGTCCGACATGCGCCACACGAGGGTCGAGCCGTCCAGTGACGTCTTCTGGCCGTGTACGACGAGAAGAGCGTTCACCTCACTGGCACAGCGTTCCTGGGCTTCTTGGAACGAGAAGCCTCTGGCAGTCCCTACCGGAGGTAAGGGCTTGATCGGTGTTGACATAGGTCTTCGTCCTTTTCGGCCACCAACCAGACAGGGAGAGCAGGGTCCGGTATTGGTGCTCCATTCGCTACTCGCGGGCTGCTGTTGTGTAACAGCATGCACGCCAACGGCCGAACTTTGCTAGGTCATCATGGTCGACGGTCGTGATACAGCTTCTGTATCATGGTGTATCACGCAGTTTCGAGGCTGACGTAGCGTCACGGAGTGTATGTAGCGTGCCTGCTCCCGTTGAGTTAGATCCAAACGCGAGTGCCCTTGCACATTTCGGCGTCGAGCTGCGTAAATGGCGGCAGCGTCGCACGAAGACGCAAGACGACCTGGCTAGTCATGCGAACGTCACCCGGGCGCTTGTCAGTCACTTTGAGAATGCGCGACGGCAGCCCACACGTACCTTTGTAGAGGCGATCGACGCCTTCCTTGACGCGGGAGGTGCGCTGCTTGCGGTATGGGAGCTGGTCGAGCGTTCCGGCTCCCCGGAGTGGTTTCGTGGGTGGATCGACGCGGAGCAGGCCGCATCCGTTCTGTCCCAATGGGCCCCGACCCTGTTCCCTGGCCTACTTCAGACTGCGGCCTACGCGCGAGCGGTGTTCCTCGGCCGTCCACGAACCCCGGTCGAGGGTATCGAGCGAGCCATCGCGGCCCGTGTTCGACGCGGCCAGCTGCTTGTCGGCGACGATGCGCCCATCTATTCCGCTGTGCTGGACTGGTCCGTCCTCGACCGGCACATCGGCGGTCCTGAGGTCATGTCGGGACAACTCTCCTACCTGGTGGATCTTTACTCTGCTCACAGGTCGATTACCCTTCAGGTCCTGCCCGCCGACGCAACCACTATGGTTGGTTATGGTGGGGCATTCGGACTCGCACGGACTCGATCCGGGGCCCAAACTGGGTATGAAGACTCGGTCAGCAGAGGCCGGGTCCTCCGTGAACAGGCGGAGATCGCAGAGCTTGAGGAGAGGTATCACCTCCTTCGGGGCCACGCGCTATCCGTCGTCGAATCGATGAAGATCATCAGGGAGAAGGCAGAGCAGTGGCAGCAGCAGGCGTTCCGGTGAGTTTCGACGGCGCCGTATGGCGGAAGGCGCAGAAGTCCGCCGACAATGGCGGCGAGTGCGTGAAGGTGGCGCGAGCGACGGTGGGGAACGCGGTCGGCGTCCGCGACTCCAAGGACGAGAACGGCCCGGTCCTCGTCTTCACTCCCAGCGAGTGGGACGCGTTCGTCCACGGGGTCAAGGGCGGAGAGTTCGACCTCTAGAACCCGGCGTTGGATCGGTGTAAGTTCATTCCAGGCTCCTCGCGGGAGCATTGAAGGCCGGTGGGAGATTGACGCCCCACCGGCCTTCTTTATTGCCCGACAATGACGAAAGCCCCTCAGTCCGGACTGAGGGGCTTTCCAGTGAGTGGATCCGAGCTACGTCGGGGAAAGTTCGTGTCTCTGCCCTCTGTGCTGCCAGGGCCGAGTCAACGAGGTCGATTTCGCCGAAATCCACACAACCTGTGACGCAGACAGTACAGATCGAGCGAGGCGGTCGGCCGGGTTACGCCGCCTGGGATTCCAGCTTTCCGGCCGAGATCGGCTTGGGCATGCGAGCCGCGCCGGTGAAGTTCTGGGCCGACAGCTTGATGCCGGTGATCGAGGCGTTGTAGGCCACGATGTAGGCGCGCAGCTGGTGGGCGGTGACGGGCAGCAGGTTCTTGAGCCGGACGCGGGTGGTCTTGCGGCGCAGCGACCAGTCGGAGAAGACCAGCTGCGGCGAGCCGACTGTGAGCCCGGCGCCGGTGACGAGGGGCTCGGCGAAGGCGACGGCGGCGGCCTGGTCGACGCGGCTGGTGATGTAGAGCCCGGCGATGATGGCGGCGTGGCGCAGGCCGAGGCGGCGGGCGATCTCCGAGCCGCCGGTGACGTGGAGCGGCAGGTCCTTGTAGGAGGCCTTGAGGACCTCGTCGATGCGTGAGGGGTCGACGTGCAGGCTGCGCCACTCGCGGTTGGCGTTCATGGAGTCGAAGCTGTAGACGACGTTGAGTGCGGCGGCGACTTTGGCGGGGTGTTCGACGTCGCTCATGGCGAGGATGTCGCGGCCGGTGCGGGGCTTGCCGAGGTCGAGGAAGGGGAAGTGCTCGATCTTGCCGTTCCAGTTGACGTAGAAGGCGACAGTGCCGAAGCCGCGCTTGCGCAGGACGCGCTCGGCGGCCAGGAGGCGGTGTCGGCCCTGGAGCACGTAGCCGTCTGTGGTGAAGGACAGGGCGAGGTCGGGGCTGGCGATCAGCTGGTCGTTCTCGATCAGGCTGGCGTAGTGGGCGACGCGGCCCCAGTCGATCGGGCGCTGGAAGTCCGGCTGGCGGGACAGCAGCTGGGCGATCATGATCTCGTCCATCTGGACGAGCTCCAGGACGTGCGTCTTGGAGGTGAACGTACTGATCGGCGTGGCGTTGCCAACGGGGAGAGGTTCGAGGAACTTCGGCTGGTAGGTCGTGGGGGCGATGGTCTGGGGAGCCGGGTAAGGCTTGCTGATCACGTGACGACTTTCATAACTAGTTCTGAATCTTTCCTCGACCGTAGCGAGCGTCGTAGCCGTGGCGCCAGTGTCGTATCAGATACCTGAGCTGGGAAGATGTAGACTCGCAACGTGGCTGGGTGTGGCGTTGCCCACACGGGTGTTGATCCTGAGTGGAAGGCGTCGGTAAGCTACCCGCCACATCCGTCCTGCGCCGAACCTGCACAGAACGTGCACAGAGGCATCCAGACGGTTGAGCCGAAATGAGCAAAATGGCTCAACGTTATTTCGGCTTTTTAGCCTGGTGTTTGACGGTCTCGTAATGTATACGGGACAATGGGAAGAACGCAGGGAATACCCGGCCCTGGCTATTGGAGGGCAACATGGCGCCTCAGAAACTATTGCCGCTTTGCAATATCATCATTGGTTCAGGGCGAATATGTGGTGTTCGCGTTCCCTTTGATCCCGTGTGGCTCTGCACGCTTAACAGTGGTGGCAGAGTGCAGCTGGCCTGGTGGAGTTGCGATGGGCATCCGGTAACCAAGGAAGAGCCCTGGAATCAGAGTCAGGCAACTCAGACGGGCGTAACCCAGGTTCCGCTAGACATCGCGGAGCAGCTGCTCGGCCGGGAAAAGCGAAGTCTCGCCGCTCGAATTCGGACCGATATCGCCTGGGGCGTTTCTGCGGGTCGCATCAGCTCGGACGACGTCAGGGCGTTGAAGCCGTTCGGCCCTGTGCCGGACGTGGTGGTCAAGTGGTATTGGGAGCAGCTGGAGCGTGGCGTGTTCGACGAAGCGCCCAGCCTGCGCGCATTAGTGCGGTTGGCAGGCTGAGGACGCGGCCCGGGGCAGACCAGCCCCGGGCTTTTTGTTCCGCTCAGCACCACTGCTCCCCCTCACGCGCCCGTGCCATATAAGGCACGGGCTAAACCTGCCAGTCCAACATGTCCGGTGTCAACATGAGCGCCTGCCACGTTCCAGCCGGTCAGAGGCGCTGACGCATACGTATGACGTCTGGTTTACCCGACTAGGTCACAGTTTGGTCTACTTGACCGTCACGGTTCTTCGGCGACCGGGGACGAGTACCGTGGGTCCTGCCTTGAGGAGGGCCAGATGTTCATGGAGTACCAGACACACCTTGAGGGGGCACCATCCCTCGCAGACCGGCTCCAGCTGTGCTTCGAGATCTTTCTCGACCCAGACTCCCATGAGGATCCCAGTAAGCGCGTCGCCTACAACGAGCAGTACGTCGCCAAGGCATCGGGAGTCTCCCGGAGCAACATCCGCCGCATCCTGAGCGGTGAGATGGACAATCCGACCATCGGCACGATCGCGAAGCTGGCCACGTTCTGGGGCGTCCCGGCGGCCTACTTCCTGTCCGATGCGACCGGCCAGGCCATGTACTACGAGCTTCGAGCCCTGAGCGACGCGGCCCGCGAGGGCGCGGCCAGCATCGCACTGCTCGTGCTCACAGCGCCGATGTCGGTTGAACAGATGACACCCGAAATGTTGACAAGGGGTCATGCCGGTCAGCATTCCGCTGGTGACCAGGTACTCCATGTACTTTCCGTAGATCGGGAGCTGGTGCCTGTTCCTGGGGAAACTATGTGAGGTGTTTGCCAGGCCGTAGGGGGACGTGGTACTCAGGATGCTCTTTGTTACGACTTGTTCCAGAGGCGCCTGTGACAGTCCCGAACGCCCTCGCTGGGCGACTCATCCCTCTTGACCTCACCACCTTCGCCCGCGAGCTGACGAAAATTCGTGGGCGAGCCACACATATTCTCCCCTACGAGCTCTGCGAGCTTCCGGTTGATTCCGGCGATGACGGGGCCTGGGTGAGGTCAGTGGGGCAGGACTTCGTCCTCTATCGATCAGACCTGGACCCTGCACAGGCCAAGGTTGTGATATGTCGGGAGGTCATCGCCATGATGACGACGGCTGGTTCCACACACGATCTCGCGCCGATCATCGGACAGTTACTGGCCCCGGTGCTCATGGCACATGGGGGCCTGGACGTCGTCCGGCGGATTTTGGGCGACGTGCCTTTGGAGCGTAACAAAGTTCTGGACGACGAGGCGGCCCGGCCCGCCGCCGACGTCATCCCCATCGGGAGGGCTCGCCGGTCGGCCAACTGAAACAACGTTATAGAAGAGCGCGTCAGTCGATCACATGGATCGGCGGGCGCGCTCTTCCGCTATCGTGATGAGTTGTTGAACTAGTTTAGAAACTCCTCACGTTAGGAGGGCGTGGTGACTACCGTCCTCACAGTCCCCCCCATGCCTGCTGACCAGCATCAATGGCGTCTGCGCTGCCTCAGCCACTTCATCGACGCCTACGAACAGCCGACCGCCGGACCCGGCGCCGACAACCGCAACGCGGTCATCTCCACCTGCGAAGGACTCATCTACAGCGAGATCGAGGAGTACTTCGACGCACTTGATGACCTGTCCCGCTCCTTCGGGCTGGCGCACGCCGAGAAGGAACAGCGCACCGCCCTGGCTCACTGGGCTCAAGAGGGCGTCGACGTCGAGTACACGTGCGCCTACGCGATCATCGCCTTGCAGCTGGACGCTCCCGACCCCGACGAGGTCACACCAGGAAGCGTCATCGACTGCGTCGAGCGTCTGGTCAACGCCTTCGACTTCCTCCGCAAGACCACGCCCGGGTCTACCGGTGAGATGGTCGAGCGCAACAAGCTGGCCTACGCACTCGTCGCCCTGATCGCCGCGATGCACAGGACCCTGCGGGAGTACCGCATCCACGATGAGGTCTTCTTCGAAGCCGTCCACGAGGCCAACCTGCGCAAGCGCTGGCCGGACGGCCGGGTGCATCGCAACGAGCTGGGTAAGGTCCTCAAGCCCGCAGATTGGGTAGCCCCTGACTGGGTCGCGGTCCTCTCCCGCGCCCTGGTTCCCGACCCCGTCGAGCGCTGAGGTGGAGTTCACGACTTGCGCTGCCACGAAGGTCTAGGAGTGAACCTCCGGGAGGAAGCCCTGGCGATCTGGAAGCACACGGTAGGAGACGCATGAACCAGTCCATAAACACCCTGCTCATCGTCGGCCTCGCCGGAGGACTGGCCATCACCGCCCTCATGCTCATCACCGGCGGCATCGCTTTCGATAGCGGCGTTCGAAAAGAGCGGCAGCGATGGATGACCACTGCAAACCGGTGCAGCTGTCGGCACACCCTCGCCTACCACGACGCCAAGAAGAAGGTATGCACCGGTAAGCACGAAGAGGCGATCTTCAAAGACGGCGGATTCAAGGGTTACCAGCTGGCCGATTGCCGGTGTACCAACTATGACGGACCGGTAGAATCCGGCACGTGATCCCCAAGGCCACCAGGTGTTCACACAGACGCCTGGTGGCCTTAGTCGTATCTAAGGACATGAAAGAACAGAGATGACAGCCCTCGCCTATCGCTTAATCATGAGCGTTGCCAAGTTCGTCCTCGCGCTTTATTGGTCAGGGGTCATGGTGCTTCTTAGCGTCTCGGACCTCGCTGAGGGCATCGCCGCCGGAAGTGTCATCGGGATCCTTAAGGGACTCGTGATCACCGTCGTGAACGCCTTTGGCACCTGGGGTCTGTGGCACGGAACCTCCCGGCCCCGGCGCCGCGTCATCAAGAAGCTGGTGGAGGTCCTCCCCAAGTCGACGAAGGCGGGAATCTTCGTCCACAAGGCAGATGAAGTCTTCCTCGGCATCGTCTCCTATGCCGGACACGGCACAGGCCGGGAAATCGTGCGACAGAAAATCGAGGACCTCAAGGAAACCCACTCTGACCTCAACATGGGTAACCAAGTCGCCTCCTTGCCTCATGAGCGTTTCTACGTTCTGGCAGACCGTTTCGTCGTCAGGCATTTCGGCAGCCTCGTCTACAGGTTCGACGAGAACAAGGAACTAGAGATGGACCTGGAGGCGCAGGAAAAGATCGATAGGACGGTCACCTTCTTCCGCGCGTTGAGGGCCCTCATCTGGAATCTCCGGCACCGCACGCTCCGTGTGACGGACGACGAGCTGGTAGAGCTCACCCGGCAGATCGCCGAAGCCGAACCCGCAGAAGTGTAGAAAGCTAACCTAACTAACGGAGGTTAGTAGTGGGACAGACTTTCAAGTCCCTCGACGACGCGGAGTTCAACCGCTTCTTCACCGATTTCCGCTTCACCGCCTACCGTTTGGAGTCGTTGCAGCGCTATGACGTGTCCTACGAAAAGGCGGAATTCGATCTCTTCCTGGGCGGGCAGCAGCGCGGTGAGTTCCCGGGCATCGCCCGATGGATAGAAGAGACCGTCAGACCGGCGCGTGCTGCCGGGAAGCTTCTGCACCGCGTGCATGTCGTGGAAGAACCCTTGTCGGACTACGTCCGCTTCGAATGCGCATGGGCCTATACGCACACTGTGCGGGCCGGTGAAGACGTGAGGCTCCTTCCGGTGTCACCCGGCGAGTGGCCGACAGGGCTGCCTCATCATGACTACTGGCTCTTCGACTCAGCCACCCTGGTAATGATGCACTACGGAGACGGAGGCACGTTCGAGGCGGCCGAGGTCGTGGACGACGCCGAGCGGATCGTCCAGGCCAATTTCTGGCGCGACATGGCGGTTGGCCGGTCCATACCGTTCCCCGCGTTCGCCGAGAAATACGGCGGCTCGTTCTAGTGCTTCAAACTGCGCCCGCCCTGTCGTTACCGGGGCGGGTGCCGTGTTTTACGCTAAGATCCTCATGGGTGGTGGTGCGCCAGATGGCACAGACGACATCCGTAGCACTCCGTGCGGTGCGCTGGCACGGTTGATTACAGCGGAGGCCTCACCACCACCCTTTATATCGAGAACGTTCCACGTCGTATCGTTGAATTAGTAACTAACGATCGGCGGTTTTCCCTCAGTGAACGTTCCCACCCCCCTTCCGGCGCCGAGTGTTGATCTCGCGCTGACGGACCCCCGCGTCCTCGGGCCGGTGGCGGCGTTCATTTTCGTGGCCTTCGTCTTCGAGATCATCGTCTCCGGACGCGCCTATCGGCGTGTGGTCGCAGAGCGCGATGCCGCACGGGCCGTCGTCGATCAGCTCCTCCCGCTCGCCGCCCAGATGGCCAAGGTCCTGGAGACCAACAACACCACGCTGGCCCGGGTCGTAACAGCGGTTGAGGACCTTCTGAACGACAGTCCGCCGCGACCAAAGAGGCGCACCATATGAACTTCCTCGACGACCCCTTCTACGAGGCCGCGTCCGCCATCCTGGCCGATGCCCGCAAGTCCATGGCGCAATCGGCGCGGGATTCACATGAACTCGCAGCTGAGAGCCGGTCGTTGAGCTTCCCCCAAAGGGAAGAGGTGTCAGTGTGAACATCGCCATCGACACCTGCTACAACCACGAAGGTGTCCACTACCCCGGCTATTACTGCCCGCACGGCGAGAAGCATGATGAAATGGGCCCGGTAATGGACGAGGGCTGGACCGTCCAACAGCAATAAATTCGGCATTCGCCGCAATAATGGAATTCAGATAAAGAATTCCTGAAGGGCGAATTCCGTGAACAACACCATTGACGCGTCTGAGGCTTCTCTCGGCTGGACTGTTCAGTCCCCGGAGCCGAAGCCTATCGACGTCGACTATCTCGTGGGTAACACCGTGACCTCGGCCGAGTTGCCAGACGCCGAGGTTCAGCGGGCGAACGGTATTGATGCCGATTCGTGGGCCCGTCTCGGCCTCGTGGTCATCGACTAGTGGTTGGTCCGGCCGCCCCGTCCTTCGGTCACTGTGCCGAAGTCGGCTCGGGTTTCTGCCCTCAGTGCTTACTAGGGCGGCCGGATGGTGACATACCAAGAACTGCGGATAATGTCCGCCATTCGTAGAAAAGCTTAGCCGATCAACGTGGTCGCGGCTGGCCTTTGGGAGAAGACATATGGCGCCGAAGCGCCCTAACGTACCGTCCTGGGATGACATCGCCGGTCGAGACTCCGGCCAGGGCGAGAACTTCGCGAGCTCGGTCCTCGACAAGGACTACGACAACGGCAAGAACTACGGTCCCGAGAAGCGCACGTTCAGGCGTCGGCGACGGGATCTACGACCCGACCCGTTCTGGTACCTGGACGAGGCACGTGACCCGTGGCTCCGTCGTCAGCTCCAGGACGCATCAGACGGCAGCGACATCGATCTGCTGCCTTATCAGCCGACCGCGACGACCAACCATGAGCGTCCCCGGACCAAAGCTGCTGGCTACAACCAGCGGACCAGGCAGCTGCGGGTGAGGTTCCGCAATGGGTCGCGGTATGTCTATTTCGACGTCGAGCCGGAGATCTGGGAGGAGTTCAAGGCGACGCACTCGCCTGGTGAATTCCTCGACTCCGAGGTGATCCCGTTCTACGCCTATGAGCAGGAAACGGCCCCGACGCACCCCGACCGGCAATACAAGAGCATGCGGAAGAAGCCAGCGCGTACATAAATACGGACGATTCTTTTATAGGGTCGTCTTTGTGCCGCAATTAAAAGAATTCGCGGGCTTCTACGCCCATACTTTGAAGCTTGAAAAGGGTAGTCCTGTTTTCCATACGGCGCCGACGCGTGAGATCGAGTACCCGTTCCGCGTCGGAACCAGTCTTGTCGTCCGGCTGTGGCCGTGGCTGGGAGCGATCGTCGTCGGTCGCTGGACCGGCCGCGAGGCCGACGAGGAACAGGCGCTGATGCGAGCCGTCCAGGCCCGAACGGTCGTCGCCAGCCAGGCCCATGACGCCGATGACGAGCTGGAGCTCAACCAGATGCTGGGGCTGATGTGATCGACTTTCTGCTCAACCTGTTCAACCGGCGGCTGCCGGTGACGGCCAACCACGCCCAGCGTGACCAGACCCGCAGGCGGGCCTACACCCGCTTCCGTAACTGGCCTGGCACCTTGCTGGCCGACGCCGTCGACGGCGCTTTCGGCGCCGCCTGGAAGGCCTACGACAGGTATCAGGCCGATGGGAGTCCGTTGATGCTCGACGAGCTCAACGTCCAGCTGTCGACGCTTCAGGGCCTGGTGGACGTATTGAACGTGAAATCGGCCGAGCCTTCGCCGGACGGCGATCGAGCCTGACACACACGAAAGCCCCCGCCGGGGAAGCGGCGGGGGCTTTGTCATGCGCTGCTGGCGGGATAGTTGCGATCCTTGCCGTAGCGGCCGAACTTGTTCTCCCAGAAGCCACGGGCTTTCAGCCGTGTGATCTGCAACGGGGTGAGGTAGACCCGGAAGCAGCGGGTTCGTGGATCCCAGCTGTAGCGGAGATCCTGCTTGGGGAAGTAGTCCTCACGCGCGTCCAGCTCCCACAGGCTCCGCAGGTCGAACATCAGCATGTGGACCTTCTCGGGATCGACGGAGAAGCCTGAATAGCGCGGGCTCCGCCACCACCGTAACTTGCCCCACCATGCCATCAGGCCACTCCCGCTTCCTGCGCGTGACGACCCAGCCAGGGCCACCGGCTGTTGCGCGCGTTCTCCAGGATGAGCGGGAGACCGAACCCGATGTCGCCGCTCCAGACGGAGACCACACGCCTGAGGTCGGCGGCCCTGTCGAGGTCAGTGCCGGACGGCTGCGGAATGGCCGCCTGCGGGTCGAGCAGCGAGGTGTACAGAGGCACTGTGGGCGGCAGCTGCTCCACACCGCGCCCGGCGTAAGGGTTCCGGTAGGCCTTGTTACCCGGGAACGGGTTGCGGTAGAGCATGTCGTGGTCGAGCGATCCGGTCACCATCACGACACGGTCGTGGCCCCGGTAATGAGCGGCCAGCGCTCCGGCGACGTCGGCCGGACCGTGAGGCAGGAACCTGCCGACGATGTCGGCGACGCTGTCCCCCGGTCGCCAGAGAATCTCCGGCGACCGGGGGGTGAGTCCGACGATGGTCGCCATCTCCGACCTCTTGCCGAAGATGGCGCCGATAGCACCTGCCATGTCGGCCCGCGTGACACGCGAGCTGGATTCGGTCGGCAGGAACATCGCCGGGGCCATGTTGACCAAGATCAGCGTCCGGCCGGGGAGCATCGGAACGTTGTTCAGGGACTGGGCGAGGGCCGTCGTCAGGTAGGGCTTCCAGCGGCTACCCGCGTTGCGCGCGGCGGCCAGGACCGCCATCGGGCCGATGCGGTTAGCCGCGATGAGAGCCGGGTCCGAGATCTCCCCCGCGATCACCTCGGCCACCTCATCCTCCAGCCCGGCCTCGTCGAAGGCGGCGAGGTGTGCGAGCTTGTCGGCCAACGTCATCCCCCCGACGACGGCAGCCCACTTCGCGTGCGTCCAGGCGCCGGGCAGCCAGCGCGCCATGTCCTGGGGCGTGAACCCGGCCGTTACGAACCCATTCGGGGCGCCACGGCGCTGGAGTATGGCAGCGCGGATGATCTCCGGGGTGCGCATCAGCGACCTGTAGTGATAGATCGTTCGCAGGCTGATGGGCGTAGGGACGTTCGCCTGGTACTGGGTGTCGAGGACGTGCCTGAAGAGCGTCTGCTGAAGGATCATCCACAGCTCCGCACGTTCGGCGAGCTGGGTGGTGGTCAGGCTCTGGGCGCGAATCTCCGGCCCCACCTCGAAGTCTTCCGGCCGGACCCGAGGGTGGGTCAGGTTGAGGACGTCCGCCCAGGTGAACTCCCCGCCTGTCGGGTTGTCGTGCAGAAACGCGTCCTGCGTGTACAGGTGCGGAAGCCGGGCGGCGATCCCCCGGATGATCGCGCGAGGCAGGGTTTTCATGCCGTAGACCTCTTTCCAGTGGTTGAGCAGCTCCGCAGGATCTGACGGAGTCTTGAGGGCCGTCGCGACGGCGTAGGCGGTGTGGCCGGTGAGCCCGGCGCGCTGGCGTGCGTACGCCATTTCCGCCGCGACGAAGATCGCGGTCTTGGATGCGTTCTCCCGGCGCAGCCAGGAGATGAGGTCGGTGAGCCACTCGGGATCATGGACGGCGAGCTGGCGCACGACCTTGCGGAAGCCGTCGTTGCGGCTGGCCCCGGCTGGGGCGAGGGAGCTGCGTCCCAGCAGGCAGCTGGTGGCGATGATGACGGCCTGGCTGTACAGCCAGCCGCGCTGGGCAGGGCCCGGCGATGTCTTGATCACCGGCTTGGGCGCGAACGGAAGCGGCGGAAGGACGCCGGGAACTTTGGGTTCGAACAGGCCCCGAGGCTGAATGTCGATCATGGGGGGTCTCCGTCTTCATGCGGAGGGGCTCAGAAATGACGAACTCCATAGCCTGTGCCACAGAGGGGGACGTCAGCGTGGTGGCGGAGCATCTCCTCGTCGACTCTCCCGGTACGACGTTAAGGAGGGACTGTGCCGTCAGGGGCTCAGGCTCCCCGCCCCCCTCTGGGGCGCAGGCTATGGAGTTGTCGGGCCCCTCCCGAGATCAGTTGCGGCCTGGACGCGGGTGCGGGTGCGTCTGGGTCGCGGCGCAGCAGGAGGTGCAGCAGGAACGTTACGCCCGACTCCGGGAGTTACGCAACCCCTCCAGGAGTGCAACCAAAACAGGGATCGGTCGCACTTGTACCTGAGTTGGCAAACTCTTCCTCCCGCGCCACACCCCCGGCATCGTTGAGCCCATGACCGCCGCCACCCCGCGCCGTGGGCCCGGACGCCCCGCTCGCCGCACGCTTGAGCTGACCGAGCCCATGTGGACCCTTGAGGACGTGGCGACCTACCTCAACGTCAAGCACCGCTGGCTCCAGAACAACTGGAAGACGGTCGGCATCCCCATGACAAAGGTCGGGAACCAGCTGCGCTGTTTCCCGACCGATCTCGCCGAATGGCTGGAGCAGCAGGCCGCTTAAAGCGGACCGGCTGCCACACCCGCTAAATGCCGCCTTCGCGGCTTCTTTCCCGGCTCCCGCAGCGGTGAAATGACCAAGTCATTTACCGGCTTTCCGGCTTCCGCCGCCTCGATAAAGTCGGGGCGGAGGAAAAGCGCGGACGCGGCGGCGCCGATTCGGATGTCCTCGTCGACGTAGTGGAAGTAATTGTCGTAGGTCGTTTGAACACTCGCGTGCCCAGCCCACACCGCGACCAGTGCAATGTTCTGCGTGACCCGCACCATGTTGGTGCAGAAGTAATGCCGCAGGCACTGAGGGACGAAGCTTCCGTCGTGGAACCCGAGCATCAGGCGCGCGGTGTTGAACGCCGTGGTGTGGGCAGTACGCCCGATGGGGTACCCAGGCCTGCGCGGGGAGCGGAAGAACCAGCCTTCCCGCCCGTACAGGTGTCCGTGCCGCTCGAATTCCTCGGCCATCTGCGGGGGGATGGGGATGTCCCGGTACTCGCCCTCCTTCTTCCCCTTGAGCGGGATGAGTTCCCCTGCCGTGTCGAGCTGCCGGTAGGCGCGGAAGTAGCCGTCCCGGATGCAGTCCCATGAGCCGCCCATGACTTCCCCTGCCCGCAGGCCGAGAAGGGCCTGGAGGAAGATGGTCAGCCGGTAGAAGGGATCGATCTTCTCCGCCATGTCGAGCACGTTCTGACGGGTGGGAAGGTACACCTCGTTCTCGGGAACCGGCTTGAAGCGGACCCCGATGCAGGGGTTGCGGCCGACCCAGCCCTTTTCGTGGGCGTATTCGAGCATTCCCTTCAGGACGCTGGAGATGATCGTGATCACTTCGCCGGGGGAGATTTCTTCCGCATACAGGTGATCCCTGAACTGCTCCACCTGGTCGTTGGTGATCTTGGAGACCATGGTTGTGGCGCCGAAGAAGGGCACGATGTGGCACCGGCACTTGCTCCGGTAGTTGCGGACGGTGCCCGGGGTGAAGTCGGCCCGGTGGGCGAACCACTTGTCGCACAGCTGCTCGACCGTGGGCGAGTCGCCGGTGAGGTGGCCAGGCACCGAGCCGGTGGTGATCTTGGCCTTGTTGACCTCGGTGAGGTGGGCGTCGGCCTGGGCCTTGGTGTCGAACTTGCGCTCGCGCTGCCTGCCTGATCCGTCGACGTACTGGACGCGCCAGCGGCAGTCGCACTTGGCGCCCTTGCCGTGTGGGCAGGGGTCGTTCTTGGAGGTAACCTTGCGGACGCTGCCGCCCGCGCGAGGCCGTGTAGTTGCCATGGTCAACCCCTCCTTCGGGGGTGTGTGATGGGTTCGATGGGGATGGATTCCTTGGTCGCGGCGACGTCGCGGCGATGGATTTTCAATGGGTCAAGATCCTTCTACCACACGTTGACCTGCCGTTTAATATTGCCAACTTATCAACGGCGC